CTGCATCTTGTGTAAGTTTTACGCAAAAAGACTTTGTAAAAATGACCTTAATTACTATGATTTATACAACATTATGCCTTATTAGATCTGCTAATAAAGACGTTTTAGTTGAAAAATTCTTAGAATCCGAGGGCTGTAAACGCTTAGAAGAAAACTTGTATACCAATTGGACTTTACAGGATAAGTTTTATTATACCGTAAACTACGACGGAGATTCAGAAATAGTTTCCGCTTGCCAGTTTTATTCCTATCCGTTACTAAAGTCTAAATCTTTTAACGAACTTCTTAAAACTTACCTACCGGAAGTTCAACACTAGCTGGCAAATCCCATATTTTTTTCTGTTCAACGCCTTTTCTTTGGGCAAATCTTTTTGCATCACAGTTTGAGCAAACGTGAAAGTAATTATTGCTTAAACGTTTTCGATCAACGTGTTTTAAATCTCTAGTAAAAGAACTGTCACAGTTATCACAACGAAAGACTGCAATAGTCTTTTTTCTTCTATACGTGTGGTCTTTCCCGCATTTACTAGTGCGTACATATTCGCATTCTTTAGTTTCTGTTTTTAAGAACATAGTGTATTTACATTAGGCTTATAAAATTTTGGGCTAAATATTACTAGCACTTGCTTATTCTAGGATAAAACATGGCACGTAAAATAATTGATATTGGTATTGTTGGTAATGACGGTACTGGCGATAGTATTCGCGATTCGTTTAGAAAAGTTAATGATAACTTCCGCGAACTTTATAGTTCTCTTGGTCTTGGTGAAAGACTTTCGTTTATTGGGTTAAACGACACTCCTGATGCATTTTCCGGATACGATCCAGTTACAGGAAATACCCCATTAGTTACAATCAATGACACTGAATCTGGATTAGCTTTTAAATCGCTAATTCCTGGTAATGGTATTAGTATTGACTTTACAACCAACCCTAATGAAATTGTAATTAATTCAGAATTTTCTAATATTTCTGCAGATCCAAGTCCTCAATTAGGAGGAGATTTATCATTAAGATCTGGTGGTCAACAGTATAGAATTTTAGATTCGGGTACTGATATTTCACCGTTACTTCCAATTTATAAGCACGAACTAGTTAACAAAGCCTATGCAGATACTAAAGTTTCTAAAGCTGGTGTTGAAGCAATAAATCCAGAAACTGGAACCGTAGATCCTTCAATGGGTCGTATGACCGGTCCGTTAGTTTTGTCTAGAGATCCGGAACCCGACGATGATGTTAATTACGATGGTTTAGTTGCTGCAACAAAACGTTATGTTGATAATTCAGCATTTGGCTCTTCAGTTAACCTATATGTTGCTCTCTCAGGTCAAGATGATAGAGTAGGAGTGTCTAAAGATCTACAAGGTCGTGCTCTTGCTTATGCGTATCGCACCTTAGAAGCAGCATTAAAACGTGCTGAAGAATTAGTCTTAGAAGCACCAGTGGAATTAGGTCCTTATAAGAAAGTTTTAACCTACAACAATCACGCTTCTGAATGTACATTATCATCCATTGAAACATCACCTGATTCTGGTACAGGATTTTCTGGTATTGTTAGAATGAGTGTTGATACAGTTACTCTAGTTTCTGTTGGTACTAATTATTATCCAGGAGATATTTTAGAAATTCAGGGCGGTACATTGCCAGAGGGCGGTGGTCGTTGTTACATTCAAGTTCTAACAACTTTAACAACTCCTGGTGCAATTTTAGGATATAAGATTATATCAACCGGGTCATATCTAACATTGCCTGGTTCTTCTAATATTTCAACTACTATTACTACATCAGCGGCACCTGCGGAAGTAGGTGCAATTGGTAGTGGGGCTACATTTAACGTTACATATAAAGTAAACTCAGTACAGATTGTAAACGGTGGTTCAGATTATTCTCTAGTTTCTGTTAGAATTTCAGGCGGTGGCGGATCTGGTGCGTTTGGTGAAGCTGTTGTAAATTCAGGTGCAGTTTCTTCAATTACAATTACAAACAAAGGTTCTGGATTTACTTCACTTCCGTCATTAAGTGTTGACCTTCCAAGATTTTTAATCTATACTAATGGTTATAGAACAGACTATACTGGTGATTATTCAACTGATACACCACAAGCAATTAGAGGACGAGATATTCGTGCTGGACTATACCTAAGAGGAGAGACCTCAGGTGCTTTAGCTGAAATCCTTAGCCACCCTGGTGACCTAGATTCTGAAGGAAACGAAATATTTGACGTAGATATCAAATCAGGTTCTTTTATTCTTGGCGAAGTAATTTCCTATGGTGATATTGCTAAAAATATTCAAATTTCAGTTTTAGTAGAAAGCGGAGAATATTACGAAAACTATCCGTTAAGAGTTCCTGCAAATACTTCTATTGTAGGTGACGAATTTAGACGTGTTATTTTCCATCCAAGACCGGGAACTTCTAGCTCTCCTTGGGCGTTTATAAAATTCCGTAGAGATCCAGTGATAGACGGGCTAACAGTAGCCACTCAAAATTACGGATACCATTATCTACAAGATTCAACTCAGCCAGTCTATCCTATGATAGATAACAAAGGAGGATTTGAATCAGCATCAATATTATTAGGACTTAATAGAAGATTCTTGCAAGAAGAAATTGTTGCTTGGATGAATGATAACATTGCTAATAATACTGCACCATTTAATAGTTCATTTACATACGATGAAACACTATGTAATAGAGATGTTGGATTATTGGTTGATTCGTTTATATTCGACTTAAAGTACGGAAGTTACAATCGTACAGTATCTGCAGGTTTAAAATACTATCAAAGCGATAGTGCTAGCATAGCCATTACGACTCAACTTTCACAGTATCTGGTTGTATTAGATAAACTTGAAAGTCTAATGTTGGATTGTATTTCAAATACTCAAATTACAAACATTTATCAAAATACATTCCCTCAGGTTATTGATGCTGCATATCAAGCAGAAAGCGGATCTGCTACTGTTATTCCGTTATTAATATTAGTGTTGAAGGATGTTATTGACGGATCTGGTTCGGTTAACTATCCTAAAGAAAATAACCAAATGGACGTTTTCCTTGCTAACGACTCTGTTCGCTGGCAGGCTATCAGCGCCATTGGTCACGGTGGATTTATGGGTGTACTAGATCCAGAAGGACAGATTCTTTCTAGATCACCTTACTTCCAAGAATGTGCTTCTTTTTCAAAGAGCGAAAACAGACAAGTATTTGCTGGAGGTATATTTGCCGACGGTTTTGCTGGTAACTTAGAATTTGTTATTAATAATATTCAAACACCGACTCGATTAGAAGTTTCTGGGTTAGATCGATTCCCTCAAGTTCCAGCATCATTTATTGTTGGCGATTCAACTTATCGAGTAAACTATATTAGAGACTTTGTCTACGGCGTAGGTAATTTTACCTACGATTCTAACAAGTGTGCTAGAGATATTGGCATTATCACTAATGCTATTTTAGATGATTATATTTTAGGAACAAACTATAAACACGTTCTATCTGGATTGTCATATCTTAGAAGTTACACCTCTGTTGTTACAACTTTACAAAAATCGCAGACAATATCAGGTTTAAACTATGCACGTGATCGTATACTAACATTTACTACTGGTGACACCGCATTTAGCAATTTTATTACCAATGCATTTGCAAATGTTACTAATTTAATTAATTCTGTTAGCCCAGACGGCGCACCTGATTATTACTATACACTTTTAACTGCGCCTGGCGCAGGAGTTGAAAATTCTGTAAATGAGTTAATACTTAACAAAGACTTTTTAGTAGACGAAGGTATAGCATTTATTAATTCAACATTAAGTCCAGAAAGTATCGAAAACTACAATGAAACAGCCTGTCGAAGAGACCTAGGATATTTTATTGATGCATTTACATATGATTTACAGTATGGCGGAAATACTGCTACTAATCTAACTATACAAGGTTACTACGATGGTACTGGAGTTACCATTTTAGGACCTGGTGAAATAGCTCCGACAGTAGCGGTGTTTTCTAGAATACAAGATATTATTGGCTATGTTATTTTAGCAAATACTAGTTGGATTAAATCTCTAGGCAATACTTCCATTCAGTCGACTGCTGGCGGATTAGGAAATTCAGGTACTGTTACAATAGTTGAGAATTTAATTCAAAGTGTAATTGATGTCTTAACTAACGGTCTAAGTTCATTACCTGCAGACGTTGATCCGTCATTTAGTTTAGGTATCAACTATGCTTCAAATGCAACTAAAACAACAGTTGTTAATAACTTAACTAACATTGAAAATGATAGTGTCTTGTTTATTAATGCTGCATATCAAAACGGATCGTCAGCTGTACTTGTTTTAGATCAAACAACTCCTTGGCCATATAATGTATTCACATACGATTCAAGTGCTTGTAACAGAGACGTTGGATTAATTTTAGATGGCCTAGGTTATGATATTGTATTTGGTACTAACTATTGGACAAGAGTTAGTGGCACCGCCTATAGAATGAGCCAAAGCGCAGTTGTTATCCAAGACCAACGAAGCATAACAATAAGAGCTATTGACGAAACTTATCGACTAGTTAATATCGAACTAACAGGTTACGGTGATATTCAAGATACAGTATCCCTAAACAATGCTACCATTGATGATATTATTGATAGAGGCGTTTCAGCTACTCCATCTCTGTCATTTACTTTGCCTCCTGGGTTATCAACAAATAAAACAAATGCCTTTAATTTATTAATGGCAAATAGAAATTATATTGTTGCTGAAGTAGATGGTTGGATTAATGCACAAATTTCTGGAAACATTAGTCCTTGGGCCACCGGAGACACATACAATGCTGCAAAATCTCAAAGAGATACAAAGTTAATTGTTGAAGCCGTTATCCACGATCTTATCTACGGAGGCAATGCTGCAACAAGACAGGCTGCATTAAAATATTACAATAATTTAACTGGTGCTTCTATGTTGGCATCAGGACAACCAGCTCGATGTTCAGCAGCCCTACAGTGGGCTAATACTGTAGCAAAGGCTGTTATTATTAACACAGCCCCAGGAACTACATATTCAACTTTATCAAGAACAACAGGTTCAGCAGCTTCAGCATCTGAGCAGATAATTATTGATAATTTGTTTACTGCAATAACTGGTGCTATATCTGCAAACGATATAGATTCAATGTTTGCTCTAGTTGAACCAAACTTAGGTTCTTACGCTTATAGTACAGACGCTGTTACAGCAAGATCATTAATTCAATCTGCCAAATTAAACATTCAACAGTCAGTTATAGAATTTGTAAACTATTACGGTAACAGATATGAATTAATTATGCCTGGTAACCGATCAATGCTTGCTAATGACTATACGCAGGTCAATGATATGGGCTATGGGGCAATTGCTGCCAACGGTGGTTTATTGGAACTTGTTTCAGTATTTACATACTATAACTATACTTCTTATTATTCAATTACTGGCGGACAGATTCGATCTGTAGGTGGTTCATCAGCTCACGGTGTATATGCGCTAGTTGCAGAAGGTGCTGATCCGTTAGAAGTTCCAACACCAACATCAACATACGAAGATTTGGCTCAAAGGGTTGATTGTTATTATCCAAGTCCATCGTTCGCCAACGTAACAAATGGTCTATTAATATTTGTTACTAATTATAAGTACCCACCGCTAGGAGGGGGAGAACTTGAAGTTGACCATGATGGGGTCATGTATAGATATGCAATTACATCGGTAGCAACTAATGATTTGCCTCCAGGTGTGGCTCGATTAAACTTAAGCAGTGGAACAGGTGGCAATGACAACGGTCTTCACGCTGTAATCCCAGACGGTACAAAGATGACTGTTCGTTGTAACAGTCAAATTTTACTCACAGGTGCATTAGGTGAAGTTGCTGTTAGACCATCTACTGGTTTAAAATTAAGAGAAACTCCAGATTTTGTTAATCGTGTTTTACAATTTACAGAAGTACAAGATGATAATGCACCTTATGAAATATTATTCACCGCAGGAAGTTCTTCTATTAGTGTTCTTGCAACAATTACAACAATCGCTACAAATGTATGTACAACCAGCCAAAATCATAAATTAGAAGTTGGTGATAAATTTATTCCTAGAACTACATCTAATGGATTGGTAGCCGGTACGACTTATTACGTGTTAACTGTTCCAAAATATAATCAGTTTACACTTTCAACTGCACCTGGCGGAAGTACTTCAACATTAACTAATGGTACAGGGTTAACAATTAAAGGTATTAAGACTCACAAACTAATTGAAAATTATCTAGTTAGTTTTGATTCGAGTGGCACATTACCAAGCGAAGTTATTCCTACAGTAAGATACTGGGTACTATCTACTGATTTAACTGATACCGAATTTAGTGTTTCTTCAGATAAAAATGGACTTGCCATTGACTTTGCCAGTGTAGGTTCTGGTACAACAGTATACTATCCAGAGGGAGTTACACTAACTCAGTTAAGAGAAAATTACAATTATATCGAATTAACGGTCTTTGAACCTGGAGAATTTACCAGTGATTATCCAACTGGTAGAGCTTGTACTATTGCAGTTGGCGTGGCAGCAACCATTACACTTAATAGTCACGGATTTAACGATGATGACGTTATACGATTTACTACTGACGGAGTGATTGGAAATAATCTTCCAACAGGATTAACTGAACAGACTAGATATTTTGTAGTTAATAAGACAACTAATAATTTCCAAGTATCAACTGAAAAAGGAGGTACTCCTGTTGACACAACAGCCGCAGGTTCTGGTACATTCTATGTTGGTAAAGTTACTGGTCGAGTAGGGGATGATAACTTTGCTGTAGTTGGTATAGCATCACAAGAAATTAGCAGAGTGTCTGGATCTAAATTTGTATTCAAGGGAGAAGAATATACAGTTTCTTCTTATCAACCAGAATCAGTTACAAACAAACCATATGCTAGAGTAGTATTAGATAGAGCACTAGTTGATGCTATCAACAATTTCCCATCTAGTTACACAATCTTTAGTTCGGTACCAATCCGTTCAAGCGGATCGTTGGGTACACTAACTATCCGTATTGCGTTGACTCGAGTTACATCACACGACCTATTAGAGATTGGTACTGGTTCTTATGCAGATACTAACTATCCAAAAGAAATTTACGGTTCGTCAGTTAATCCATTAGATCCTTCAAAGGAGACTGTAGAACGAGATGTTGGTCGATGCTTCTATGTAACCACAGACCAATACGGTAACTTTAAAGTTGGTCCATACTTTGCTGTTGACCAAGGTACTGGTCAAGTTACATTCTCAAGCTCAATTGCGCTAAGTAACCTAGACGGTCTAGGATTTAAGCGTGGTGTGCCTATTGCTGAATTTTCAACAGATTCATCATTTACAGATAATGCTACAGATACAGTACCAACAGAAAATGCTGCACGTATCTATATTGAACGTAGATTAGGTGTAACACACAATGGAACCAACGTTGACGATTCCTTGTTAATACCACAAAATTTAACAGCAGGATTTATGGCACTATCTGGTCAGTTGCCAATGAAAGGAGATATGAACCTTGCAGGTTACAATATCTTTAATTTAGGTGATCCGATAGATCCTACAGATGCTGTTAATTTACAAAGTTTAACATTTGATAACTTCCAAGATGTAACATTAACAACTCCATCAAACGGTCAATTATTAGGATTTACTGGTACTGATAATGCTGCGGTTAATGTAACTATAACGGGTGATGTCAGTGCTACAAGAACAGGAAATAATTTAGATATTCAATATAATGCTGGCTCAATTGTTAATGCAGATGTAAATGCTTCTGCTGCCATTGACCAAAGCAAATTGAATATGACCGCTGCGTCAACTCGTGCTAATGCTACAGGCATTACACAAGCTGATCGTGGATTGTCAAGTTTTGATTCTGCACAATTTACTGCAACAAATGGTTGGTTAACCGTTAAAGATAACGGTTTAACATTATCTAAACTTGCTCAATTAAGTTCTAAAACTGTAGCAGGTAATTCATCAATTTCTACTGCTAATGCATCAGAAGTTGCATTTACTACTGTTGTCGACGGCGGCTTAGGCATTAAGAAAGCACAGTACACAAGTACTGGTTTCCTAAGAAGAAATTCTGGTATTAGTAATACTTCTGACGCAGACTATTCAGTTATTGGCTCATCAGCTGGTAGTAGTTCAGCTGTGGGCGCAGGTGAAATTATTGTAAGAGACAGCAACGGTGACTTTGGTGGTAGAACCATTGATATTTCATCAATTAAAGTTGACACACAAGTTGCTGTTGATACAGCCACTGCAGGCAGTGGTGGTTATCTAAGATACTATGGATACAATTCTGCAGGTGGTGTTTTAATTCAAGATGGTACTGTTGCTTCTGATAAGGTAACAAAATATTGGAACGACTTACATCAATTTAAAACACAGAACGGATTATCAGACGCACCAATAACTTGTTCTAGTATTCAAACATTAGCACTAACCACTGGTGCTTATAATACCAATGGAACTATTACAGGTCGATGGACATTGACTGGTACTTCACCAAATGAATCAAGATTACAAGCAACTTACTCAGCTGACTTAGCAGAAAACTACGAAGGCGATAAAGAGTATGAAGTGGGTACAGTTCTTGTATTCGGTGGTGAAAAAGAAGTTACTACAACAGGAATTAAAGGCGATACCAGAGTTGCAGGTGTTGTTTCTAATACTGCTGCCTATACCATGTATGAAGCTTGTCCAGGATTTAAAAATCTAGTTGCACTACAAGGGCGAGTACCTTGTAAGGTAGTTGGTAAAATTAAGAAAGGAGATATCTTGGTAACATCAGGAATTCCAGGGGTTGCTACTGCCGCAGTTGGCGATGTAAAAGTTGGTACTGTGGTCGGTAAAGCACTTTACGATTATGACAGCGATCATATTGGTACACTTGAAATTGCGGTAGGGAGAACATAATGGCATACAATAACAATATTACGGTTGGATCTCCTCCGTTATTATGGAGTGAATTGAACGATGCGTTTACCAAGGTAAACGAAAATTTTGACATACTTTCAGCAACTATGGGAGGAGCAGGTTTAGTTCCTGTAGACTTCGGTGCTCTTGATTCGGACGTTACACCTGCTTCAGATAACTTATACAAATTAGGAGATGCTTCACATAGATGGAAATCTATAAGAACAGCTAGTTTTTTAAACACTGATCCCGATCTAGAAAATGGAGTATGGATTGGTCCGGCACATATAACAAACCAAGGATCGACAATAACACTTCCAAACGAATCTACAGTAAACGGTTCTTTGATTATTGATCCCGATAAAACATTTTTCAAAATTATTGATGTTGACAATGGAAACAGCATTGTTGCTCAAAGTTTTGGTGACACGGTTAAATTTTTATCAGGAACTGGTACTTCAATGATTGTTGATTCAGCAGCAGAATCAATAACATTTAACAATGATGGCATTTTATCAGTATCAAGCGGTAGTGGAATTTCTGTTTCTACGGTCAATGGTGCTGCAACTATTACAAACACCGGTGTAAGAAGTTTGACTAGTACTACAAGTTTGCCAAGTGGTAGAACTGCTGGTGCTGGTATTAATATTGATAATCCAACCGGAGAAGGAATTAAAATTACCAACACTGGTGTTATATCAATCATCAGTGGTGTTGGTATTACAGTTTCTTCTGATCCTGCAACTGGACAAGTACAGATTATCAACTCTGCTCCTGGCGGTAATGTGTATTCTGGATTTTTAATTGACAGTGATTACGCAAATATTATTCAGGCAGATAATACTTCAGATACCGTATCATTTAACAGCGGCACTGGAATTACGTTAGATAAAAATCCTACTACAGATACAATTACATTTTCAGTAAATCCTTATTTTGATTTAACAGGAAATGTCACAGGTGATTTAACTGGAGATGTTACGGGCAATGTTACTGGTGATTTAACAGGAAATGTCACAGGTGATTTAACTGGAAATGTTACTGGTAATTTAACTGGAAATGTTACTGGTAATGTCACTGGTGATATTAAAGGATCAGTATTTGGTGATGACAGTTCAATCTTAGTAGATGCTGTAAGTAACTATATATTCGGTAATGTTTCGGCAACTACATTAAGAACAGCAGAATCAAAAATTGCATTAGGTAGCGATGCTGGCAAGACTGCACAAAGCACCTATGCTGTGGCTATTGGTCAAGAAGCTGGTAAGACTTCTCAAGGATCGTCGGCAGTATCTGTTGGTTACTTGTCTGGAAATGTTTCACAAGGTGATCAGGCAGTGGCTATTGGCTATCAGGCTGGAACTAACACACAAGGAACATCAGGAATAGCTATTGGCTTCGAGGCTGGCAAAACTTCACAGAGCACATATGGAATATCAATTGGTCATATTGCTGGAGAAATCTCTCAAGGTATTCAGGCAGTAGCTATTGGTACCAACGCTGGTCAGAATACTCAAGGAGGAATAGCTGTAGCTATTGGTACCAATGCTGGAGAATCTAACCAAGGTTCGGCAGGTGTTGCAATTGGATATTATGCCGGCAAAACTACACAGGAAACTGGGGCTGTAGCAATTGGCTATACTACCGGGCAGATCACGCAAAGACAAGGAGCAGTAGCTATTGGTTGGAGTGCAGGTCAAACTAACCAAGGAGCTAATGCAATCGCTATTGGATATCGAGCAGGCTTCACAAATCAAAATGCAAGTTCGATTGTACTGAATGCCAGTGGGGTTGCATTAGAAGCTGCGGCCGCTGGATTCTTTGTTAATCCTATTAGATCAACTGCTAACGGTACTCCGTTGATGTATAACACATCAACCAGCGAATTATTTTACAGCAGCGTATTAGAATTTATTGGTAGTAAAATTTCAACTAGTGATTCTAGTGGAATTACTGTCGATGTGGTAACAACATTTAACACTGACGTTGTTGCAGAAAATGATGTAATAATTCGAGGAAGTCGTGTTATTAACCTGGCAGAATTAAAATCAGTAGTTGCTGCAAGTTCAAGTTTTGCTGATTTCCAAACTAAAATAGCAGCACTGGTATAAGGGGCAGGTAAATGACGAAACAAACAATTAACGTAGGTCAGTCCGCAAACGATAAGAAAGGCGATAGCCTTCGAGCAGCGTTTCAAAAAGTAAATGCTAATTTTACAGAATTATATGCATCTGTAGGATCTGACGCTGCTGGTAATCAATTAGTCAATGGTCTGCAGGTTGTTGATCTAGATGCTAACGGAATTATAACACTACCAAATAGTAGTTATTTAGAAAGTACAGATATTAACTTAAAAGTTGGTGCTCAAGGTACGGTAACTATTCGTAGCAATGCTGAGAGTAATCTTACTACACAATCATGGTTATTTGACATTGACGGTAATTTAACATTCCCAAATGGCGAGACAATAATATCCCAGCCGGTGCAGATATTCATACATAAGGACAACGGAGATAGTTCAGGCGAAGTAGTTTTACAACCCGACGGTGTTAGTATACAGGCAACATCACTTATTGACCCTAGAGCTTGTTTAGTAACAGCAGGTCTTAATGGCGCAACAGTACAAATAGTAGATTCTGCAAATAATATATTCAATTGGACATTTGAAGCAGATGGTACATTGCAAACTCCTAATAACGGAAGAATTAGACAAAACCATAGTTTTACTAGAACCACTTCAGCTTCAGCATCAGCGGCTACTCCTGTTGTAGTATGGACAGCGTCAGAAGATTGGATATCTGGAATTAAACTCACTATACAGGTAGAAGGGGCAGTAACAGGTGATAGCACAGGATGGCACGTACAGACCTGCGAAGCTACTATTGCTTCTAGAGGCTATGCTAATGGAGTTAGCGGCTATGGGGATCCAGAGATGAGTGTCTACGGAATAATTTATACCAGCACAAATCCTCTGGCAACATTTGAAGTTCAAAGAAATGCAACTACAAGAAAAGTTGAAGTTGTGGCAACCGGAAGCGATATTAACAATAACATTATCGTATCAGTACATTCAGTAGAAATTGGTACAACAGATTAAAAGGAAGAGCGAGTATGGCAATTAAACCATTTGAGATACAAAGTTCAACACTGACAATTGGCGGTGTTGATTTACAAGCAGGTAACACGAGTGTTGTTATTCCTGGTGTTACACAAGCAACTAGTTACAAAGTTGAAGAAGTTGAAGACACAGGGGATCAAACTCAAACACTTAACCCAGCAACAGCAGTTGTTGTTGATTTTATCACATACGATCAAATTTCAGCAGGCCTGAATCCAAACTTTACAGCCGATTATACTGTAGAACTAGACGAAGAAGGCTACATTGACAAGATTCAAGTTAATGGTCGAGGAACATACAATTCTTATCTCTCTGGCTTGAACGAAAGCAATGATATGTATGCTTACATCGGCTCGGGTAGTGCTAATGATCGTCCTATTGTTCCGCAAGACTGGACACAGATTCCGTTCCGTCCTAAGATGCGAGCAGGTGAGATTGAAAACGTTGGCGGTGGCGGCATTGACAAGATTTATAGCATTGCTGGAGCATATACTATTGTAGCAGTCAACACTGGAGACAACGTTGTTTACATAGCAGGTGACCACGCTGGTACTTTAAATAACTGTGATTACATTAACGTTACTGTTGCTCCTCCACAGGTAGCATACGCGGCACTTGACATATCTTATAACAATATTACAGATCAAACTGCCATAACCTTTGACTCTGATCTTGAAGTACAATCTTTTTTCGCTACCCAAGAGACCAAAGTTGCGGCTATTAATTTAATGAACAATCCAACTGGATTGTTTGTACCTAGTGGATTTGAGCTTAATGGCACATTTGCTTTTGGAGCCGGTGATAGAATTAGTTCTCTTAATTTTCCATGGTCATCATTTACTGTAAATGACGACGGTACAGTTACCTTTCCAGATGGTACTAAGCAATCAACAGCCTACGGTAGTTATGCTAGACGTTCATACTTGTTACACGAGGACGCTAACCCAAATGGATTTACAACTCCACAAACAATCACTATTGATGGTATAGACTATGCTGGCGGCGAGGTTCAACAAGATAACGCATTTGGTGCGGTCAGTAGTCGTGTTACCCTATACGCAGACAGTATGTTTGCTATGATAGCAGTAAACACTGACGTCAACACAGTCTACTACAATGGTGAAACAGGTGCAGACGGTGATGGTACAAAAACAGTTGCTAGTGGTTTAGAAAACTATCGCGATGGTTATTATTCTTGGTACAATAAATTTTCAGGCACAGGTGATCCTGCTATAACACAGATTGTTATTGCTAAGAATCCTGCTAATCCTGGCAATGTTAGTTACTATAATAGAAGCACAGACACTAACAACGATGACTTTACAGTATCAGGACTAGCCGGTGCTACAACTGTTATTGTGTTCAATGTCTACTGGGATGCTGACGGTGGTCCAGCATATGAAAGTTCTATTGAAACAGCCACTAAGGCTATCATTGATGCGGCAATCTATGACGGTGGCCCAACAGAACTAACTGATTTAACGGCTATCAAAGCGGCATTTTATGCTAGATCCGCTGATATGAAGTCTGCCATAGAAGGTTGGGAAGGCGATTTATTATTTGCTCTCTTTGAGTTCTTTAGTGACACATTCCAAGCAGTCAAACCAACAACTACTATTAGTAACGGATCGGGTGCTGTGCTAGAAATACGAGTACGACCTGACGGCGAGGGCGGGTTTTATTACGATAATGAAGATGTAATTTTGCCAGGCACAGGATATCAAATAGGAGATACCTTAACTGTGCCAGGCACAGAGTTTGGTGGAACAAGTCCTGCTAATGATGTAACTATCACTGTAGATAGTGTCAGTTTTCCAAACGGCGGTATTGTAGACCATAGTGTTTCAGGAACAGCACCTAGTCAAGTATGGCCACAGTCATACATTCGTGATGGTAACGCGGATATTTTTGACATTGGTAACTTCATTGGTACTGATCATACTCGTGTAACTGCCGTAGCAACATTAACATATACAGGTGGCGGCACAACTGGTAATGCTGTATTCCAAACATTGAATATTATCAGTGCTGACAAGGCTATCAGCCCAGGGCAGTGGGCATGGTTTGAGTCTTCTGGTCGTGGAGCACTTATCAACTGGGCATTGAGCTATGGTGATAATAATGAAGCCGCTTACCTAGACGAATACACTGGTTATAACAGCACAGCGGCATTAAACTACGACTATCAAGTAGATGTAGACAATGCTCACTTAACGATAAGAGGTGACGGCAGATGGGACATTGGTAGCAGTAACTTTGATACTAAGATATTCTCCATAGCCGAAATAGACCCTGATCCGCTAGATATTATTGTTAGAGCCAACAACAACGATTGGATGTTTGATCGCAATGGTAACTTAACATTGCCTACTGGTGGCGATATTCTAGACAGCAATGGTGACTCAGTACTAGCCGGTGGTGGTGGCAATTTGATTGGTACCGGTAGTGCCGCTGGTGTTGGTTTTACTCGCACAGTCTACACTGATTACTTTAACGGACAAGGTGGTGAAGCAGACGGCAACGGAAATCAAGATTGGTTCTGGGCCACCGATGTTACTGGAGTAGAAGCGGGCGATACTATTACATTCCGCCAAGGAGAAGTAAGAACTATCAGTAACGTTACAGTCAACGGCTTATACACCGCTATAGATTGGTCCGGTGATGCTGTAACTGGCAGCGACACCCTACCTCGTTATCCTGTAACAATAACATCTAGCGATTATTCAGCACCTGAAAAGAACAAGGCAAGAATCAAACCTGATCTTACAGCCGCAAATGATTGGGGACACTACATGGATATCTATGCCGGCGGCGGCAGTCCTGTAATAGACAGCAAACACATCCACATGTCAGGACATACTGGCGAAATAGAACTGTTCTTAGGCACTGACAGCAACTATGTTTCTGCCAAAGAAGCAGGTACAGCACCCGCAGGTGTACGCCTACACAGTGAAAATGATGTCAGTGTTGAAAGCAGTAACCTACGCATTAATCGCAAGGGCAGTACTTGGGCCGCAGTCTACGGTGACGGAAACAACGTTAATTCAGACGGCAATACCAACGACCTAACGTTTGATTGTATTGCTGTTGACGAACACGGTGACTATTATGTAGGCGGTGAACATTGCCAGAGAGCTGATGCTATTATCAGCAAGTATGGCCGTGATGGCAATCTAATCTGGAGCAATTATAGCGAAGGCGCAGTTATAACAGGCTTTGAACCACAGGCCATTGCTTACCACAACGGTGAAGTAGCCTCGGCAGTAAAAACCAACAATGGTAGAACAACTTCATATCTCAAACTAGTGGTTCAAAACAGCACCACCGGCGAAGTTAAATCTACCACAGATATTTACGACACAGACAATACTGTTCGTGCTACTAGTATGATATACCACTCAACACTTGGTTGGGTTGTAGTTGGTAAAACCTGGGGTGAAACATTGGTATCCAGTACTATCACAGCCACTGGCAACACTGGTGTAGGTATTATTGAATTACCATCGGCACAGACAAAGTTAGAGAATATTTACCCAGAAACCAACGGTGACTGGTATATGACAGGTACTAGTATTACTGGCGATCAATATCTAACTTCTGGCTTAGGCATGTATCGTGATGTACCTATAACTACTGTTACTGGTGGCGGTGCTGGAGGCGTTGCTAGAGTTACTGTAAGTTATAACGGTGGCGGAACATACAGTGATCTCACTGTTACCACTCAAGGTAGTGGATACAATTCCAACGACGAACTTAAAATACCAGGTAGCCTACTAGGTGGTGTTGACGGTGGATCTAGCGTAACTGCTACTCCATTTAGTGTCAATCCAGCATCAGGTCGAATTATGGTACAGTTCAGTAAGATTGATTACCCTAGTTTATATGATCAACTAAACTGGGCATCATATACTGTATCTTATAACGCACATCCTCCAGCAGATGTTGTCAGCATTGTAGACAGCCAAGATGGTTATTGGAATGTGGTCATTGACAATTCAGACATCAACATCAGCGTGGCCACTTTCTATACTGCCAGCGGTAACGATCTAACATTCCTTGCTCAGGTGTCAGGAGATGCTCTAGTTGGTCCTAATAGTGTGTTAACTGGAGTTGCTTCTAGAAAGACCATACGACTTGACATGGGATTTGCTATGGGTTACGGTAGTGTTGACTTTACTGGCGGTACATTTACTATTTCAAGACACTTAAATACTCGCCCTTGGGTATGGACCAGCGGTTGGACACGCTATTTAGATCCAGCGGTTAACTACGGAAGCGGTACAGCCTATACTGTAGCAGAAGTTCCTGCTGGTGGTTTACTGGTTGGCGGCTACATAGATGGTACACCTACCAACCATAGTTTTATTTGGAAGTTAAACACCAATGGTTCAACTGGTTGGCTCAAAGGAATTCTAGCAGACGGACAGGGAGTTCGCAGTCTAGCAGTCAGTACAGTAGACGGCAGTATATATGCTACAACCACTTACAATCAAGGCACACTGAACAAACTAGACTACACTGGCGCACTACAGAGTCGTATAGCGGCGACAGGCATGTGGGGATTGAATCCTCATGTAAAACTAGAAATAGATCTTGACGGTAATGAGCAGGTCTATGTTGGCGGATCAGGTGGTGCTATTTGGATTGGCCCATATGGTGCTTTTATGTTAAACAAATTTACTTCGAACCTACAGCCAGTCTGGGGCAGAAGTATGCACTACAACGGTGGTGAAAGCATAAACATTGAATACAGTGGTGATCCTTATGATAACTTTGTATTAGGTAAAGGGCAGGCAACTCTAGTTGGTTATTCTAACTTGTTTAGCGTCAGTAATACCAACGCTGTGATGTTCACCATGGATACTACAGATGAATTTACACCTGTTAACAATGTTTGGGAAATCAAGACACACGCTGATCAGAAATGGGAGTTACAAGAGGACTGGGCTACAAATGACCTATTGACTCTTGGCATTGAAGCGAAAACCAGTTCAGCATCAACAGATATTGAGGTTACTGGACTCGCACTATCACAATGGAGATTCCAAGAAAGGGTTGTTAATCTAAACGAAATACCAAATGGTATAGTTGGTGTAGAATCTATTACCTTTGCTGATGGTAATGTGCTGGATCATAACCCTAGCGACATTCCTCCAAGTACAGGATTTGATTCGCAAACAGGTTGGAACTATACACTACAGTTAAGTGACCGTGGTAGATTTATTATCAACCAAACTGTACCTAATACTAGTTACGCTCAACACTTGTATATCACAGTCCCTCGCAATGACAATGTTCCATTCCCAGTGGGCACAGTGATTACACTGATAAACACAAACAGTATCTCAGGAAACGGATATAAAATTTATGTACAACCAGAAAGTTATGGTGATCTTAATGCTCCTCAGATTTGGACCACTGGCGGAAATCAAAATCCAAGCACTTGGAGTTTCCAGGGTATACAGACTGCTACACTGATGAAGATTAGCAGTAACGGTTGGTTGTTGACTGCTAATGATGTTATAAACGAGGACTAAGATGCCAGTTACTCAACTATCAGCAAGCGTAGGTCGTACAACGGATAGCATAGCAAATACTTTACCTGCTGGCTTTTCGTTCAACGGAGTTAACAGTTCTTGGTTCAATACTCCTGGAGAGTATCCTTTTAATGGCAACAGTTATGTGGTCACAACCAGCGTAGGTACATGTAATAATATATCTATTAACCTTTGGTTTAGACCCTTAGCGGCTAATAGGATATTAATGACAGAACAGGATACTGGTGTTGAAAATTTTAGTTATCATTATTCTATGTTAGAGATTGATGCCAGCGGTTATGTTAGAGGCAGGATATGGGACGGCAGTGGTAACATCTTTTTAACATCGCCCTTGCCCGTAAATCTAGCTCGCTGGAATCATATCTATTTGAACTATGATAATACCAATACGATTATGGTGCTTAATGGCGGTACTCCTCAACAGACCTTTATAACTAGACAAGTACCACCGCAGACCTTTATTGGTATAGGGACGTTTACCGTTACAAATATAGGAACTCAAAATAGATACGTTGGCAAGATTAACGACCTACGCATCAGTAGCAATGGTGAAGGATCATCTTGGGCTAGTACTGTTGGCAACTATCCAGGCGCGATTTAACGAATACCCTGCTCTTTGAGTTTACGACAAGTATCACACCGTCCACAGGGTGTGATATTTTTTTCACTGTATACAGGCACACGACACGACCAAAACATGTTACGCAGAGTTTCTGGTAACATGTCATAGATCTCACGCTTGGTCATGTTCATTACAGGAAATATCTTTTCTGCAGGCGTAAATGCCTGTAGTATTTTGTTAGCACGAATACGGCGATCTTCTAAGCGTTGATTATGATCATTGGCCTGCATACCCATAGCAACTTTTTTAATGTCTGGATTTACACTACAGACATAGCCAGCAAAGAAGTTCATACTATCAGTGTCGTACAAGAAATTACGGCCAAAAGGTTGTGTGCCTATTTCACTTTCACTATAGGCAAATTCAAAACCTAATCGCTTTAGTTCTTTAGTGGCAAGATCTACTGCAATCTGTTCAGCCCGCCAACGCTGTTCTACATTTTTATTGTGAACGTGATGTATGTGGATGTCATGGTCCTTGTATTCATCTTCAGTTAATAGTTTGTAGACCATGCCTAGACTGTCTAGGCCGCCGGAATACATAGCTAGTATTGTGGGTTTTTGTTCCATATATAAAATGTGTAAACTTCGTTGATAGGGTGTTCTTGTGGCTGTGGATTAAGTTCGTGCGCCCTAGGAAAGTAGACAGCATACTTTGTGGGCCAATTAGGATTTAAAAAAGCACGGGCAACAAACCGATCACAATATGGAAGTACAAGTTTAAGCAAATCCTTACAGAACTGCTCTCCAAACGCTAGTCCCCCGTCTATAATAATAGTATCCCAGTGCTTGTTTAGTGTAAACCAGTCCTTGTTCTTAATTTTAGGATCTACATACTTGGGTTCTAAATCCCACGCTTCTGTTGCTAACGGTAACAGCAATTTAGTGCTACCTAACAACAAAACTTGCCCTACACAATACTGCTCAAATACCTTAAAATCCGCTTCGTTAGGTGCTGCAGGCCATTTTAAATTGATCCAAAATTCATTATCTGAGTGTATTTTATCATCGAGCATATGAATGTTATTTAACGATAAATACTAAGCAGGAAAACAAAAGAGAGCGCATTATGGCAATTCAGACAATCAACATCGGTAATGTAGTAAACGACGGTTTAGGTGATGATCTACGAACAGCATTTCAGAAAGTAAATGCTAATTTTTCAGAATTAAATTCGTCACTAACAATCACAGCTTCCAATATAGGAACAACTGGGTATGGAATTTTTAAAGAAAAAGTGGGTCCAGAATTACAATTTAAAAATTTAGTATCCGGTAATAAAATGATGTTAGACGATACTGGTAATGCTATTATTGTTAACAGTACTGCCGATGACGCATTTATTAGATTTGACACCAATTCTGGTTCAATGCTGGCCAGTACGCATACACAAATTACATTAAGTGGTGGGCCTGCAAGCGGGTCTACTACTAGTAGAAATGATATTGAAGTTTCAACATTTGGATCTACAGTTTATTTTAAAACTGTTGTTCCAGTAACTGATATTGTAACTTCCTACGATTTTGGTGCGATTGGCAGTGAATACAATAATGCATTGCAATTTCTATATGCTATGACAAATATGGATTTTGGAACATTTACTATTCCGGGACGTTTTGATTTAGACTGCGGCACGTTTGTTTAAGGAGACGTCCAGATGATTACCTGGATCACACCTGCAGGAAGTTTAGGGATATTACCTGAAAAAGTTATATCAGAAACAATAATTGAAGCATCTTCAGATGTTGGGGATATCACCTTTACACTTATTTCAGGAAGTTTACCAAGAGGTTTAAAACTTACCGGAAATACAATAACAGGTACTCCTGTAGAAGTTAGAGTATATACAGAAAGTAAATTTGTTATTCGAGCACAAGATAGTAATGATTTAAAAGATCAAACTTTTATCATAGGCATCGACGGTGCTGACAGACCCTACTGGCTGACCAACGAAGGATTTTTAAATGTTGGCAGAGGCGAAGCATATTTTGTTCTCGATAACGATTATGTTAATTTTCAATTAGAAGCCAGAGATACAGATTTAACAGCAGGAGATAATTTAGAATTTTATCTAGTCCCTAACGGTGGGGAACTACCTCCTGGATTAAGTTTAAGTAAAGATGGTATAATTTCTGGATTTACTGATCCCATATTTGCTTTAGAATATTCCGGTAATCCTTACGGGGGATACGATACAGCACCATTGGACGTTGTTCCATTAGATTTCGTAGAAGCTAAATCAAACGGTTACGATACATTTTATTACGACGATGTAACCTATGATTACAATGATCCAAGCAGAACCCCGAGACGATTAAGTAGAATATATAATTTTGTTGTAGGAATATCGGACGGTATCTATACCGAGACTAGATTGTTTAAAATATATGTTGTCACTGAAGAATTTCTACAGGCAGATAACAGTATTGTACAAGTAGATACAAATTTATTCCAAGCAGACGCTAGTAGTTTTAGACTTCCGTTATGGATTACTGAAAGTTATCTAGGACGTTTTAGAGCAAATAATTATGTAATTATATTTTTAGATGTTTATAATCCGCCGACATTAACTGGTACTACTGTATATTTTCTTGTTCCAACAAATCCAGATAACAGTGAAAGTGTGTTGCCTCCCGGAACTGAAATTGACACAATGACCGGAGAGATTGCAGGGAAGGTACCGTATCAGGCAAGGATAACCAAAACATATCAATTTACAATTAGGGCTACTAATTTTTCATCTACTCTAGCCTACACAAATTATACATATAAAGGTCTTTGGAATTCCGGTATAACATATTCAATAAACGATGCTGTAGAATTTCAAAATAACATCTATGTTTGTATAACTGCTCATAAAAATAGATTACCAACCGATGTAAGTTATTGGTTCCAAGGAACAGCGTATGCAGATAAAACATTTACAGTTGATGTTATTGGAGAGATCGAAAGTGCTGTTAATTGGATTTCAGATTCTGACTTAGGAACTATTAAACCAAATCAGCCTAGCAGATTATCTGTAGAGGCAGAAAGTTTACTCTACGGAGGACACATAGGCTACGAATGGGTCAGTGGAAAATTGCCGCCAGGATTAACATTCTATCCTACTGGGCTTATTGAAGGAAAAGTAAAACAATTTGCCGATGATGCGGGAGATGGTCTAACAAGATTTTACGAAAGAACAGATTCAGCTGAAGACAGCTCTACATTAAGTAGAGAATTTAGTGGAACTTGGGATCAAGGAACAACAACCTTTGACAAGAAGTTTACATTTACAATTCGAGCTAGAGATTCTGTAAATTTTGCCACACTCGATAAGACTTTTTATTTTACTGTAATATCAGATAATACAAAAACATTTGCTAATCTTTATCTAAAAGCATTTCAAACTAAAGAAAAGAGATTGGCGTGGTACGATTTTATAACTGATGTTACTATTTTTAAACCGGACGATTTATATCGTTATGGAGATAAAAATTTTGGAGTTCAAACTTCATTGAAAGTGTTAGTGTTTGCAGGCATTGAAAGTGTTGAGGCTGTAAAATATGTCCAGGCAATCAGTCGAAATCACTACAATAAAAAATTAAAATTTGGAAATTTAAAAATTGTAAAGGCTAAAGATCCTATTACTCAAGAAACAATCTACGAATTAATCTATGTAGAAATAGTTGATGAATTTGAAAAAAATGGTAAAAGTATTAAAGATACCATAAACTTATCAAATACAATAAAAAGTAAAGTCTTAGTAAGCTACGATGCTATTAAAATAGATAGCGATATTCCGTTAGTTAGTGACAGTGACCATCAACGTATATTTCCAAATTCTATTAAAAATATGAGAAATAGAATTAAGACTGTAGGCGACAACGACAGAGAATTTTTACCTCTTTGGATGAGGAGTATTCAAGACCAATCAACCTACGAAACAGGATATACAAAAGCACTTCCATTGTGCTATTGTAATCCAGGCGCATCTGCTTCAGTTTTATCAAGAATTAAAGCCAGCGGGTTTGATTTTAAAACAATTAATTTTGAAGCAGATAGATATGTAATAGATATTATAGACGGAGTGATAGAGGATAAATACCTTGCATTTCCGCAACGTGGAGAAAAATTACCGTGACAAGCAACATTAATTACGCAGCAATTAACGAAAACTTTCCTAGAGCTGGGCAGGATAACGATACACAGGTTTTTCGTGACAACTTTAATCAAATTAAAGATAACTTTATAGCAGCTAAAAGTGAAATTGAAGATCTACAACAAAACGCTGCAAGAACTGACCAGGATAATGAATTTTTTGGAAACAAGATCGTTAATGCGATGTTTGTTAACACAACAGATGTAATAATTCCATCCGAACTGGCAATATCAAGCGGAATAGTAGATATTGAATTTGCCAGTGGCGCATATCAAATCATTACGTTAGGTGATAATGCAACATTTAATTTAACAGGCTTTCCAGCTGACTCGACATCAGTTGGTAAAGTTACATTAGAATTGTACACTAACGATGCTCTTACACCAAGAGAAATTACATTTTCTTTATCAGGAACTGGTGCTACTCAAAAGAAGAAAAATAATTTTCCATCTGTTGGAGGAGCGTATGATCTAGAAGCGTTATCAGATGTAGATCCTGTTATTGTTGAAATTTGGAGACACGGCCCAGACACATTCTTTATGAACTATGTTGGCCAATTTAGCTAATGTTTCATCCACTAATTGGTGATTTAACCAATCTAAAAGATCAAGAAGTTGAAAATAAACTTCTTGAATTGAACAAAAAATATTACGCTGCCGCACGTTTAGGCAGCGCAGATCTATTGACACAACTATCAACTTGTATTACAATATATAAAGAAGAGCTCAGCAAAAGGCATCTACAAAAATTGAAACAAGCAGATGGTGATTTAGGTCAATTGATCAATGTCGATTAATAACACAACAGAACAACTTATAGAAGGTATATTAAGGCACGGTCCAGATATCTTGGAACATTGCCCCTGTTCTGATGATCTAACTCAATACGTTAATAGAATACATCAAGAACATCTGCATTATCCAATACCACCTAAAGAAATAAATCCAAAACACTGGTTCATTCCCGACGATTATTATCCAAATCTTGTAGAAATGCTCTACGGAATGTGCGAAACTGATGAACAAAGAGATCGAGTAAGTCAGGAACTAGAACTTTACATTAAGTACGGTATGTCTGATGTACTCTATGTTATGAAGTATATTGTAGATACTCTTAGGGCAAACAATGTAGTTTGGGGTGTAGGACGTGGAAGTTCTGTAGCAAGTTACGTACTCTATTTGATAGGGGTACATAAGATAGATAGTATTAAATACAATTTACCAATAGAAGAATTCTTCAAGGAGATATAAAATGGGTAAAACATATATGAGTATGCGCGGTAAAGAAGTAGACATGGAAAAAATGGGTCTACGTTTTGAAAAAACTCCCGCAGTAGGAAATATGAAAGTAAATGCTCGCGGTGACGAGTTAGGTGAAGGTGGAAAAATTGTTAGAACTAGAGAACAGGTTTTACAAGATTATTATGCCCAGAACCCAAATGCATTGCGTGAAGAAGTAGCAACTCGCGGCAATAAAAAATGAGGTAAAGATGGCCACACAATTCGAAGCACGACAAATGCAGGTACGCCCCCTGCCTAAGGATATCTTAGTTTATAATATGGATATGGGCGAACAAACAACCAAATCCGGCATTGTCATCCAAAGCGATGACGGTAAGGCACACGGTGTTAAGCCTCGTTGGGCTCAAGTCTATAAAGTAGGCGAACGGTGTGAACTTGATGTTAAGCCAGGACAATGGATCCTTATTGAACACGGTCGTTGGACTCGTAAGATCAAAATTGACGACGGTGAATCTATCAAGGAAGTTCAAAAAGTAGAAGTTGCTTCTATACTTGCCGTTACGGATGAACGTCCCGATACTGCCTATTGGGGACAAGAGTTTTCAAATGGCGACAGTCTAAATATTAGACCAGAAGACTTTATGTAATGGGTTTCAAGAAGTCTTGGGATGTTAGTGAAATAACATCCCAAATACACAATCTCTCCAGAAATTGTTCTAGTTCTTATACAGACGGATTTACCGCGTTTGAACTAAAAAAAGAACTTTACCTCCTTAAAGAAGTTATCGATCGTGCTCTAAAAGATGCTCCTGATTTTGGCGAGTTGGAAAAAGACTGGTTGACAGGGCAAGAACAAAAGCGTATCATTAATATATTAAAATCAAAGGAATAATAATGACTAATCCGTTTCGTGATCAAGAGAAATTTATGCGAGCCTGCGACCAAACAGTTGAAGGCTTTAATCAAGATCAGTTTAAATTGTATCTTGATTTAATGGAAGAAGAATGGAAAGAATTAAAAGTAGCGATTGACAATAGTGATCAAGTTGAAACTTTAGATGCTTTATTAGATTTTATTGTTGTTACTGTAGGTGCAATTCATTCAGCCGGCTTCGACGGAGAAGGTGGTTGGAAAGAAGTTATGCGTACAAATTTTGCTAAGATCGATTCCGAGACTGGTAAAGTTCGTAAACGTGAAGATGGCAAAGTACTCAAACCCTTAGGCTGGACTCCTCCAGACCTTAAACCTTTTGTGGAAAAGAAATGAAAAAAGGATTCACCTGTTCCACATTTGATCTGTTTCACGCCGGGCATATTATGATGCTCAAAGAAGCAAAAACTCAATGCGACTATTTGATAGTAGGTCTACAAACAGATCCTACAATTGATCGCCCGGGAATTAAAAATAAACCTATTCAAAGTATATTTGAGCGTTACGAGCAACTCAAGGCCTGCAAGTACGTTGACGAAATACTAGTCTACGAAACAGAAGCTGACCTTGTAAATATCTTGCTTTCTTATCCCATTGATGTTAGAATACTAGGACAAGAATACGAAAATGAGGATTTTACAGGTCGCTGGGAATGTAATGATCGAGGAATTGAGTTTTATTTTAATAAACGAGAACACAATTTTTCAACAACAGAACTAAGACAACGTGTCATAGCCGCTGAAATTAATAAGGGATTAAAAAATGGAAATCCAACCTAAAGATACAAGCAAGGGACATTTTTATGTTAGCCTTGTAAAAAGTGCTGTACGTGTTGCTGCTGGTATTGCTCTTATTTGGCCTCAAAATATTATTCTTGCAGGTGCATTAATTATTGCAGCAGAAATTTTAGGCATTGCAGAGGAACTAGTATGAAAGAATTGTGGGTAGAGAAGTATCGTCCAGCAAGGATTGATGGATATGTGTTTAGAGATGCACATCAACGCAGTCAAGTTGAAACTTGGATTAAAGATCAAAGCATTCCTCATTTACTGTTAAGTGGATCGGCAGGCATTGGTAAAACTACTCTTGCTAAGATTCTTATTCACGAATTAGGAATTGAAGACTATGATGTGTTAGAAATTAACGCATCGCGTACAAACTCTGTTGAGGATGTTCGTGACAAGATCACAAACTTTGTACAAATGATTCCTTTTGGCCCATTCAAAGTTGTATTGCTTGACGAGGCCGATTATCTTTCACCGAACGCACAGGCAGCACTCCGCGGAGTAATGGAGGAATACCATGCAACAGCTCGCTTCATTCTTACTTGTAACTATCCCAATCGTATTATTCCTGCTATACATTCGCGGTGTCAAGGCTTCCACGTCGAACGTACTGATATTACAGAGTTTACTGCTCGTGTGGCTACTATCCTCGTCGATGAAGGTGTGGACTTTGATCTTGACACCTTGGATAATTACGTAAAGGTAACTTATCCAGACCTTCGTAAGTGTATTAACCTAGTACAACAAAATGTTAATGAGGGCAAACTAGCTGCTCCTAACAAAGGCGATCAAGGCGAAGCAGACTGGAAGTTTGATATGGTTACCTTGTTTAAGGCTGGCAAGATCACAGAAGCACGTAAGATGCTCTGTGGTAAGATTCGCGCAGAAGAAATGGAAGAAGTATATCGTTGGCTTTATGACAACTTAGATATCTTTGGAGCAGAAGATAATCAAGACAAAGCAATTCTATTAATTAAACAAGGTCTTGTAGATCATACAATCTGTGCAGATCCGGAAATTAATCTTGCTGCTACATTGGTAAGACTTGCTAAATTGTTATGAAACAAAAATTTAAAGATCTTTATAAAGACTGGGCAAAACGTGTTGCAAAATTAAGTCACGCACAACGCCTTCACGTCGGCGCCGTTATTGTCAAAGACGACACAGTAATCAGCTATGGTTACAACGGTATGCCCGCAGGTTGGGAAAACAACTGCGAATATAGAGATTATGACTCCGGAGCAGGAGGATGGCTTGATCCAGATGAATTTCTTGCCAAGTATCCCTACGAAGAATGGAATGAAGAAGCAGGTTGTAACGTTCATTTTGGTCTAAAAACTAAACCAGAAGTATTACACGCCGAATCAAATGCCATTGCTAAGTTAGCAAAATCACATAACAGCGGTCTTGGTGCTGATATTTTTATTACACACAGCCCCTGTATAGAATGTGCTAAACTTATCTATCAGTCCGGCATTAGTCGAGTGTTCTACGGAGAAAATTATCGAGATGATACAGGAATTAAATTCCTTGAAAAAAGCGGAATTGTTGTGGAGAAATTAGATGAGTGAACGTTATATGATTGTTACCTATGTTCGTAAGCCCACAGGCCTATGGGACGAAGTAACAGAGTTTAAAAATAATTTGAGAATGAAGCACATACAAACCGCTAAAGTCATCTTAGACTTTAAGGAAAAGAAGTGCGTAAAAAACGGGCTCAATCCAGATGCTGGATATGACGATATGCTCGAATTTTACAAGAGGATGCTAGGGGATCGGTTGACCCCCTATCTCCCTAAGGATTAACAGTCACCGTATATAGATAAAATCTCCTTTACCGCCTCGTGGCGTTCTACATCCTGTACGTCAAATTGTACTAGGTCTACGTATCGATGGTCTTTAAAATTATTATAGAGTTGTAAAAACTCTAAAAGACCATTGTTGCTAGGACGGTCTGCTTGTTGCAAGTCCCCAGTTACAACCATTTTAGACTCAGTTCCTAATCTCGTCAGCAACATTTTCATCTGGCTAGGTGTTGCATTCTGCATTTCATCTGCAATTACCACTGCGTTTTTGAATGTTCTGCCTCTCATATATGCTAAAGGACTGGTTTCTATCACCCCCTCTTCGATCATATGTTGAATTTCTTTAGCATTGAAGTTTTCAGCAAAAACATCAAAAATAGGCTTGGTCCAGGGGGCCATTTTTTCATTTAAGTCTCCTGGGAGGAATCCATGTTCCTCGTCTACTGATACAGCAGGTCTTGTAATAATGATCTTTTCCGCTTGCCCAAATTTTAACTGATCTACTGCCCACTGCACGGCCAGCATAGTTTTACCTGTACCGGCTGGGCCGATAGCAAATACAATCTTTTTCTGGGAATCGTTTAGTTTAAGTAGATAAGTCTCTTGACTTAGATTTTTTGGATAAATTTGAACTCGCTTGCGCTTTTCGTTCAATCTGCGATCAATGTTGATTACATTACTGTCAAAGCGTGGATCGTACTGATCTGCTTGGTTACGCTGCTGCTTTTGCGCTCTATTTCTCTTCATATTAAGGTTAGCCCTCCTCTAAGTGCTAGGCACGGACCCTAAAAACCGTAGTGTCCGTGACCGAACACATTTTTATTTAACATTTTCGTGAAAAAGTTATATGTAATGATTAAATTATCTCGATAAATACAAGTAGGAGAAATCATGGCCGATATTAAAGATATTATTAATAATATAGAACAGATCTACGGTTCTAACAATAGTTTAAATCTACTCAAAGATTTTGAGAGAGTAATTGACGAACTAGATGTATATGTTTTTGACAACTGGCTCGACGGTGAATTAGTATCCGGACCTCACGAAAGTCGCTATTTTGTAGAATGTACCTTTATGTGGCCTAAAGATGAAATGCCGGAACCCGAAGGTGCAAAACGTTTGTTAGAATACGGTTGCAAGGTTCAGGTTGCAGAAACAGAAATATCTTCTGTTAGAAAAATTAAAGACCCCGATGATATTAGACCAGGAACAAGAAAAGGTAAACTAGATCGTCATCCAGTATGGATGATTAAAATTAAAATGCCTAAGAAATTAATGTCTGATATTAATAGAGGTTATACAGAATTAGATAAGAATAAGATTGAAGACATTGTTAGCGCATCTGGCGTTAATGCTCATATCGATCCAGCAGAACAACAAGCACAGGAAATGGCAAATGCAGAACAACCAGCAGCAGAACAACCAGCAGCTTAATGAAGGTCTTCGTCCTTTAGATTTACAAGAAATGATCCATCCCACATTTGAAGTAGACAGCTTCAAATCAAAAATGGGAGAAGATCAGGACGTCTGTGTTGTTAGTTTCAAAGTAAAAGATAGAAGTCCAGCAAAAGACTTAATGGAGTTCATTGAAAAAGGATATTCATTTGTTTTAGACGCGGATGTTAGTTCTGGTGAAGACAATAGTGGCGAGTATTCAGTCTTTGTAGAAATTAGTCGTACTCCAAAGCTAGCAGAACAGATTAAGGACTTAACCTATGGTGTTCAACGACTAACAGGTATTGATAATTTTAAATTTAAATATTATAAAGATAATCAAGTACACGAAGTATCAGGCGATTCATTAAAACGTATCCCAGATACTCCTAATGATTATAAAGGGTTTATGCATAAGATGCAAACAGAAAATGTTAAACAGTTCTTTACAAAAACATTAATGGACGATTTAACATTAGATGGAGATGTTATCACTATTCACAAACCTTACAATAATAAAATTACACTACAGATTGTTAAAGACAGTACAACCGAATCTATCTTAGAAGGCATTGAAGACGGGTATTCAGTTGACGAAGCAGCAACTAGCGAGATGTTTTGGCTAACTAAAGTATTAGGCGACTACAACATTAATAAAGTTGGAGAAAATTTTGTTTTTAACAACGGCAGTCGTTCTATGTTATTGAAAAGGATATAATAATGAGTTTTACGTTTGATTTTACAAAAGAACAGTTAGGACAAATGATTCCCGGTAATCAATACCTAGATCATTGGTATAATGCACTATGCGAGATTCTTCCAGATTACGAAATTAATACTCCGCAGCGTGTAGCAGCTTTTGTAGCACAATGCGCTCACGAATCAGGCGGTTTCAAAGTTTTAAAAGAAAACTTAAATTATCGTGCTCCGAGTCTACGTAAGATTTTCCCTAAATATTTTCCGAATGACGACATTGCTAATCAATATGCTTCATTGCCCAACAAGCAAGAAGCTATTGCTAATAGAATCTATGCAAATCGTATGGGCAACGGTGATGAGCATAGCGGCGATGGTTTCCGTTATTGTGGTCGCGGCCTTATTCAGTTAACTGGTAAAGAAAACTATACTTGGTTTGCTGCGTCGTTAGATATTCCTGTTGAAGAAGCCAGTGAATATCTACAGACATTCGAAGGTGCTGTGCAATCAGCTTGCTGGTTCTGGGAAACAAACAACCTAAATCAATGGGCAGACAAAGGTGACATTCTAACATTAACCAAGCGTATCAACGGTGGTACTATTGGTTTAGAAGATCGTATTAAACATTATAACCACGCACTACACGTATTAGGAGCCTAATATGTGGTTGCTTGCGTGGATACCTGATTCAGTATTAATGTATGCTATACATTTAGTATTGTTGGCAGGTATCATAGGTACAGTATTAAGTTTCTTTTTGCTACACCGGATCGTTCGCTGGTTTCCAGCGTTGGCTCCTTATCATTTATTGATTCAGATCATAAGTGTTGCCCTTTTAGTTAGCGGTGTTTACTTCAAGGGCGGCTACGATACCGAAGCATCTTGGAGAGCAAAAGTTAAAGAATTAGAAGACAAGGTTGCTCTAATGGAAGACCAGTCTAATAATCTTAACAAAAAACTCGAAGAAGAACGCAAGAAAAAACAAAAAGTTCGTGTAGAATATTACAATACTGTTAAAACTGAAATTAAAGAAGTAGAACGTCAGATTAATGCAGATTGTAAATTAGACCCTAAGGTTAATGAAATAATTAACAAAGCAGCAACTAATCCAGAGGCTAAGAAATGACAAGATTAGCACTATTAATTCCTGCTGTATTGTTAACAGGTTGTTTAACGACTATTCCGCCGTTTCCGGAAGTTCCTAAAGATTTGTTAGTTGCTTGTCCAGATCTAAAAACTGTAGATCCTAAAAACGACAAATTAAGTTCAATTGTTGAAACTGTTGCAGATAATTATAAAGAATATTACGATTGTAAAGCAAAAGTAGATGACTGGGTTGAATGGTATAACGGACAGAAGAAAATCAGAGAAAGTGTTAAATAAACATAGCACATTTACAAGGAGCGTATAAATGGCATTGCATGATTCAATTTTAAAATTGATTAATAAAGAACCTAAGGAAGATGCGCCGAAGCCAGCGGCGGGTTCTCGAAGCGAAAGAGAAGCAAAGATTAAAGACAAAGCAGGTATGGTTATTTCCGTATTTGCCTTATTCTTAGCAGTTAACAGTTGGTATGGTGGCAAGTTAAGTTCTACAGTTCTTAACAATACCCTAGGTGCTAACAATGCTTGGGCACAATATCAGGCCAAGAATAATCGTTTAGTTAGTTATGAGATTGCCAGCAAGACCACCAGCGATCCTAAACTAAAGGCAGAGTTTAAGGCAGAAGCAGAACGTATGGACAGCGACAAGAAAGAAATTGCTGTTAATGCTCGTAAGATGGAAGCTGATCGCGAACACGCCAAAAAATCAAGTCCGTGGATTGGTTATGCATCAACTGCATATCAATTAGCCATTGTTGTTTTATCAGCAAGTATTCTTGCTGTTAGTATGCCAATGTTTTGGAGTAGTTTTGCAGTAGCAGGAGTGGGTATATTGTTATCAGCCAACGGATTATTCCTTTGGTTTTAAATTGAATAGGAGCGACACATGACAGAAGAAGTAAAGAGCGAAAGCGAAAAGAAAAAAGAAGATTGGATGAATGCTAAGTGGCGTCCAATGATGGGTTGGATGTATATGGTTGTCTGTATGATGGACATGGTAGTATTTCCAATCTTATGGAGTTTGTTACAAACTCTAACACATAGTCCTATTACACAATGGAATCCACTAACACTACAAGGTGCTGGTTTATTCCATATCGCGATGGGTGCGGTATTAGGTATTGCGGCATTTGGTCGTACACAAGAAAAATTAAATGGAGCAAACAATGGCGGAATACAACAACCAACAACATTTAGCCCTCCTCCAGCAGGACCGAGCAGTTTCCAGGCACCAGCTTCGTCAGGTTTCGGAGCAGCAAGCACCACAGGAGGCTTTAGCTCAAGCGGCTTTGGAAGCGTACCTCCAGCAGCACCAGCAGGCGGCTTTGGTAGCAGTACAGGATTTGGAGCGCCAAAGGCTCAAGTAATGACCAGCAGTTCAGGTAAACCAATGCCGGTTCAACCTGATCAACCAGAAATTTAAAAGGAGAAAGATATGAAAAATCTTTTAGCACTAATAATTACAGCAACATTTTCATTTACAGCAGTAGCAGCAGATGCGCCAGCTAAGGCAGAAAAAGTTTGCATTAAAACTAAAGATGCCAAAACAGGTAAAGAAGTTGAAAAATGCAAAACTATGAAAAAACACGAAAAGAAAGAAGGCACTAAAGTTGAAGGAACTAAGCCAGATAAAAAATAATTTGAGCTCAGTAAATCTTACTTAAATAAAAGGACTACTTGACGTGGTCCTTTTTTTATTGTATAATGTTACTATGGATTATTACTCAACACTAGGTTTACAGAGAGGTGCCTCTGACGACGAAATTAAAAAGGCTTATCGTAAACTTGCGATGAAGCATCATCCCGATCGCGGTGGTGACCAAAATAAATTTAAAGAAATATCTACTGCCTACGAAACATTAAGCGATCCTGATAAAAAACGGATTATCGATATGGGCGGAGATCCTAATGCACAACCAGGAATGGGAGGTTTCCATCATCACGGCCCAGGAAATCCTTTTGAGTTCCATTTTGGTGCAGGTGATATAAATGATTTGTTTGGTAATTTTGGGTTTGGAGGTTTTGGTCGCCAACCGATGAGGAAAAACAAATCCCTAAACATAAACGTAACCGTGACATTAGAAGATGTCCTAAACGGTAAAGATTTTACCGCCGAATTATCAATGCCGGGCGGAAAACCTAAAATGATCAACATTCAGATTCCTCAGGGAATAGAACACGGTCAACAAATTAGATACGAAGGTATGGGAGACAGTTCAATTCCTTCTCTTCGACCCGGAGATCTTATAGTAAATGTATTTGTTGCAGACCATCCTATTTTTAGACGAGAAGGTGCAACTCTATTTTTAGAAAAAGAAATATCTGTTTGGGATGCAATTTTAGGAACGTCAGTTGAGATAACGACGTTAGATTTAAAAAAATTATCAATTAACATTCCGCAAGGAACACAACCAGACACAACATTACGGATAACAGGAGAAGGTCTTCCTAATATGAGGACTAGACAAAAAGGTCATTTGATGTTAAAAATTAAAGTATTAATACCTAAGAATTTAAACAATAATCAAATCGAACAGATTAAACAACTTAAAGAAGGAATCTAAATAATGATCGAACCAAGTAAGCAACTTCAAGAAATTTTTGAAGACTCTATTAGAGTTGCAAAAGACTTAGGTCACGAATATATTACCATCGAACATATTGTTTTTGGTATTATGAACGACGATGAATCATTCAAACTTATAGAAAGTTTTGGTGCAGATTCAACTTTTATTAAAACTAATCTTGAACATTATCTAAAAAATAATCTTAACGATATCAAGATTTCAAATCCAAATATTAAGCCAAAGAAAACTAATAGTGTGGAACGTGTGCTTAATCGTTGTTTTACACAGGTGTTGTTTAGCGGCCGTCAACGAATGGAAGTGGCCGATGTAATCATCAGTGTGTTATCAGAAAAGAATAGTTTTGCCTTTTACTTCTTAACAAAAGGTGGTGTAACTAAAGAAAAATTTGTAAAATATTTCCAAGAAAATTTTGTACAGGAAGAAGAGGTCGAATTGAGCGAAAATAAAGTTGTTAATACAAATCAAGCAGATAGAATTTTAAATCAATTCTGTACAAATTTAAGCTTCAAAGCAAAGCAGCGTAAGATTGACCCTGTTATTGGTCGTGATGATGAAATTGAAAAAATTCAACTAGTTCTAGCTCGACGTAATAAGAGTAACGTTCTTATGGTAGGTGATCCAGGTGTAGGTAAGACTGCTATTGCAGAAGGACTTGCACGTAAGATCTTTGAAAAGAAAGTCCCTAAATTCATTCAGGATCATCAAGTTTATACACTTGATATTAGTTCATTGCTTGCTGGCAGTAAATATCGTGGTGATTTTGAAGAGCGATTAAAAGCAGTTTTATCAGCACTTGAAAAGAAAGGTAAAATTATTCTTTTTATCGACGAAGCGCATATGATGAACGGTGCAGGTGCTGCAAGTCAAAGTTCTAACGATATGGCCAATATGCTTAAGCCTATTCTTACCAAAGGTATTATCAAACTTATTGCATCTACTACCTGGGAAGAATATCGAAAATACTTCGAAAGCGATCGTGCTCTAATGCGTCGATTCCAGCGTGTAAGTATTGAAGAACCTACTCCAGAAATCACTATTAAGATTCTTAAAGGTCTTAAAAAGTATTATGAACAACATCACAATGTTAAAATTAGTGATGCGGCTATTGACCAAGCAGTTAAATTATCTGTCAAGTATATGGCGGATAAGAAACTTCCAGATAAGGCCATTGATATCATTGACTGTGCTGCGGCTCGTTACAAACTTAAAGACGACGAAGCAATGGACGGCATTGATCAAATTGTTGACATCGAACAAGTTACATACGAACTTAGCAAGATGATCAATATGCCTTTAGAGACTGTAGCACAAAAAGAAAGCAAAAATCTTTCAGGATTAGATGCACAAATGAAATCCGTTGTTTACGGTCAGGATAAAGCTGTTGACACATTGCTTGACAAAGTTATGGTTGCACAAGCAGGTATGAAAGCACCTAACAAACCAATTGGTTCATTCTTATTCTTAGGCCCAACAGGTTGCGGTAAAACAGAAACTGCTAAACAACTTGCAGACAAGATGGGTATGCAACTTATTCGTTTCGATATGGGCGAATATCAAGAGAAGCATAGTGTTGCACGGTTAATTGGTGCTCCTCCAGGGTATGTTGGTTACGAAGATAACGCAGGTCAGTTAATTACTAAACTGCAAGAACAACCTAATTCTATTTTATTGTTAGACGAAATCGAAAAAGCACATCCAGATGTTTCTAACATTCTTCTTGCTTTTATGGATAACGGGTTTGTTACAGGATCAAATGGTAAACAAGCAGATGGTCGAAATACAATTCTTATTATGACATCTAACCTAGGTGCTGCCGATAACGAACGTAATACCATTGGATTCGGCGAACTAGAACGCGACGGCGAAGATGATAAAGCAATTAAAAAATTCTTTGCTCCTGAATTCCGCAATCGTCTTGACGCTGTAATTAAATTCAATAAACTTAGCGAAAAAGTTGTTGAACAAATTGTCAAGAAATTTATTGGCGATCTCAACGGTCAACTTAAAGATAAAGGAATTGAAATTGTTCTTACAGCTAAAGCTACTCGTTGGTTAGCAGATAAAGGTTATGATAAGAAAATGGGTGCTCGCCCGTTGGCTCGTATTATCGATAACGAAGTTAAAAGTCCTTTAAGTCGTCGTGTGCTGTTTGGCGATCTAGTTAATGGTGGTCGAGTAACTGTAGATATTGTTGATGATAAACTAGACTTTACAGTTGCAGAAATTCCTAAACCATTAACTAAAGAAGAAAAGAAAGCACTCAGAGCACAACGGGCCGCTGAAGAAGCTAAGGTAGAATCGGATGCTATCACAGAAGACCAAACAGACAACTCGTAAATTTTACGGTAAATGGTTATACAAGGCCAGCTTTACAATAGAAGGCTGTGCCTTGTTAAGAACTAAAAATTTAGATGAAGTAGAACAATTTTGTCTAGGTCCAGATCCAGACACAAATCATTTTTCTTTTAAACAAAGAGCTTGGCATAATAAAGATGTTATTCTTCCGTTTGTTCAATTTTTAAAAAAATATACCGCAGATCTATATAGCCTAAGAATAGAAAGTGGTCTGATTGACGTATACACTAACGACAATTCTTTTTATGATTTAATTTCTACATCGTTTGAATATATCTTACGGCATCGGTTTGAACCTAGTACTTCTAGCATTGATCTATTAAATTCTAATCAAAATTATATCACTGTAGATAAATTGCCCAAAGGTAGGTATAATTATAGAGTATATCTATTACCTCACAAAATGAAAGGCGATAAAGAAGGAAAACAACGTTATCTGGATTGGCTTAAGAAACAAGATGGTAAAGTTACTTGCACACCTGCTGTAGAAAATTGGTTTTTAAACACTGACTGGAATTGGGATAGAAGGTATGTATTAGTTGAAGACGAAGCTACTCTGCTGATGCTAAAACTCCGTAATTCGGAAGTCGTAGGTCGAATCTACAACTTTGTTATTTCCGATAAATAAGTGATGAGCTTTGAAACCTTTAATTTATTAGAAAATATCAGTGTGCATTCTGCATATAACAGAGATTATGATGCAGGCACAGATGCAGATGCGGTATTTTATTCCGATAAAAGCAGAGGCGCAGGATATTATAAAAACGGCAGCGGAATACATACTGTCTTGTTTCATACTGAGGGATTTGTAGGTACTATTGCTTTACAAGCAACTTTAGAACTTCACCCCGGTGATAATGATTGGTTTGACGTTCATACAGAAACGTTTGATTTAGATAGCTCAAATTCTAATAGAAGCACAAATATTACCGGAAAATTTGTGTTTATTCGCGCAAAATACCACATCGAAGACGGCCAAATTATTGCGGTCCGTTATAATTGCTAACAGTAAACTTTCGATAAATATAGTATCATCTTACGGAAGATACTATGTTATTGAAAGAAATGTTTAGCCCTATTGGTGCACCAAAAGACGACCAGCAAGATATTGACTGGTTAGACGATTTAAAGTTCTTTATTGACAACGATACAGGAATTTTAGATCAGCACTTCTTCCCTGCCATTAAAAAACATAGAGAACACAAGGGTAATCCTCACGTATTTAAAATATACATTAGACCTATTGAAACAGCAGTAGGACATTATTGCGATAAATTTGATATTAAAGATAAAGAAGAAAAATTCCCCAAAGAAAAATTAATCGATCTTGCCAAACGCATTGCAGATGAACAAGAAAAACATATAGAAAAAGGCGATTACAAGTAATGTTATTGTTTGAATTATTTGAAGGCGGAACAAAACACGTTACATTTTGCTTTGGCAGAATGAATCCACCTACCATTGGCCATAAGCAGGTATTAGATACTATGAAAGCCCAGGGCGGAGATATGCAGATATTTGTTAGTCAAAGTCAAGATGCTAAAAAGAATCCTTTAGATTATGGAACTAAAATAAAGTTTATTAAAGAAATGTTTCCAGAATATGCTAAAGATGTTGTAGATAATGCCGGTCTTAATACAGTTGTAAAAGTTGCTTCTTATCTTTATGATAACGGCTATAATGCAGCTACGTTTGTTGCAGGTAGTGATCGTTTAGAAGATATGAAAAAATTGTTAGAAGGATACAACGGTGTTGAAGGTAAAGCACACGGTTTCTATAAATTTGATGTTCTAGATTTTGTATCAAGCGGAGATAGAGAAGATGGTGCAGAAGGCGTTGCTGGTGTAAGTGCCAGTGGAGCAAGAGCTGCCGCTGCCAATAACGATTTTGAAGGATTTAAAGAAGCAACAGGTGCAGGGGAACTTGCTAAACCTTTATTTGTTGCTGTTCGTAAAGGTATGAAAATTACCGAAAGTATTTCAGAAGCACCTATCGAATTAGATCCTGCTGATCCAATGGATCCTATGATTCATAGTCACAACAAAGCTAATCCTGCTAAACTTAAATATAGAATGTTAAGAGCAGCGGGTCAAATCAAAGATTTAGCCAGTAGAGTTGATGGTGCTAGCCCAGGCGAATGGCAGACTATGGTAAGACAATTTGATGAATTAAAAATGAATGTTGAACAAATTCGTCATGCTTTAGAAGAGCTTGCAAAAATTCGTAAGAAAGGCGGAATACGTAGTAGAGGTATCGATCCTATGATTGACAGCATTGAGGAAGGATACGGACGCTATTGGTGTTCGACAGATAAAAAATGGAAGGAACGTAAGGGTCCAAAACAAAAGAGGTCGTCATGAGAGCAAAAGATATTATACCAACAAGTAAACCAAGAAACTTTGTAGCTAAGAATCAAAAAACTAGCGGTGCCGGCGCACACAAAGATAAAAAGAAAGCACAAAAGCAAGGTGATGTTAAGCACAAGAATAAAGTCGATGAAACTGAACTTCGCAATAAAGATGACCTTCAAGCAAAACGCAAAGCCCTACAAGACCTACAAATGGATCCAATTGCCGGAAAAGATCCTGAAATTAAACAGGCCATTATTCAACGCAAGGCAGACCTAGAAAAAGAAGCAAAGCAAAAAGGTATGGCAGAAGCAGGTTTTGGACGTGATGCTTATCAAAGAGACTATGATAGTAGCGTAAGCGGATTTGGACGTAGAAATAGAGAAGACGACTGGGACGAAGGTAATACAGAACCTCCAAACAACTTTGCTATCTACATTAACGGCAAGAAATGGAAAGTATTTCAAGGTCAAGGAACATATGCCGACGATTACAGAGAAATGGCTCAGCTTCGTAGATTACAAGATATGTGCCGTAAGAAAACTGCACAGACTGGCAAGAAATGGGAAGTATCTAGAACAGGTGAAAAGGCTACTGCATAATGATTGAGATAACTGAATCAGCTAAAAGTAAAATCGTAGATTTATTGATTGATGAAAACAATCCTAAACTAGCTCTTCGAACCTTTGTACAAGGCGGAGGCTGTGCTGGTTTCAGTTATGGATTTACATTTGACGAGGAACAAAACGAAGATGATTTCGAAATTCCTTTAGAAAATTTTAAAGTTCTTGTTGATTCTATGAGTATGCAATACCTACAAGGTGCTGTCATAGATTATAAAGAAGAGTTAATGGGCAGTCAATTTGTAATTAAAAATCCAAATGCTCAAACAACCTGTGGATGTGGGAGTAGTTTTGCTGTATGAAACAATATCGTGTAACATATAATGTACAAACCAGTGAAGAAGACTGCGTCTTAGATCCCAACGATCCTATTCATAAAATGAAAGAAGGAATGTTTATGGGAGGTATTGCTGGTGTAGACACGTATCTAGTATATCCAGAAAAACAAAGCATTGACTCCGACGAAAAAATTAATCCCTTTAGTCAAGTATGAGAGCAGCAGAGTTTATTACTCCTCAAGAATTAGAGGAAGGTTGGAAAGACTGGGTAGCCGGTGCTGCTTTAGGTGCTGCCGCATTAGGGCACAGTCCTAGTGCAGAGGCAGGCAAAGTAAAAAACCAAAACGATAAACCTGCAATTGTACAACAGGCAAAACAACAACATACCAAAAAAGTAGATCCGTTAAAAACAATTAGCAAAAAAGATGTTGCTAAATCTGTTACAGGAAATCCGCACGAAGTGTACCTTAAAAAGGCTGCTGAGAAAGCAGGTATAAAAGGGCCAGAGCTTGCTGCGTTTCTAGCTCAATGTGCTCACGAAACATTAGACTTTAAACATATGAAAGAAATTGGTGGATCTTTAGATTTTAAAAAATACGATCCTAGATACGCTCCTCGCAAGGCAAAAATTTTAGGAAACAAACAAGCAGGGGACGGTGCCAAATATAAGGGACGTGGTTATATTCAGTTAACTGGACGAGAAAATTATAAAAAAGCCGGAGAAGCTCTAGGTCTTCCTTTAGAAAAACATCCAGAGCTTGTAGAAAAACCTGAAGTTGCTGCCAAAGTTGCAGTATGGTATTGGAAAACCCGTGTTGCTAATAAAGTTGATAGTTTTAAAGATACAAAATCTGTAACTAAACCAATTAATCCAGGAATGAAACATCTAGATCAACGTAAAGAAAAACATCAAGCATTCCAGCTAGCTATGCGATAAATATTAATATGAAAATAAGTGAACTTTTAGAAACAGCCACAGCAGGTGCTACTTCAGCAGGTAATATTGCTACCGTTGCAAATCCGCATATTAGCCCAGGAAAAGCTCGTGGAAAAACAAGCTATACTGGTAGCCCGGGAAAATCTGGCACAAAGGCTCCTCCGCAGCCTAAACCCAAGAAACAAAAGCCAACAGATAACGCATTAAATATGAAAACTAATATCTTTGGCGAAGGCAACTTCATTAAAAGATAAATAAAGTATACACCTTTTAGGACTTTTATTATGGACTTTAAATCACTAATTACTAAAATTGAGAGCATCGACGGCAAGATCGAAACTCCTGCTGCTCCTCAATTACCAAAATCTGTACAGTTAAACGAAGACGCAGAATTGCGTGTTTTAGCTGGACAATCTTCTTACATTGCTGAAGCAAAGAAAGCAAAAGAAGAAAAGAAAGAAGAAGTTGAAGAAGGCTTTGACGCTGATGCTAAAACTGGCGATACAAAGAAAACTTCAACAGGTACTTTAACAAAAACTGCAACAGGTGTAAAACACACTCGTGACAAGTTTGAATACGATCCAGGTTCAGATGACAAGGACGACAAGAAGCGTAAAGAAAAAGCTCGTAAGTCTGCTAAAGAATCTGTAGATCCAGAACAATTTAAGTCTAAATTCCTAAAAATGGTTGAGGCTAAAAAGTCTGATAAAGAAGATAAAAAAGCCAAGAAAGAAAAGAAAATGGACGAAGGTGCAAAGCCAGATTTCTTAGACATTGACAAAGACGGTGACAAGAAAGAGCCAATGAAAAAAGCTGCTGCCGAAAAAGGCGGTAACAAGAAAGATGGCAAGAAAGGTATGAGCGACAAGCAGGCAAAATACTTTGGTGGCAAGAAAAACGAATCTGTTAAAACTTCTAAGAAAGTTGTTGCTGAAAGTGTAGAACAAAAACTAACATTTAAGCAAATGGTTCAGTTGGTTCAAGAAAGCGGCGGTCAACAACAAATTGATGCAATTGATACAGAATTGTTCAACTGGGCTCAACGTGTTGCTGTTGCTAAACTAGGCGAAGGTATGAAAGCAGATCTATACGCAGGTTTAATTTACGAACGTAACGGCGGCGTATTTGAAATGTATGACGTACTAAGCGAAGATCAAAAGTAATTTAACCAAAAGGTGTAGAAAAGCCAGTCATAGGTTGACTGGCTTTTTTTGTGGCTATATAATATACTTTTATATACAGGAGAATACTATGGCAAAAATGTACGGTCCAGAAGAAAAGGCTAAACTTGAGCGTCTCATTAACGAAGGTGGAAATGTATTGCGCGAAATTGAAGATCTCCAAGAAGGCCTAAAAGAAACCGTTAAGGCCGTAGCAGAAGAGCTACAAGTTAAACCTAGCATTATTAATAAAGCAATTAAGATTGCACATAAAGACAATTGGAAGTCTCACGAAGAAGAGTGGGATGAAATTGAAATGATTTTGGGCGTTACCAAACGTTTACCCGAATGATAGAATATTTTCAACCAACTATACAATGGATCAAAGATGATTGGGCATCTAACCGTTTACGTTTTATTATTGAGCTCCTTGCTTGGGCTATCTCAATTGGATGTAGCATCACAATGGCTGTCACAGTACCCAATCCTCCACTCCTTGCTTTATATCCTATTTGGATCACTGGTTGTGCTATGTATGCTTGGGCTGCTTGGACTAGGAAATCTTTTGGGATGCTGGCTAACTACATCCTGCTCACCACCATTGATAGTGTTGGGCTGGTAAGAATGCTAATTAGTTAAATATAAGATAGATGGTAGGCTGGGCCATAAACCGCATTTTTGGTATTTGCAAGCCGTAAATTGCATAGGAGAAAAATGAGTTACGTTGACGCTTTCTATGATCGCGAGGACGATACTATTCGTGTCGTCGAGCGAAATGATAAAGGTGAAAGGCATTTTAAGGATTATCCTGCCAAACATCTTTTCTATTACTATGACCCTAAAGGTAAATTTCAATCTATCAAGGGTGAACCACTAAGCCGTGTAAGTTGTAAGAATGTAAAAGAACTTCGCAAAGAACTTGCAATTCATTCTAACAAAAAACTATACGAATCAGATATTAATCCAATCTTTCGTTGTTTAGAAGATCATTATCTAAACATTGATGCGCCGAAACTAAATGCAGCCTACTTCGATATTGAAGTAGATTTTGATCCAGAACGTGGCTACGCTTCGCCTGATGATGCATTTATGCCAATTACCGCAATTGCTGTTCACCTGCAATGGTTGGACACACTTGTATGTCTTGCTATTCCTCCAAAGACAATGTCAATGGAAGAAGCTCAAAAGGCTGTCGAAGAATTTCCTAACACGATGTTATTTGACAACGAAGCAGATATGTTGGATACATTTTTAGATCTTATTCAAGATGCTGATGTGTTGTCTGGTTGGAACAGTGAAGGTTTTGATATTCCGTATACTGTAAATCGTGTTATTAAAGTTCTAAGCAAAGAGGATACTAAACGTTTCTGTTTGTGGGATTGTTATCCTAAGAAACGTGAATACGAAAAGTACGGAAAGACTGCTGTTACATATGATCTTATCGGTCGTGTGCATATGGACTATTTAGAATTATATCGAAAATACACATATGAAGAAAGACACACCTATCGATTAGATGCCATCGGTGAAATGGAAGTTGGTGAAAAGAAGGTTGCCTACGAGGGAACGCTTGATCAATTATATAACAATGACTTTAAAAAGTTTATTGAATATAACAGACAAGATACTGCACTACTTGACAAACTAGATAAGAAACTAAAATTCCTAGACCTGTCCAACAAGATTGCACACGAAAACACAGTTCTGCTACAGACAACAATGGGTGCTGTTGCCGTAACTGAACAAGCCATTATTAATGAAGCTCACCGTCGTGGTATGATTGTTCCTAATCGTAAAAAGATGGAGGAGCAAGGAGACACACAGGCCGCTGGCGCTTATGTTGCATATCCAAAGAAAGGCATCCACGAGTGGATTGGCTCATTAGATATTAACTCACTGTATCCGTCTGCGATTCGTGCGCTGAATATGGGCCCGGAAACTATTGTAGGACAACTACGTGCAGATGGTACCAAAGCACATCTTGAAACAGAAATGGGCAAGGGTAAATCATTTGCTGCTGCTTGGGAAGGAATATTTGGATCATTAGAATATACTTCTGTTATGAACAAAGAAGTTGGTCGAGAAATTACCATCGACTGGGAAGGCGGCGGTAGTGATACCCTGTCGGCCGCACAAATCTATGATTTAATCTTTGAAAGCAACCAACCTTGGATGATCTCAGCAAATGGAACTATCTTTACCTATGAAGTAGAAGGTATCATTCCAGGTCTGTTAGCACGTTGGTACAAAGAACGTAAAGAGATGCAGGCCAAACTTAAAGAATGCATCAAGGCAGGTAATACTGTTGAAGAAGAATACTGGGATAAACGACAACTAGTTAAGAAGATTAACCTAAACAGTTTGTACGGTGCTATTCTTAACCCAGGTTGCCGTTTCTTTGATAATAGAATTGGTCAAAGTACTACGCTTACAGGACGTCAGATTGCCAAACATATGGCAAGTAAAGTTAATGAAATTATTACCGGAGAATATGATCACGTTGGCAAATCAGTGATCTACGGTGACACAGACTCTTGTTATTTTTCAGCTTATTCAACGCTGAAGAAAGACATTGAGAAGGGCCTTGTTCCTTGGAATAAGGAAAACGTTGTTGAACTTTATGACACTATAGGAGAAACTGTAAATGGTACTTTCGTCAAATTCATGCAAGATGCCTTCCACGTTCCAAAATCTCGAGGAGAGGTCATCAAAGCAGGTCGCGAGATTGTTGCTTCCAAAGGACTATTCATCACAAAGAAACGATATGCCGTGCTCTACTACGACAAAGAAGGAAAGCGGGCAGACGTCGATGGCAAGCCAGGCAAGATCAAAGCAATGGGGCTTGACCTCAAAAGGTCAGATACCCCGGTTGTTATCCAAGACTTTTTAAGTGACGTACTTACAAAAGTTCTTAATGGAGCTCCGCAAGAAGAAGTACTAGAGTTTATTACAGACTTTAGAACAGATTTTAAAACACGCCCAGGATGGGAGAAAGGATCACCAAAACGTGCAAACAACATTACAGAATACGCCAGTAAAGAGAAGAAAGCTGGCAAGGCAAATATGCCTGGTCATGTTAGAGCAAGCCTTAATTGGAATACGCTCAAACGCCTCTACGACGACAAATACTCAATGCAAATCGTCGACGGAGCAAAAGTCATTGTCTGCAAATTAAAAGACAATCCTATGGGATATACGTCAGTAGCATATCCTGTAGACGAACTACGTTTACCTCAATGGTTTAAAGATTTACCATTCGATGACGGTTTGATGGAAACTACTGTTATCGATGAAAAATTAGAAAACTTAATTGGAGTACTAGAATGGGATATCAGTTCTACTAGAAATGATAATACCTTTAGCAAATTATTTGATTTTGAGTGATTTCAAGGTTGATTTTTATTCACGATCTAAATATAATCTTAATATACATGGAGATATCTAAATGAAAGACATTTTACAAGACATTGTGTCACATACACAAAACCTAGGCTTTTTAACCACAGTCAAAGTTACAGGCACAGAAGAAAAGACTACAATTAACTCAATGGCAGATGACCGTTCAGTTATTATGGATGCAGAAACTGCTAATCCTTATCCAGATATGATTGGTGTATTTGGTATGCCGCAACTTAACAAGTTGAAATATTTGTTAGATGGCAGCGAATACAAGGATGATGCAAAAATTACTATCACATCAGCAGAACGTAATGGTGAAACTATCCCCGTCGGTATCCACTTTGAAAACAAAGACGGCGATTTCCGCAACGACTATCGCTTTATGAATCAGGAAATCATCAACGAAAAGATGAAGACTGTTAAGTTCCGCGGTGTTAAGTGGGATGTTGAACTAGAGCCAACCGTTGCTGCTGTACAGCGTTTTAATTTCCAAGCTGGTGCTAACAGCGAACATCCAACATTCCTTGCAAAAACTGACGGTGGCAATTTGAAATTTATCTTTGGTGATGCAAGCACACACGGCGGTGAGTTTATTTTTGCACAGAACGTTGCAGGTAAACTGGATCGTGGTTGGACTTGGCCGGTGCTTCCAATCTTGAGCATTCTTAAGATTGCCGATGTCAACAACACAAAGATGAGTTTGTCAAATGAAGGTGCTATCCAAATCACTCTAGACAGCGGATTGGCAACATACAAATACATTATTCCAGCACAGGCGGCCTAATGATTAATAACGTTAGTAGTTCCAGCAAACATATGTATGCCGCAGGGGGAAGTTCGCTTCCCTATGTGTCATCTAATATGTCAAATCCTTCTCAAGGTATGTTGAGATTAAACGGCAGCGATATGGAAGTATTTGATGGCCATACGTGGATGAAGATTTATGCAGGGTCTGCAAACGTAGGCCTAAATAATGACGCAGAAAAAGCCATTGACTGGGCTATTAAACGTATGAAGCAAGAAGAAGAATGGTACAAGTTAGCAACAACTAACGAAGCAGTTCGCATTGCATTAGACCAATTAGAACAGGCAAAGACAAGAGTAGAACTTACAGCACATTTAGCGAGAGATTATGAAACAACAACCAGTTGATTTAACACCATTACAGAAAGACTATGCGGTTTACTTACCTGCTATTAGTTCTTTCTATTCTACATACGTTGCAAAACAACGTTTAGAAAAATTTATTCCAGACGATCGCGTTCCTCAAGGATTTGATCGCGGCATTGAAGGTATGAACTTCTTGAATCCAGAGCAAGGCTATTTTTATTACAAATATGCGTTGTATTCAGCAGGTCACGCACAGTTAGACATTAATAAAAGTATCACACAAGAATCTATGATTCAACAACGTGATCGTAACGCTACTATGATATTAGGTGATTCAGGCGGTTATCAGATCGGTAAAGGTGTTATTAAGTTCGACTGGCAAAATTTTGAAGGCTCAGAAGCAAATAAAACTCGCGAAAAGATCTTAACTTGGCTAGATGTTACTGCTGATTGGTCAATGATGTTAGACGTTCCGACCTGGGCTTGTGACCATATTCATAGTCCAAAGACAGGTTTAAAATCATTTCAAGATTGTTTAGATAAAACAAGATTTAACAATGAATATTTTATTCAAAATCGTTTAGGTGCAAAAGATGGCGGTACTAAACTGTTAAATGTTTTACAGGGTAGTAACTGGGAAAACGCAGAAGCGTGGTACCAGGGTGTAAAAGAATACTCCGATACTAGCAAGTACGGAGACAGAGCCGCAGAAGGATGGGCTATGGGTGGTGCTAATATGTGTAAGATGCCTATTACACTACGTAGACTGATTACTATGCGGTTTGACGGTATGCTAGAAGGCAAGGATTGGATGCACTTCTTGGGTACTGCACAGTTGGACTGGGCTTGTTATCTAACAAGCATTCAGCGTCAAATTAGAAAGCACGTAAATGAAAACTTCACAATTTCCTTTGACTGCGCATCACCTTTCATCGCAACAGCTCACGGATTGGTATATACTAACGCCCAACATACCAATAAGCGATTCTCTGTTATCATGGATAAAGCCCCGGACAATAAGAGTCTTGCCAGACGGCACGATATACCTTTTCCTTTCGAATCCGATTTTGGTCGCAGACTTACAGTCGCTGATATTTGCCACTATGCACCGGGAATGTTAAACAAGATTGGTAAAGAAGGTAAAACTTCTTGGGATAGTTTTGCCTATGCTCTAATGATGGGTCATAATGTTGAATGTCACATTCGTGCTGTTCAAAGATCTAATAATCTAGCAGATATTGAATATGCAAGTCACAGACCAGATTGGAGACACTGGCGCAAGGTTAAAGATGCAGATAAAAGTGATGAATACTCAGAATGGGTACCGCGCAACATTCTGTATTTTAATAGATTTGTTGAAGAATTGTTTGAACTCAAGACTAAAGAAGAAGCATTTGAAATGATTGCTGAAGCAGAACGTCTTGGATTTTTACAAAACTTAGAAGGTGCTCGTCTACGTGGTGGTGTTACTAACATTGTAGATAGTCTTTTTGATGAAGTCAAAGAAGATGGAACTGTTGAAGTTCCTTGGACTGACGACAGAGAAGACGAAGAGTTGGATAATTTAAAAGTTGAATAAGGCTTAAAATGCGATCTCTATCTAGGAATCACGCTCCTAAATGTAGTTTACCCGGTTGCAATACTCAAGTAGGGTACCATAAAGGTTATGTTAAAAAAGATGGTACACCTACCTGGAAATGGAAAACTTTTTGCAATCTTCATAGAACTGTGTTAAGGTTTGAAGTGGACGAATGGATGCAATCAAAAGGATGCGAAAACCAATCAGGATACCTTGGATGGTTTTGTAGAGATCCGTATAGAAGTCTTACCATAGATCATCACGACGGTGATAAAGGCAATACATCTTCAGACAATTTAAAAATCTTGTGCGCAAATTGCCATAACGAAAAAAGTAAAATGTTTGGAGATCACAAAAAGAAATATTCTTATACAAATAAGATGTTCACAACTTTATTTGAAGAGGTTTAATATGTACGAAAATAGAATTAAGCACTTGGAAGAAGCACATCGTATGCTTGATAAAAAAGTAGACGATATGGAAAGAACAGGAATATTTGGGGAAGAGAATATTCACGAACTTAAAAAGAAACGACTCTTTTTAAAAGATGAGATCGAAATGCTAAGGGCAAAACAGGCGGGGTTGGAAGAATGAAATGCCAAACCTGTAATTTACAAATTCAACCAAATTGTGATTGGAATCAAGGAAGATGTCCGCATAGAGAACCTCTTTTGAGCTCAGCATTTCTTGACAATTATCATTTTAGATACTATAATTTAATTCAGTCCATTAAAAGATTATTTGCTAAAAAGGAAAAATAATTATGGCAACTTGGCCTTTTTCATCAGACGATACCTCACCATCATATAGTAGCGACGAAACTACAGAAAAGAAAGAACTTACCGCTTGGACTGTAAGTACATACTACAAAAAGTCTATTGAAGAACACGAACACTTTACTAAAGACGGACAAGAAATTATTCACAAAACTGGTTGGCGTGGAGGATCTTGGATTGTTTATACTAACGATGGAAACCCGCCAAAGTTTGAGTTTGATTATGTACCAGGCGGTGATGGATCTAAAGACAGCATAGATATTAACAACTGCTACTATAATAATATTGAAGAAGTTGAGCTCGAATCAACCTTTGACGGTTGTTGGGCAGACGTAGAATGGCCAGATGACATTGACGAAGATGAGCAAGCAGAAATTGAAGAAGCAATGGAAGAAGATGGCTATTACGATGCACTAGAAAGCAGAGATTGGTCTTCTAGTGATAGCGAAATGTGGATTTGGGGTCCTATTGTGATTGAAGGCGAAAACGGTTATCGTCGTATTATCCAAGCCGACGAAGATGGCAATGTTATTGACTTTAAGGAAAATGAATGAAGCGTGATTACACAGACGGAGTCAGCGAAGGTATTACATTCTTCACTGGTGTGGAGATTGAACGCACTCCTGCATTTGGAATGAAGACCTTATTTGTTGTAGGTGTTCACGACCCATATGTTATTATGGAACTTGCACGTAATCATAACTGCAAGCATATCTATTTTGGTGCTAATCAAAGTTTCCAAACTAATGGCGTTAATGATGTAGAAACTTGGCGTCCGTGGGAAGATATGATCTACGTTTGTCTAGATGCAGAAGACGGTTTCTGGTGTACGCTTGACTTTGATGTTAAGGAAACGGAAGGATTGCTCGAGAGCGGTTTAACCGAAAAGCGTAGATTTATTCCGCAGATTAGTGTAAAATTACCTTATATCAATCAACTTGGTTATAATGCTACACTAAAGATCGACGACAAAGATTTTTGTGCAACTAACCCTGGGGTATGGTGCCATAACCTACAGGACCTTCTGGGAAGAGATCGCTTCACAGATTGGGATCAATATGGCAAGGATGAAATTATTAAATGAGTACTGGACAGGCAATAAACTATGCGACTGCTAAACAATCAGCTATTCGCCCTGCTCGCAGAGTAAAAAGGAAAGAAATGAAACTTACATTTAAACAGCGTATCCGTAATTGGCTCAATAGCGACAATGACGATATGGATGCAGTACCAACCTTGGCTGTAGAAGCTGATCGTCTTCAATCTGACGGTATTCGTTTACAGATTTACAAAGCCAGTGGTGGGTACGTTGTAGAGACTCGAGGTTACGATCGAAAGACTGATCGCAATCATAACACTATGCACGTAGTTACTGAAAATGAAGACCTAGGCGATCGCTTAAGTAAAATTGTTATGATGGAGGCAATGAGATGAGACACCCTGATTTAAAAATTAAAGAATTTACAATTAAAGAAAATTCTGGATTCCGTATGCGTGTAGAATCTTGGGAGTGCGTTGCACCCAAAGGTCTATATGCTGTAAATTTTATTCAAGAAAGCCTAAATAAAGACGGTGATGTTGACGATACAAGTATCTACAATTTTCATCTAACTAAAGAGGAAGTCGGTGAATTGTGTAAAGGACTGTTATCAGTATGATTATTAGGCAAGACCAAAGACCCAATAAAATGATTTGGGTTACATTTCAAAAAGAGGGTATGCACAAATATCCAGCGGCTCTTACAGATTCTAGCCTTGCTACAGGTGACGAGTATGATGTTAGCTTCCTTGGCTATCCACATCGTCATATCTTTCACTTTAAAGTTTGGATTAGCGTAACACATAATGACCGCGATATTGAGTTTATTCAGTTTAAACGATGGTTGCAGAATCTTTATAAAGATGCTACACTTAGTTTAGACTTTAAGAGTTGCGAGATGATGTCAGACGATTTGTATGACGCTATCTCCAATAAGTATCCAGGCCGCGAGGTTTGGATTGAGGTCTCCGAAGACGGAGAAAATGGTTCATTCATCAAATATTAAAGGAAAGTAAGATGAAAAACTACAAGGACATCGATTACTTTGAAAGTCGTCCTGATGTTGTTAAGGTCTTTGATGACCTAGATGCGTATCTCGATTTCTGCAGATTTGAGTTGCGTGATTTTAATCCTGCAGATCTTTATCGCAAAGATTCTGCAAATTACCAAGCCTACTTGGCAAGTAAGCGTCCTCGTAGACCTTACCAAGGTAATAAGCCACGTTTTGAAGGTCGTAGTAATAACTACGAAGGTCGAAACAATAACTACGATCGCAGAGGTCGTTGATATGGCACGGGTTTTCCTAGTCGACCTTGAGGCAGTAGAAACTCGTTACACAGGCGAGTGGAAAACCCACCTTCCTGCACTTCTTAAAAAGAGAGGACACGATGTTCAAATTATATCTGGCCCTACGGATATTCCTAGTGCAACCACTCCTGGCGCTTTTCTTAATTTTGGTGGCACCAATATATATAAGTCTAGTCAAGTTGAGCAAATGGGTCGGTTGTTTTGCAATGGATCAGTGGCTCCTAATGATCACTTTATCTTTACTGATGCTTGGCACCCTGGCATCATAAACTTAAAATATATGAGTGAGCTTTTACAGATTCCTGTAAAAATTCACGCATTGTGGCACGCCGGATCATATGATCCTCAAGATTTCTTAGGTCGACTTATTGGTGACACTCCTTGGGTTAGACACTCAGAAAAAGCATTCTATCACGCAATCGATTATAATTGGTTCGCTACAGAATTTCATATCGAAATGTTCTGTAAAAATCTGTTAGGTTATGAAAACTCCAACATTGTTAGAGAGTTTGCCAAACATAAAATTATGCGTACAGGTTGGCCAATGGAATATATGGTAGATACCTTAAGTATGTACAGCGAAATGGAAAAGAAAAACATTATTCTTTTCCCGCATCGTATTGCTCCAGAGAAACAAGTCGATATATTTTATGACTTAAAAGAACAACTTCCTCAATATGAGTTTATTGTTTGTCAAGAACGTCAACTTACAAAAAACGAATATCATAATATGCTAGGCGAATCTAAACTAGTGTTTAGTGCTAACCTACAAGAAACACTTGGAATTAGTTGGTACGAAGGTGCTATTACTAAAACTATTCCTATGGTTCCAGACAGACTCAGTTACAGTGAAATGGCATTAAAAGATTTTTCTTATCCTTCAGAGTGGACAGAATCTTTTAATTCTTATAGGGCACATAGAGGAGCAATAGTAGATCGAATTGTCCATTATATGGAAAATTACGAATCCTATCTACCTCGCCTAAATAAACAGGTAGATCGTTTAACTAAGAATTATTTTAGTTGCGATAATCTCTTAGAGATGCTAAAATAACTTATTATGTCATCCACGACATTAACTCGGAGAATTTAATTGAAATTAAAAAAACAAGAAACAGCACTAGACGCTATGGCAGGCGATGGTGGCTATGAAGAAGCATACTTAGGCGATCATCTTCGCTTTAAAATGAAACGCGAAGGCAAACGTTTTTGGGCTGGTGACAATATCAGTGATTATGTCAGCGAAGAAGATAAAGAAATCTTAATTGAAGAAGCAACTGAAGCATTTGAACTAGTTCTTGATCGTTTGCTAATCGATCGAGAAACAGATCCTAACTCAAAAGGTACAGCACGTCGACTGGCTAAGATGTACTTCAACGAAATTATGGCAGGTAGATATGACCCATCACCAAGCGCAACAGCATTTCCAAATGACTCAGAAGATCGCTACGAAGGTATGTTGGTGGTACGTAGTGAGTTGCGCTCTATGTGCAGTCATCATCATCAGCCCGTTAGTGGTGTCGCTTACATTGGCATCATCGCCGCACAAAAACTTATTGGTTTGTCTAAGTACACTCGTATTGCTCAGTGGTGCGCTCGTCGCGGTACCTTACAAGAAGAACTAGCCAACGATATTGCTAGAGAAATAGAACGTGCCACTGCTGCATCCGACCTCGGTGTTTACATCCAAGCCACTCACGGTTGTTGTGAAAACCGTGGTATTATGGCACATAGTTCTTTAACGCAGACTACAGTATTGAAAGGTGCGTTTAAAGATGATCCAGGTACAAAGAAGGAATTCTTTGATAACATTAAACTACAACAGGAGTTTGCACCGCGATGAGTAATTCCGTAGATATGGCTAACGATTTAATTAATCGTGCTAAAAATTTAAAGAAGTTTGAAGTAAAACGTATGCTAGAAGATGGCATTCTGTTTAATGGTCCTGTACCTTTTGATATTAAGGGCAAAGACGATTGCTATTGGATTTATGCGTATGCAGTTACCCAAGAAGAAGCAGAAGCAACAGTTGATGCTTGGTTAAAGGATCGTGTATGAAATGGTTTCTTAATCTCTTAGAACGTATGGGTCGTAAACGTATTGTTATGGATCGTGAAGCTGACGAACCATATTTAGAACGCTACTATCTATTTCTAAAAGATAGAGACCGTTTTCCATTTAACATTTTCCTACACAAGTTTTTAAAAGGTGATCCAGATGATCTTCACGATCATCCCTGGCCTTATGCCACACTTATTCTAAAAGGTGGTTATTGGGAAACTACTCCAGAAGGTCGCTTTTGGAGAAGACCTGGACACTTTAGAATTTGTAAGGCAAAAAGTTTTCATCGTGTAGAATTAGAACCGGGCGTAGAATGTTGGACAATCTTTATGCCAGGCCCTAAACAACGTGAATGGGGATTTGATGTTAACGGTAAATGGGTACAACACGAACAATATTTAAAAACACGATATGAACAAGCACATAATTAATTTTAATGAATTTACAGTAAACGTTAGTAAAATTTGCCGTAGCTTTGGTACTTGGCGACCTGATTACATTGTAGGACTTACACGGGGAGGTTTGCTCCCTGCTGTTATGATTAGTCATTGGTTAGATGTGCCAATGCACTCACTCAATGTAAGCCTACGTGATCATACAGCAAGTGAAAGCAATCTATGGATGGCTGATGATGCATTTGCAGGTAAACAGATTCTTATTGTAGACGATATTAACGATAGCGGTGCTACACTTAATTGGATTATGGACGATTGGCGTAGCAGTTGCTTTCCTCACGATGAGCGTTGGGATATGATTTGGAACAATAGTGTACGCTTTGCTGTAATTGTAGATAATCTTGCCAGCGGGTGTAATGTTAAAATGGACTATGTTGGATTTGAGGTCAATAAGGCAGAAAACGATGTTTGGATAGAATTTCCTTACGAAGATTGGTGGGCAAAATGATCGACGCACAGGTTAAGGTACATTGCACAGATGCAGGTAAAGATTTTGATATGCACGTTTTAGGTTACAAACCTAAAGCATTTTTAGAAGTTGCTTTTCAAACTTTAAAAATTAAAATGGTATATAAAGAGAATACTAGAGCGTTTGTTGGTAGCCTAGGTGGGAGAGAATTTGTTATTCGCGAAGATTCTCTACCAAAAGAAAATAAGGGATATTGATGGGTAGAACTTTATTCATTGGAGATAGTCACACAATGGGCTACACTTCAGTTTTGAACAGTAAAGGCGTAGGCAGTTTTAGTCAATGGAACGATAACAACTATGCAGAAATTTACAGTAAATTAAACAATAAGCCAGTCATTGTTTATGCTATGTCTGGTGCATCAAACAGATTATATACCGATTGGCTTATATCGATGTTTAATTTGTACGATGACATTGATGAGGTCTTTATTTGTCTAGCATCATTTAATAGATTCATTATAGCATACGACGATATTTCTAAAGAAGATTGTATTCCATCTGATTATTTCACTTTCAAGTGCGATTCAGACGATGAAAATATTCATAGATATATGGATGCAATTGTTAGAGAAAAATCAATGCAGCTATTAAACAAGTCAACTTACGACGATTACGGAAATTATCCGGGTGTTGAATTTAGTGCTACTGATGGATTAATTGTTCCGGATCTTCGAAAACATACATATATGCAGGTTAAATTGTTTTTCGAACTTAATACCTATGTAGAAAAAAGAGAATTTTTAAATTGTGTTTACACCTGGGATAATATCTGCGCAGACCACGGAGTGCCTTTACATCTGTTTAATTTTACAGATAGATTAAAATTTCCAACGCAGTTTGACTATTACGGAAAACTTAAAAATACTAGAATTGCTTCTAAAACAGTTCAATCATTTACAAAGCAATTAGGGTTTAATCACGAAAATTTTCTTATTGAAGATAAAGAACACTACAATACTAGCTATCACGAATTAGTTGCCAAACATTATATTCCATGGTTAACCAGTTTAAAAAAATATTAATTGCTGGAGATAGTTTTTCAGCAGTTTGGCCTGATTCAAACACAGGCTGGGTTAATCTGTTGGCTAAAGATTACGATGTTACTAATTTATCAGAACCTGGAATAAGCGAATACAAAATTCTAAAACAAATAGAAAGTGTAAACACGACATCATTTGATGTTGTGATAGTCAGTCATACAAGTCCTAGCAGGGTTCATACAAAAAATCATCCTATACAAAAATCAGGATTTAGAAAAAATTGTGACTTAATATATCACGATATCGAAAATCATTTTAATCCTTTTAACTTTAATCTATTGTCAGCTAAACTATTTTTTAGATATCACTACGACGACGAATATCAAATTGATATCTATAATTTAATTCGAGACAAAATAAACAATTTAATAAAAACAAAATATATTAGTATTTCGCATTTAGAGATTGCTGCCGAATTAGCCATAGAAAAATATCATACAGATTTTTCAACTCTTTGGAGCAAAGAAAGAGGTTACACAAATCATTATACTGACAACGGTAATAAAATTGTATATAATATAATAAAGGAACTTATAGAAAAATGACCGATATAAACAAAATATTTCCCGCCGAGCCTAGTTTTATCGAAGATTCTAAAGCGCCGTGGACAGAACTTATAGAAGAAGATTATCACGTAAAAGTATTTCGTGATATCTATCCGGTAACAGAGGGTCATCTTTTATTTGTACCTAAATATAATACCGTTGCTGTTCTAATGGATTGTTTTGAAGATGCAGTTAGAGACGGTATTAAGAGAGTACAACAAGGCGAATGGGACGGATTTAACATAGGTATGAATTACGGCCCAGCTGCTGGACAAACAGTTCCTTGGCCACACGTTCATCTTATTCCAAGACGTAAAGGTGATATGGAAGACCCCACAGGAGGTGTTCGTCACGTTATTCCAGAAAAAGGAAACTATCGTAAATGGTAACCATTAATGTTCCGTGGAACGAAAAAACAAATAATATGCCATTTTGGAATAATGTAACTGCAACTATTGTAGAAAAATTTGGATTGCCAGGAGATAGATATAGAACTGAAGTTAGTACAGAATGTATGAAATTTCATTTTCATAATGAACACGATGGACTTATGTGCAAGATACTAGTAAGTGAATACATATGAAAAACATTCTTGTTGTAGTTTCAATTTTTGCTATATTTTTTATTTTAATTTTAGTAGGTTCTAAGCAACCTCAAACAAGAATATACGATTGCGGAATGGCAGAATGGCATCCGGATATTCCCAATAAAGTTAAAGAAGAGTGTAGAAAATTACACTACGAGCATTGGAAGAAAGAAAATGACGAAAAAAATAGAATCTAAAAGTTGGACCCTTAATGTTGAAGAAGATCCTGAAACAGGAGATTGTATATTACCATTTCCTCCAGACCTATTAAAAGAAGCAGGTTGGAAAGAAGGCGATAATTTAATTTGGATCGATAACGAAGATGGCACTTGGAGTTTGATCAAAGAAGACTTGACAAATTTTGTAAAAAAAGGTATAATAAACAATGAGTAAAATTAAAATCGCAGAGCTGTTTTACAGCATTCAAGGTGAAGGCCGCTATATGGGTGTGCCTTCTGTTTTCTTACGTATATTTGGTTGCAACTTCAAGTGTGCCGGGTTTGGTATGCCTAGAGGTGAACTAAGCACAGAGGCAGATGATATTGTTATTCAACACAAGAGATCTCCTTACGAAAAATACGAAGCATTGCCGTTGGTATCTACAGGTTGTGATAGCTATGCTAGTTGGCATCCAGAGTTTAAAGACCTAAGTCCAATGCTAACTAGCGATGCTATTGCTGAACGCATTATGGAAATTCTTCCACACAACGAATGGCAGGACGAACACCTAGTTATCACAGGTGGTGAACCTTTGCTAGGTTGGCAACGTGCCTATCCAGACTTGTTGCGTCATCCCAAGATGACAGGTCTAAAAGAAATTACCTTTGAAACAAACGGCACCCAAGAACTGTCAGAAAGTTTTAAAGATTATTTGTTAGAATGGACAATGCCTCATCCAGATTACAACAAAGAAATTACATTTAGTGTTAGTGCTAAATTACCTTGCTCTGGAGAAAAGTGGGAAGATGCTATTCGTCCAGAAATAGTTTGTGATTATCAAAACTGGGGTTATGTATACTTAAAATTTGTAGTAGCCTCTGAGGAGGATTTGAAAGATGCAGAACGAGCTGTTAAGGAATATCGCGAGGCAGGTTTTACGGGCCCTGTTTATATTATGCCTGTTGGTGGAGTTGACAGCGTGTATACCCTTAACAATCGTAACGTGGCAGAAATGGCAATGCGAAAAGGATGGCGGTACAGTGATCGACTACAAGTGCCTCTCTTCAAGAACGAGTGGGGAACCTGATGGAGACCAAAACAAGAACAGTAGTACGGACAGTAAGTTATAGAATTATTGCGTTATTGATTACTGCAATTTGGACAGGGTTAAGCGATGCTGTTCTTATTCATATTATTCTAACAGCGGTACATTATATAATGGAAAGAATTTGGCTTAAGGTGCAATGGGGTAAAAATTAATGAACAAATTTATTGAAAAATTACTAGGTATTGATAAAATCAAAGCAGAAGCAGAGGCTGCTGTAAAGGCTGCTGAAGCATCTAAAGAAATTGCCGAAAAGGCTGCAGAGGCTGCAGAAAAGGCCAAGGAAGCTGAAGAATTGGCTAAACTGAGTCCAAAAGAACGTGCTAATCGTAAAAAAGAACCGTGGGTGGGGGTACTAAATACACACGTTAACCAAGATAACATTCGCAACGGTTTTTTTGAGCTTGACTGGAACGAGCATTTTGTGTTAAAATTAAAGCAAGAAGGATATGGTGCCGATGGCGATAATGACGAGGAAATCGTAGATCGTTGGTTCCGTGAACTTTGTGCAAACGTGGTTGTCGATGGCGACTACGGCGGTCCTGTTAATACAGGTGTTATAGACATACAGAGCGTAAAGAAGAACAATTAATGGCTTATATTTTAGTTGATACTGCGAATACTTTTTTTCGCGCACGACACGTAATCAACGGCGATGCTGATATTAAACTCGGTATGGCTTTTCATATTACTTTAAATTCAATCCGTAAAGCGTGGCAACAATTCCAAGGTCATCACGTTATCTTCTGTTTAGAAGGTCGCAGCTGGCGAAAAGACTATTATGCTCCGTATAAGCGTAATCGTCAAGAAACCCGTGCTGCCTTGAACGAACGTGAGCAAGAAGAAGATAAACTGTTTTGGGAAGCATTTGATACCTTTAAAGAGTTTATCAAAGATAAGACTAACTGCACAGTTATGCAACATCCGCAACTAGAAGCAGATGATCTTATTGCAGGCTGGATCCAAAGTCATCCGCAGGATCAACACGTGATCATTTCAACAGACAGTGATTTTGCACAGTTAATTGCGCCCAATGTGAAACAATATAACGGTGTAATGGAAACAACTATTACACACGAAGGATTCTTTGATGACAAAGGCAAATCAATTATTGACAAAAAAACTAAAGAACCAAAAGCGGCGCCCAACCCAGAATGGCTCTTGTTTGAAAAATGTATGCGTGGTGATACCAGTGATAATGTCTTCTCAGCGTATCCAGGTGTGCGTACTAAAGGCACAAAAAACAAAGTGGGTCTTACAGAAGCGTTCGAAGATCGTAAAAGCAAAGGATTTGCGTGGAACAATCTCATGCTTCAGAGATGGACTGACCACGAAGGTGTAGAGCATCGTGTATTAGAAGATTACGAGCGTAATCGCAGATTGATCGACTTATCTCATCAACCAGACCATATTAAAGAAATTATTGCCACAACTATTGCAGAGGCCGTCTCTGCAAATAAGGATGTTACACAAGTCGGTATTAGATTAATGAAATTCTGTAATACTTGGGATCTAAAAAAGATTTCAGAACAGGCTCAGTCTTACGCAGAACCATTAAATGCCAAATACAGTAGTAATCAAAGAGAAACAATGTCCCTATGATAACAAATAGTTTGACGGAGGAAATTATGACAGAGTTACACGCTAAAGCCATCATTGCAGATAAATTTTGGATCGTAGAACAAGACGGAGAAAAGGTCGCGACGTTGAGAAAAAACGAAGACGATCGATATGTAATGAGTAACGAATCCGGAATAAAGATTTACGAAACAAAAGAAAGTCTAACAAAAGAATTTGGTAAGACATTCTTTACAGTTAAAATTGTTAAAGAATCTCACAACGCCTTGCCTAATGAGGTTCACGGTTATCCTACAAGTACAGAACCGCATAATGCTATGTTTGATATTCGAAAAAAACTTCCGCTATTTACAAAGAGTGGAGATAGTAAAAGTTTGTATTGTGCAGGATATTACACTATTAAATTTGATAAAGGATGGGTTAAGAGTTTTTGTCCTAAAAAAATTACTCTTGAACGTTATCCTTTTAAAGGACCTTTTAAAACTGAGATTGAAATGAAACAGGTGTTGTCTAATGTCTCAAAATAATCTTCCTACTACACTACCAACTATTGAAAAGTTAATTCAACGAATTTCCATAGCTGAAAAAAGCCAGCAAAAAGAAATAAGAATTACCATACAAGAAGCTCGCGATCTTACTTCTGAGTTAGCCGTCCTAACATCAAAGTTAGGTAAAACTGTTACTGAAATACACCAATTATTATCTGAAATCAAACAAGCATCTACCCAAATTGATGTTAAGTTTGATGGTGGAACATTTTAAAAGGCATAAATATATACGTGGTTAATTAGGAAACACGTATATTATGAGTAGACCAAAACCGACTGTCTTATTAGAATACGCTAACAAGGAAACGTTCAAAATTGAACAAATACTTGATAGTGAAGCCATCTGGGCTGTATTCTATAAAGGCCAGCCTTTTAATTTAAAGAGCGGAAGTTTGGTTGCTAGTTATCCAGGACCTAAATATAAAAAAGTATCATTTTCAAATCCTGGTCACGCATATAACCTAGCAAAGAAATTAAACAAACTTTTTAAAACTTCAGACTTCGCAGTTTATAAACTTACCACCGGTGAAGAGGTAAAATAATATGGATACTAAGGATACCTATACACGGGTATTCTTGGAGGCGGCAGGATTAGCAACTGATCCAGATACTATCAAAAAGTATAAGGCCGTTTGGTGGTGGAACATTCGTTCAAAAAATTCTGGCGGTTTAAGATTGACTGAGCAGGCTTTGAATTTTATTGAAGAGTATGCTAAAATAAAAACATACAAAATAGACTTTCCTCAAGAATTTGCTTTCACACCGCAGGTTCTTATTTGGTTAGATAATTTTATAGATTCTCCATTTTTTATCAACAAAAAACACATTATTGTAATGAAAGAAAAATCTGCTTTTGAGCTATATCTATTTTCCGGAGACATTCGAAAAATGGGTCATAACAAGGCCCTGTCAAAAAGACTTAGCCAAGAATCAGTGTCAGAATAACTCACACTTATAAATATTTTCACGATGTTTGATCTTAATCCTATTGACGTTTTAAAACAAAGAAAAGTACATATTGTGCCGCCGCATTTTAAAAAAATCAGTGTTACAGAAAATGAACTTTTTAGTGGATTGGAAGACTGGGTCAAAACAAAATTGAAGGGTAGATATTTTATCAATAAACAACCAGGAATTGATAAAAACGGTTCTTTACGATCTACTTTTTATATCGGATTTGAAGATCAAAAAGAATTAACTTATTTTATTCTAGCGTGTCCAATGTTAAGGAGAAACTAATGACAGACGAAGTTCAAAAACAAGAAGCACCAGCTGCTCCAGAGGCAGCGCCAGTGCAACAGCCAGCACAAGGTCCCGATTTAAATATCAGCGATCTAGCTGCGTTAAAAAATATTATCGAAGTTGCAACAACAAGAGGAGCGTTCAAAGCAGCAGAATTAGAAGCAGTTGGTAAGGTGTTTAACAAACTGAATGCTTTCTTAGAAGCTGTGTCTAAAAAGGAGGCTTAATCATGGCAGGTCCATATAAACACGTTGGCAAAATGGCCAATACTGGTGCAAAGGTTCTTGTAGTATTTAGAACATTGCCCGGAGAAGCAAACACAGCATTAGTACTACCTGTGGCAAATTTACCCGACAGCTATCACGACGCTATTATGGAAGTTGTTGAAACTCCACAGGCACAGGATGCTTTTGAATTTGGTGAAATTATGTTTATGCGTAGTTTTCCAGACGGTCGCCCAATGCTACAAGCAATGCAGGCAGATAACCGTTTACACAAGGTTGCTACAGATACAGTTGTTATGACTCCAACTCCAACAACAAGTATTGCGTTGTCTGAATTAAATGTTTTAATTGCTGAACAAAAGAATTGTTCAATCGACGATTTGTATACATTCGTTTCGGGTGCTCCTAAGAAAACTGAAAAAACCGCAACTAAAACAGTACAAGAATCTGAGCCTATTGTAGATCCTGATATTCCTGCACCATTAAGAGCGCAGGCAAGCACCAACGAAGCACTAACTGATAAAGATATTGCTCGTTCTTATCGTAGTCAGGCAGATGCAATGTACAAAGAAGCAGCAAGATTAAGACGTGAAGCAGATTCACTAGATCCGCCTACTAAGAAAACCGTCAAGAAGGCAGAAGAATCAGCCGATGCCTAATCCGTTGTTTAAGCCTCCACGCCACTTAATAAAAGAGTGGCCAGAGGTCTTTGAAGATCTCTATATGAATACTATGCCAGTCGCTTATCTAGAATTAATACATCTAGAATTTAGCGATGGCAGAGTATGGGAGATTGACATTAAAACAGAATTAGTAAAACAAACTCCAGAATCAATTGCAGACACATTAATTAATACGCTGCAAGAATATAAAGAAGAAATTAAAAAAATAGATTTTAAAGTCGATATCGATAAATTAAAAAAAGATATCAAAGATTCAACTAACGGAATCTTTTAAAACTTTTAAAATATTCTCAACAAATCTATTGTGTACTATTTGAGTAGGATGTCCGCATCCGTGAATTTCGGTAGATTTATCATTTACAAAATCATAGAGATTTTTATCTGTAATAAAAGAAGGATGTGATAAACATTCTTGTTGCATTCTAGCAATATCTTTTTTGAAATACTCTTCAAAAGAAGCTTTAAAATGTTTATAACCTCCGTCGTTTATGCAAGGAACAATTAACAGTTTGTTGTTTAAATTTTTTTCTGATATTTGTATTAATCGAGACCAACATAGATAATAGAAATAAAACATATACATAGCATTTTTAAATTCTATTATAGGCGCTTGATAATCTTGAAGGTGTAAAGGAAATTGCTCTTTCATTTTTAATAATACCGCTTTTGATTTCTGTTTGCCAAAATATATAGAACGCTCAATAGAAGTCAATCCTACAAAGACTAAATCAGTATCAGATATTAGACCTTCTGAAATATCATGTTCAATTTGATACAAAATATTAGGAAGAGAATTTGCTCCTTCAGATCTATTAGATAATTCTACCTGCAATTTATTTGCTAATATTGCAGGCCAAGCTAATAATTTTTGTTTTTCTATTAGTTTTTTTCTTAATAAAGGATCATAAGATTCTTTTATTTTAAACCAAGCTTCTATTCCTTTTTCTCTTTTAATTTTTTCTGCATCGGGATTTAATTGATAATCTAAAAATTCATCTCCGGCTGTATAACTACAACCATATGCAACAATTCTCGTTACTTTAGATTTTTCAAATTTAAAATTTGATCTATTTGTGCTTATATCTTTGTATTGTCTCCAATTTTTAAACATCATCGACAATTGATTTATTGATTTGTCTACATCATTAATTGTCATAAGAGGTCTTATTTTACATTGATATATATTTGACAAACTATTAAATTCAATATTACAAAATTCAAACAATAATTCCCATATTTTTTCCGATCTCTCCCATTCTGAGTTAGAATACAGATTAAAAAAATTATTTAAAAATTCATCTCCGCGTTGGCATATAGTATCTATTGCAGGCCTGTTTAAAGCTATAACGTGAGGAGTAATTAAATCTGAATGTCTATGTACCCAAACTTTTGGTTTATCTTGAGTTACATTTTTTAAAAATGCATTAATATCACCTTCAACTATTAAATCAGTTGTAATTGATATTACAACTTCGGATTTAGTTTTTTTTAATCCTTGTATAAAAGAATATATATGCTGAATATAAAAAACTTTGTAATTATCTTCTTCACTGACCTTGTATGCAGACTTATACCATTCTACCAAATGACTCCTATTGTAGACATCGACAACAGTAGGTTTTAATTTGTTTTTTAAGTGGTCTAATGCAAATTCAAAAGTTTTATCTTCCTCTATCATATGAGTAGATTTTAATGAAAGAGATGAATGCGAATCTTGCAGATAATCAAGTACGCTAAAAATATTATTGTGATTTACATCTTTAAAACATTCTGCTTGACGTTTAGCAGCTTCTGCAAACCTAACTTGACCAGAATATAATATTTCTAAACTCATACAGTTTTTGCCCATCTTGGATTTTCTTTAATTATTTCGTGAGTAAAAATTCTATCAATACTGCTATGAACGCCACAGGTTTCAGAGCAATAAAGTAATTTTCCATCTTTAATAGTGTCCTTAGACCAACTATCTGCAAATACACGATCTAAATGTCCACTTGATAAAATTTCTTCTAACGAATGAATATTTAGATCAAACTTATCCCATCCGTAATCATTCATATGTTTATGTAATTGCAATGTTGCTGCTTCTGAATATAATCCATTTAATCGAGTACCAATATAACAACAAGGCATTACTCGACCAAAATTATCAACAAATATTTCTTTTTTTCCATTTGTCCAAACTTTTGATTTGCAATTAATTTTGCACCCGTCATATTTTGTATTATCAGTTTTTAAAATTTTATCTTCGTAAACAGTTAACACTTGATTTTGAAAATCTTTACCGGTAGATTTTGTTTCTTTTAATGATCGATAGTTATCTATTTTAAAAGGATAATATTTTATTGGAGATACACCTGTTGGATTTTCTAAATTTCTATTTTTTGGATCAACAGGAGCTTCTATAGTATAATCAAGTTCTCCTTCTTTATTAAGAGCTACCAAATGTACTAGCTCTGTTCCGTTGTCAACGCCTAGTGCTTTTTTAGGAACAAACTCTTTAAAACCCATCTTTTCAGAAAAACGTTTTGCTTCAATTATCTGATGTTCGTTGTGTTTAAAAATAAGGAAATCCCATATAGCAGGACCACCAGCATTAATAAACGATTCTGCATTTTCCATAAGAATTTTCCAATCAACATTTCGTCTATAAATGTGATTAGTATCTTCAAGACCGTCTATGCTAAATGTAACTGACCAATAATTTGAACTGCTCCAAGGATGTTTAGAAAATAATTTTCCTAATTTTTCCCACCAGATAGATCTGCGCATTCCGCCATTTGTGTTGACTCTAACAGAAATATTAGGATTTACAGAATCTATATATTCACATATTTCGTACATATCTCTAGCAACACAAGGATCCCCGTGTACACCACAAAATAATATTAAACTACAACGTTGAATAATTTCAGGAGGAAAATATTTTTTAAATTGTTCTAATGTTATTTGACCTATTTCTAGATCGGGCCGTGTCAAAGGACTATTATTATAAAATCTTACGCACATAGGACAAGCAGCATTGCAAGCATTAGTCAATTCTATGTGCATCTGAGTTAGTTCATTAAAATTCCAAAAGTTCATATTACATACCTATTATTTTCGAATACTCAGGAAATACCTTTGAAAATTCTTGATTTCTGTACTGGTCATGTTTTTTTATTGTTGAAATAAATGTTTGCCAAACAGCATCTTTAAATTTACCGTTTTTAATAAATCCAATGATTCCAGGAATTTGATACCACGCACTTACGTATTCTTTTGGAATTTTTTCTAATCTAGATATTACTTCTTCTTTAACATTGTCTGGCATTTTACCAATATTAAAATGTTCTGGGCCGTGTACTAAATTTAGATAAACTCCTAGGTCAGGGTAAGATTTATAATATTCATTTAAAATGTTAGGAAGGTAAAATATGTTAATAGAACTTAAGGTAATACACCAACTAATGGACATATTTTTGTATGTATCTTTATAAGATCTTGCCTGTTGCATATTAATACAAACTTCATTCCAATTGGCTGGAAATCTCATATATTCGAATTGTTCTCCAATTCCGTCAATACTAAAACTTAGATTAATATATTTAAAATGCTGCCATAATTCTGTTTCTTTTGGCCAGGTGGTTCCATTTGTATTATAATGCAACTCTATATCTTTTGCATAACCCTTGTCGACACAAATACGTAATATTTCCCACATCTTCTTGCTCAGGAACGGTTCGCCGCCATAAAAATCAAACTGTTTTATTGTTTCTAAATTATTAGCAAGGTCATCCCAAAATGGACTGTCTTCATCGTATTGTTGATGATATTTCTTCATCCCTTCGCTATATTCCTTATAAGACATTTTGCTACTATGATCTAAGTCATAGGCTTCTTTCATCCATAAAGAACTAATAGAAGGATGGCACGTTCTGCATTTAATGTTACAGGTGTTTCCTAGATTTAATTCAAATTTTGCCAGGCCAGTATAGGGAGTTCGATCGCGCCATTCTATTTCGTGAAAGTATCGATCATTATCTCGTTGACGTTTGCTTTTTCTGCCGCCATCTTCTTCTTCCCAACAAAATTTACAAGCCGGATCGCGAACGCCTTTATCTAGATTATTTCTAATTTTTTCAGCTATTTTATTGTTAAAATTTTCTTGGATAGATGTTTTACCAATCATTAATTTATTAGGAAAAAACATTAAATTTTGATAAGAATCTACAATCATACAGCACATTTTTGTACTGCCATCATTGTTGGCACTCATTGCGTGAAACGCATTTACACACCAAGAGTTTTTATTTTTTTCAGTTATCATAGTTGTCATAAATTGTTTTACAGTAATTGTAGAATTCTGTATATTCAGGAAATGTTTTTAATAAACTTGTTCCTAATCTTTTATCGTTTTCTGTAAAAAATGAATAAAAATCTCTCTGACCTTGTTTTATTTTTTCAGGACTAACTGGGTTCTCTTTCATATAATCAGTTACCCTTAACATTTTTTCATACTCAACATCTGTGAACCATTGTTTATTATCTAAAATAAATTGTAATGTTTCTTCTTGATATTTAATAAACTCTGTTGGAAGTATGTTAATCATCCAGTGAGGAGGTTCTTTTAGGTACGGTGTATCAAAGGATACTGATTCAAATCCAAACTTTTCACGCCATTCAATTACCTTATGTAATAACTTTTGAAAATTAGTCACACATAAAACATTATAGGTACACATTAAATTAACAGTTGCACCAGCTTTAATAACTTCAATCATATTGCGTTCCCAGTGGTCGCATTTTAACCCTGTGCGCATATATTCTGCTTGTTCGCCCCAACTATCAATACTAGTAAAAAAACTAAATTTACGAATTTTCTTTTGTTTAACTAAACTAGTAACTCGAGTAATTAATCTATCAACTCTATCAAAGGTAACTCCTAAATTACTGTTTAGAGTAATTTCTAAATGGGGGGCTGGTTCATCTTCTAGCAAATCAAAAAATTTCATTGCTCCTGGATTCATTAACGGTTCTCCGCCAGTAATACGAAGTGTATGAAGGTCTTTACGTAAACTAGGCCACCATTTCCAAAATGCTTCAATGTAGGGATTTTCATCTTTAGGTCCATAGTATGTTCCGTGTTCTAAAAATTCAATTCCGTATTGATTATATGTTAGGTCGTAATTGCCGTGTTTTTTAATTTCTTCCATCCACATTGTACTAGCTTGTGGACAGCAATATCCGCAACGATAGTTACAACCGTTACCAAAGCTGACCTCTAGATACCGCGGATTGATAGGAGCATCCCACGGCAATTCTGCTAACGATTCTATCAATGGTTCTGAAAAATCACTAGAGCTATGTATCATTCGATCACTAATATGTTCGCCTGGTAGATCCTCTATGTTCCAACAATAGTAACATTCTTCCGGTCTTCCACCTTCTAACATTGTTTTTCTTTGTTGCATTTTCCATTTTGTATTATGTAATGCACTAGGATCAATTGCTATTTCATCTAATGGTATATGGTGTGGACGTGGATGATAACAACTATGGTTATCGCCTGTGTGCAGATATAAAGTTTGGTGCAACCATTTCATTGCACAAAACCCTTCACCTACTTTGTTTAATCTATCTCGAACATTTTTAATAAATGTCACTCTACTTTCTTGCATATTGCCTCGCATTGTTTCCAAAAATTAGTTAGTTCTGGAAATGTATTTAAAAAATTTGTACCTCTTCGCTCGTCGTGCTGGCTAAAAAATAAATAAAAATTTTCTTTAGCTGTCTCTGTATTAAATCCTGTATTCGATTTAATCCAATCAACTAATCGTTGAACTTTACTGATTTCAAAATCACTAAATCCTTTAAATTCATTCCAACGTGTTTCCGGATTGTATTTCATAAAGTCAATTGTTCGCTCTAATTCAGAAACTAGTTCAGGCATTAATTTAGGATTTAAAAAATCAGGATCCATTAATTGAGGAACATCAAACCAAATTAATTGACGACCTTTATTAAATTGTTTTCTCAATTTAAGAATATTTTCAATGTAGTTATAAAATCCTGTATAACTTAACACATTAAAAGTAATAATAAATGTTAAACTATGTTTTTCACTATTTTGCAAATAATCACATACGTTGTTATACAGTAAATTAAAATCCATCCCGTTGCGAATATATTCTGCTTGTTCTCCCCAAGAATCTAAAGAACAATATAACATAAAATGATCAATGGCGTTTGCATCAGTAATTTCTTTAAGACTTGTCATAAACTTTTTCCACTGATCGCCAGGTGGACAACAATTACTAGTTATACTTAAATGTAAATCTTTTTTAGGATGTTCTTTAACGTAATCAAACATACGAAATGTGTTCTTGTCCATTAGCGGCTCGCCGCCAGTCATACGGAAAGTATGTAGTGTTGGGTATATTTGAGGCAACCATTCCCAGAATGCTAACAAATAGGGATTATCAGGACCATTATCAATATTAAGACTTTTCATCCAATTGATATCATTGTGCCATCTATCCTTTAAAATAAATGCTCCATTTGCTTGAACGTCTTTATGCCAGGCAGTAGATAGATGAGGACTGCAATAACTACATTTAAAATTACAGGCTTGGTTAAAATTAACTTCGACATATCTTGGATTAGAATTACCCAAGTAGCCTATTAACTGTGCTTCATCAATTAAACCATCTTCCCACACATCCTTGCTACGGTAAGCACGATCACTTAACTGTGTTCCACTATCTTCAATTTGCCAACAAAATTCGCATTCGTTAGGACGAGTTCCCTCTAACATTAACTTTCGTTGTTCTTTTTTATACTTTGTATTATGCAATGCACTAACATCAATACGTATTTCTTCTAATGGAACTTGATGTGCTCTAGGATGGTAACAACTGTGTGTCTTACCTGTAGGAATATGTATACTAACATTATACCATTTAGCCAAACAAAAACTAGGACTTACTTCATTAAGTTTTTTTTGAACGTAGTCAGCGTCGGCAAAGTATCTAGATTCATACTTGCCATTTATTTCTTTCAACTCGTTGCCTTTTATATTACGGTTGTATTCCACTAAACTGTTCCTTTAACCATTCAAAGTCATTAATTTTTCTTAATGCATCGGGATTGTTTTTATTTTCTTCTCCGTACTTACGTCCTGCAATAGCACCTGCAATTGCATACTTGCCATATTGTTTATCAATTCCTAATGAACACCAAGCATCTAATCTTTGTTGTGTTTCATCTTCATATTGACGTTCAATTACACGACTTGATAATTTACAACATTCTCTAAATGCTGATCTCCAGGTTGCAAACTCATCTGTATTAAACGAATTAATGTTCGATACATCATCCATAGCTTTAAATTTTTTAGATATAGAAGTTGTCATATCCGGAGTTGTTACATCCATTGATAATGTTAATAGTCTTGGTAATAATTTTACACCACCGTTACCATATTCTAAATCGTTTATTGGGTTTCTACTACGCCACACGTGAACACAATCTATGTCATAACTAGACATAGTTAGATCAAAATTAAAATTATCTTCAATGATTGCATCGCCATCAACTATCCATATCATATCAGTGTTACACATTTCAGCTGCCTTAATATGCGCTTGATGTATTCCTTTAACACCGTGGACTCTTTTTGCTCGAGGACACTTGACCAGCAATCTATTATAATTTTCATCTGCATTAGGTTCGTTGTAACTGATAAAAACAACGTCATATAATCGATGCTTAGAAACTAAACGATCGTGTTCTTTTCTTTCTATTAAAAATCGATGTTTAAATTCTCGATGACCTATAACCTTTGTCTTTGAAAATAATGCTAACCCGTTAATATAAATTTCTGTACCGTTAAACATATGTTTGAACATATGATTTTCTTTTCTATCGTGATCGGACTTGCCGTCGTTAGGATCAAAATATAAATCAAAAACTGTTTCGTCAGTTATATCAATTTCTGGCCATATTCCCCAAAACAAAGGTTGAGTTTCTTTTTCTATAATTTGTTGATATTCATCATAGGTAGTTAACGTATATCTATTATATCTATATCGGCTAACAACACGATTGTGTTCTTTTTTATCAATTAAATATCGTCTATTAAATTCTCTTTGAGAAATAATTTTAGATGTTGAACATAGAACAAGACCATTTAAATAGGATTCTTTATCATTGCATAAATTTTTAAACATATGATTTTCTTCTCTATCGTGATCATATTTGCCGTCGTTAGGATCAAAATATAAATCAAAAATAGTATTATCTAAAATTTCAATGTTAGGCCATATGCACCAAAACATTTTTTGTTTTTCGTTTTTAACAATTTCTAAATATTGATCGTATGTTGATATATTGTATACTGGATATTGAAATTTGCTTGCTACAATATTATATTCTTTTTTATCAGTGGCATATTGACTTTCAAACTCTGTTGGGGACATCTGTTTATACTTACTGCAAAGAACCATGCCGCTTATATAAGACTCAACATCATTACATAAATTTTTAAAAATATGATTTTCTCTACGATCATATGTATTATGATGACTAAAGTATAAATCAAGTACCGATTCATTTATAATTTTAGTCTCGGGCCATACGACCCAAAACATATCATCTTTAATTTGTTGATATTCTTCAAATGTATTAGGAGAATATACACTATATTTTTTCGGTGTACTTGCAACAATATCTATTTCTTTTTTATCTGCAAAAAATCTATGATAAAATTCTCTCTTAGAAACTTTTACATTTTTTGGAAATAAGCAAATGCCGTCAAAAAATTCTCCATTTTTAAAAATATGGACAATATTAGAATTATGCTTAGGAACTTTATAATTAAATTTAAAATCTTTTTTGACATTTACGTCAGGCCAAATTGCCCAAAACATATCTGTATTAGAATGTTCAATAGCATTTAAATAATCATCGTAATTATTAATATTAAATTTATCGTATCCTAACGGAACACTGGCAACTATATCTATTTCTTTTTTGTCTGTAAAAAATCTATTATCAAATTCTCTTTGAGAAATTGTAGTTGATTTAGGAAACAAACATATACCATCATAGTGTTCACTGTTTTTAAAAACGTGAACATACATATCGTCCCACTTAGTGGCTTTGTACTCTGTTAAATTAAACGTATCTACTAAATCTATATCGTCCCAGATAACCCAGAACATTTTTGTAAAAGATTTAGATTTAATCTGATCATATGTTGTTATGTTTGTCAAACGTTGAGATAACGGATACTTAGATTTTATTTTTAGCCAAGTATCGTCATTTCCTTCAGTTTTAGAAACATAAAAAATATCATACATTTGCAGGTACCGGCATCTTAAAATATGTATCGTTTAGATTCATTGTTTCATTGTATAAATCTAATGTATATTTGCTTTGACGTGCATCTAACCACGGCCAGTCTAATCCTAATTCGTGTTTAATTTTAGTTCCGTAATCTTGTGCATCTTCTTCTACAAAGGTATGATTAACTTTTGTTTCATATATTTCTCTTAGGATTTCAAAATCTCTAACGTCAACATAATTCCAATCTGTACAATTAGTCATCCAGGTTCCCATACGAGCACCTAATACTGCATAAGTACCGTGTTCTTCGTGAGCTCCAACTGTTGACCACATACGTAATCTATGAATATTGTGCCACCATATGTGTTGTTTAATTTCCATAGGAGGTACTTTGACACCGTCAAGGAGAGTCATTTTTACGCCTTCACGAAATCCTGCTCTCCAGGCCTGGAACGGACTTCCAGTTATAATGCTATCACTAAAACTTAAAGGAAAATTTCGATAACCATCTTCCCAACAAAAATCTACTTGTCCTCTATCACTATCCGAGTTCTCGTGTGTCTTCATATTAAGAACAAAATCTTTTTTCCAGATTTTTAATCCACCATTACCGTAACGCAGGCCATTGATAACGTTGCGGCCGCACCATCCATAGACCTGTATCTTTGGATCGCTCATATCTAAATCAATATTAAAGAATCTAGGATCTACAATATTATCTGCATCAACAGTAATAAACCAATCAGTTTCGCTTTGTTCTGCTGCTGCTTTGTGTGCGTGATCACTGCCTTTAACACCGTGTACACGTTTTGCCCAAGGCACTTTGGTACAAAGATCAGCGTAGTGTAAATCTGCATTGGGTTCGTCGTAACTTAAAAAGATAACATCAAATTCTATAGTTTTCATTTGTATTCAATCACATAATTTTTAAACAGACGTCTTGTATAAACGCTAAACGTACTATAATCTATATCGTTAATAACCTTGGAATCTCCGATAAGTTCATTAATTTTAACAGAAATTGTATCAAAAATCAAGTTAGGATCGTTATATTCGGTGATGTAAAATTTCATCTCAGTATCTCCGTCCCAAACAAAATTTCGTTTTTTAACTTCTTGGTTTACCTTTTTTGTTCCGCCAAATTCTTCAGATAACTCTATAATTAAAACACCGCTATCAGCTATGTGTGTTATGTACACATCTGGTTTTTCTATTTCGGAATATTTTAAAGAAACAACTCTATGTAAAATATCGTCTAACTTTGTTAATGTACGAATTTCAGAAATTTCAAATTCATTAGAGTTAATATCAACCAAACACTTTTCAATACCCAATTTTCCATCAATAATAGATTCAGCAATTAAGGTGTCAATGTTTACTTTATGTTTTTCATCTTTAAATGCTGTGTCAGGCCCTACGGAAATTACTTTTCCGGAAAAAGGATCGAAGACTGCAACGTAATTAACTTCAGCAATTTTAAAATTAGCTAACCATACATCAAAATCATCAATTACTATTTCTTCCATACTATTTCCTCTAAAATGCTAACTATTTCTTCTGTAATTTTATCTTTTTCAACATAATGAACAATATTATGTTGTTGAAAATTTCCTAATTTTAAATTTCCTTTTTTATTCAAATAAAATCCAATATGATTGCTCCACTTGTCAGACGGCCAAGGCCAATTTTGTATCATTGGCTTCATATGTACAATTTTAGGAAATTCTAATTTATAGGCTATTTCTGCCTCAATATCTAAAATTTTTGCAGACAAGGCAAATGCTTCATCAGTTCCTAACACCTTTGGTTTATATTGTGTTAAAAACAAATTAGAATACTCAGTTGGATTTTTAATTATATATCGACCTAACTTAAAAAAGTCGTCTGCTAAATTAGAATCTTTTTTAAAGAATGTCCACATAGAATAAAGATTTGGAAGATCATTTTTTGTGAAAGTTTTTCTATAAAAATCGTTAGTTACTAAATCTCCACGATATGTATACGTGTCATTAGCTACATATAATTCAGAATTTTCAACAAAATAATCAATCCAGTGGCTGTAATCTCTAAAAAATAACATATCGACGTCAAGACACACCGTATGGTCAAATGGAGTTAGTTTATCCATCCAACTTCTACCATCCCAGAATGTTTCTTGACTCCATTCGATAACGTGATCAAATACCCAAGAGCTTTTTAATTTGTCTAATTTAGATTTGTCGTCAATGACTATGGCAACTTTATCATAGCCTTCTTTTTGTGTGTTTTTTATACTAAGTGCCAATGCATATGCCAACTGTAAATAATCTACAGTTTTGTTTTCGGCAACAATTAACAAATATCCAAAATTCATATTAAATCCAATAATTTATCTTTGTGCCTAATAATACTTTGTTTATTCATAATATGAATATCTATATTGCTCACAGACGAAGGAAAATAATTACTGTCAAGATTGTAATTTATTAAAAATTTTAATTTGTCATTGTCTACGCTGTACAAAATATCTTTGTCTAATGTTGTTAACACTGGCGGAAGCGAGTTGACTGAGGATTGTTCAAATCCGTCTAATATGTGTTTTGCTATACTGAAAGCAATATCATTTCTATACTGTGTAGGATTAAATCCAAAAATGTCTGAATAATATTCATAATTTTCTTTTATTAAACCTACCATATCAAAAAATAGTTTAGAATTTTCATTCTTAGTAAACATTACAGTGGTTGCCCAATACATTTTAATTCCAGTATCAGATATATGTTTATCTAAATAACCTAATCTATCATTACTATAAATGTCGTTAATAGATTCACCTATCATAACATCGCAATCAACATTCCAGTACTTGTTTAGATGATCTGAAAAAATTAAATAATCACTGTCAATTAATAATGTTCTATCGTAAGGTGTTAATTCCCAGGCACTATGTCGATTAGAATTTATAAACGGCACAGTTGTAGACTCCTCACCGTCGTGTAATTTTCTTTGATTGTTTGTAATCGGTCTATCTATAATAATTAAATTTTCAAATACTGACATTGCTTTTTCAAATATGTTTGATTCTTTCATCCACTCAACAGTCGAAGGATCAGTTACTAAAGATACAGGAACATTTAAATTTTTTTTAGCAAGGCCTCCAGATATTAAAGACATTAATGCGTAATCGAGAGTTCGATTATTGTGAGCATAAATTAAAATACCTGTATTCATTGTTCTAATAATTTTTCAACAGATCGGCTTTTCTTTAAATTTTGATAGGCCGTATAATATTCATTTGACGATTCAAAATATCTATTAAAAATTTCATTTTTAAAATCTTCTAAACTTTCGATTAAAATCGGTGTGTTATTTTTATCTAGAATAATGCTATCTGTCCTTCCTTTATTGCAAAGCATCTCAACAAAAGTTAGAAGTGTTTGATCAATATAAAATATTCCACCATTAACACCGTATGTTAATTTGGCTTCAATTTTTTCTTTAAGGATTTTACGTTGAATTGAAAAAGTTTGTTGGTAGTTAGAAAAGTCTAACGATTTTTTCAAAAGGTCGTCCATACAATCTCCAATAATGTGCGCACATTATTTATGTTGTGGGATTGTAGGGAGAAAAAAATTAAGAGAACGTGATTGATCCAATACTAAACGTTGGATTTGTAACAGTAAAATTGCCTGTTCCTAAAGGGTAAAGGATTCCGGTTGGATAAACTACACTAACATTCATTGTTACTGTTCCGTCAACTAAGTCCCCTGGTGGAGGAAAACCTGGATCGGAGTATGCGTCAACTAAATTTATTTCGATTTCGCCAGACGCAGCAAGTCCGTTTACATTCAAAGGTTGATCAACAACTCTAGATTTTAATTGAATAGAATTGCTTCCGTATGGACTTGAAGCATTGGCACTATAATATGTTTGGAATGAATTATTACACTGGTACCAACTTGCTCCGTTTGCCGGAGTTGTAGATGTCGATCCGCCAAAATCTCTAGAACCAACTGCTGCTAGTAATTCTCTCCACTTTTGATTTTGTGCAGATGCAGTACCGTCTGTTCCTAAAGAAGCAGATACTCGAATTTTTCCGCCACTGTTAAAAAAATGTCTTGCTTGAGTAGCATTGGCCCAATAAAATTGCACAGTTGCCTTTGCAGAATTGCTCCAGGATCCGTTTCTAGAAGTTGACACCGTACTGGTAACTAATGATAAACCAGCTCCTACTGAAAATCTATTAGTTTCTATAGATGTGGCAAGAGTATCATACGTTGTAACTGGAGCATCTGTTGTACTGTAACGTACAGTACCTCCCTCGTTTACTGTTAAAATAGTAGGAAGTGTTCCGTTTTGATGTACATAAGCATTTATTATATCATATTTTAAATTTGCCCATTCATTAATTGTAACTTTGCTGCTTACTGAAACATCGCTGCTTAGTAATGTTTGTCCGTAACCGTAGGTTACTGAGCCGGTCCCAAATACCTGAGCCACTTTTGCACGAATAGAATTGTAATCCGCAACTTTAATTAGATCATTAACAGCCATGTCGTTATTTAATTATTTAATAAACTGAATAACTAGAAATTGAATATGTAGGACTAGTTATTGTCCAATTTCCGGTTGGTAATAGTGTTCCCGAAGCCTTTAATTCTGAAATAGCAACCGAAAGTGTCCCGCTAACAGAATCGCCCGGAGGAGGTGGATTTCCTGGACTTGGATCGGTATATCCGTCATTTAATGTTATTTTAAAATATAATATTTTTGCAGTACCTTCTGAATTATCAGCTACGTCTGTTTTAACTTCTATGCTGTAATTATTTGCAGAATACGGTGTACTTTGAGCTTGACTAAAAACCGTTTGGTAGGAATTAGTCATAGTGTAATAATTTAATGTTGGATGAGTATTTGCTCCAAACGATACTGTACCTACAGTTAATAACAAATAAGCCCAGGCTCCATTTTGTAATGTTGATGTATTTCCGGAAAAAGCCGACGATACTCTAATTTTTCCTCCACTGTTGAAGAAATATCTTGCTTCGTCAGATGAGGAGAATGTTACTGTAACTGTTACTGTGGCTGATGAAGACCAAGTCGATGTTGTTGTTTGGCCTATTTTTGTTGTTACTGTGGAAGTACTTGGAGAAATATTAAACTTATTTTCTACTGCAGAATTAATTATTGTGTCATAATTGTTATTAGGATAAGATGCTCCGTATCCAATTAAATCACCGGAGTTAATAGTTACTATGTTAGGAACAGCACCATCCTGATGGTACTTAATATTAACAATATCATAACGCAATGCGTCCCATTGGGCTTTAGTGATTTGATTACCTGCAAACACATCGGACGATTGAATCGTCTGATTATATCCACGTTGCCCTGAACCTGTGCCTAACAACGATACTGCTTTGGCTCTGATAGAATTATAATCAGAAGATAAGATATCTGATCCGTTTGTAGTCATATTATAACACCAATGCTTCGATTAATTTAACGCCATCGTTACCGTTTGATTCCAATGCCACAGCAAATACATTAGCATAATTGCCGTGTGCAGCAATAGCTGCGCCGCCTGGTCCTGCAACTAAGCGATCTCCTTTTTTAACTGCGCCGTAAACTTTGCAAGGAACACGACCTTTTAGAGCAATATATGTTCCGCCTTCTAGATCTTTGTTCATCATATAAGCAGGATTAGTTGAAACTACACCAATTGCACGAGTATTAACATCTGCTGCTGTAACTTCTTTTTCTCCGCCTACTATAACAACTGTACCTGGTTCATATTCTTTATCTGTTAGATATTTTTCTGCCAAGTCAGCGTATCTAGCTGCTGTTGCTGTACCATTGAATATATTTGCTGTTAAATTTCCGCTAGAATCTCTAGCAGCAATAGAATAGGCAGTTGCTGTTAATCTTGCTGTTCTATATTGTGTAGATTCTGTTGAATCACTCCAAGCAGGATCTGTAACTGCATTGGTTTTGTCAAGGAATAATTTATCTGTATTATTAGACGTTCCAATAAATTGATTAGCAGTAATGTTACCACTTGTATCTCTAATTGGGATAGATGCTACGCCGCCTGCAGGAATATCACTAGTTGCTTCTAGGTCATTTAATTTTCCAGCATTAGTTGCGGTCGATGCTGATCCTGTTACAGAACCAGTTAATGTTCCTACTAAGGTTGCACCAGTGTATCCAATCTGTTTTGTAGTTCCGTCTATTAATACTGTAGAGTCGGTGGCTAAAACACTTCCTGTATGCGTTCCTGTTGAATTTCCAGTAACATTTCCAACAAGACTTCCGGTAAATGTAGTAGAATAAACGTTGACCCATTTACTGCTGTCAGTGCCTAACGAATAAGTGCTGTTATCTCCAGGCACAATACCTGTTGATGTTATCACAGCAACATCTCTTTCATCAACTGTTGGAACTACTGAAATTCTAAAATATATAGGATTTCCTAACCGGTTTTCAATAATAGTTTCGTCGCCGTTTTCAACACGAATTCTTAGATCACCGCCGGTTGCATCGCCTACTGTAAATCCAGGATCGCTGAATGCTACTTCAGATGTAAATGCGTTATCACCAACTCTAATATACTGATCAGCATTGACTCCGCCTAACTGATTCGCATTTTGAGCTGTGCCCCACATAACGTAGTCGTCTGTTGAAACACCTGTTTGTGATTTAGCTAGAGTAAATCCTTTCTTAATATATGTAAAATCTTCGATAGGATTTTGTGCATTATCAAGTGTAAATTCAGTTCTACTGAAAATACCAACAACTTTATCATTTGTAATTACTTTTAATATTGTATGAGGTCCAATATCAGACGAAATAGTTCCTTTTACAACTTCACCAGCTATAATTGAAGTTCCTAGGTCTGGGCTGGACACTGGACCAACTAACGTATATCCAGTTCCGTTATAGGCATACAACTGTTTTGCTGACGAATCCCACCAAAAATCACCTGTTGCTAAACCAGACGGTGCTGTAGAACTAACTTCTGCACCGCTAGCAACTTTAAATTTTGACCCGTCATAAAATTTTAATTTTTTATTTTGAGAATCATACCAAATTTGACCTGTTACAGACTTCGGTGGAGGTGTAGTATTTGAAAAATTTTCTAGCAAATGTAGGAAATTTTCGTTTTGAACTTCGCCGTACCCGGCGTAATTTTTACCAATGAAACGTAAATCTGTAGTTGTATCAATTGTACCGTCTGCAACTGATACTAAAAACGTTCCATTAAATTTGTTAACTTCGTATGCCATAGTTTAATAGTCCCAAAATGTTTATATATTTATTAGTTAAACTTCTTACAGTTTCATAATGAAGCAAAGTGCATAGTACGGAGGTAAGTTTGCGTTAGTGCCCGAAGATCCTGTTGAGCTAATGCTTACTGAAATACCTGTACTAGCGTTATCTGTGTTCGATCCGTTATCAGATTTTCCTAACGCCGAGTCAGGAGATGTACCGGCTTGCCTTCCTGTTCCAGATCCCATTCGAGTTATTGGGTTGCCATATTGCGTTACATTACTGTGCGAGTGCCCTGGGTCATTAACTGAAGCCGAGTGCGAGTGGCTTACTACAATCGCATCTTTGCTACCACCTGTTGCTCCGACTGCATAGGTTGAACCTGCGCCTACTATAAAACGGTCTCGTAAATCTGGGGTGCCGTTGGAGCCGTTACACAACGCCCAACCAGAGGGAATTGATACTACTAATCCGTTCCACATAATAATTCCCCCTGACGGAATACCTGCAAGTGCAATATTAACTGCACCGCCAAGAGAAACTGTATACCCATTAATAGTAATCGATGGATTTTGTAAGGATGAATTTGGAATGCTTGTAACTTTTGAACCTGCTAACGTAGTAATCCAACTTGGATTAGAATAAGTTCCTGTAGTATACACACCATTTGTTACTGTTCCAGCATTTCCAGAAACATTACCAATAACATTTCCTAATAATCCGCCAACAAATGAATTTGCAGCTATGTTTCCATATACATCTCGAGATGCAACGGTTAAAGGAACATTGTTTGGAGTAGCATCTATCCCAATAGTAACCGGAAGTGATGAATCGTATAAACTTAAACTACCGCTAGTAGCAGTATTAATCATCGTGATATGATTACCAGCAGTTATTGGTTCTATTCCAATTGACGGTTCCCACTGAGGTCCTCCTGGTCTAGCTCTCAGAACAAATCCATCCGGTCCTAAACCCAACGTTGTTGTTGTATCTTGATCTGATTGTATAACTAGAGCGCCAGCGCCACCGCCAACAATATTAGTTGCTCTTAAGGATAATGTTGCAGTATCTGCATTTCCTTTAAAATTATTAGCATAAACATTGTTAAACTTGTAACTTGGTATGCCTAAATTTGTTATGTTATCACCTATTAGTGCAGGAGAATTAGGGCCGCCTAATGACAGCGATGTTAACGTGTCAACAAGTTTTATGTCAGGTCCAGTTGGGCCTAGATCAAAATTTAATGCTCCTGTTTCAGATCTAATTGTAGGAACACTATCGTCAACAAACAAATTAAATTGAGATGAACTTCCTATAGTTATTCCAAGATCTGCTACACTTAACCCTGTTAAAGTTCCTACAGAAGTCAGACTAGACATTAATACGTTAGATGCCAGTGTATTGCCTGTTAATATACCTGCAGGTGCAGGTATTGTTATATCACTTGTACCATCAAAGTTAACACCGTTAATTTTTCTTGCATTGGCTAGTTGAGTAGCTGTTGCCGCATTTCCCGAAAGTGTTGCGCCAACAAAAGAATTAGCTTCAATAATATTAAATCTACTAGTTCCGCTGGTTGCAGTTACATTGCCAGTTAAATTTCCTACAAATGTAGCCGTAATTGTACCTGCTGAAAACCCGCCTTCGCTGTTACGAGCTACAATTTTTCCAATAGCATTAGTAGATGATGCGTCTACTGACCAAGTAGTTTCTTGAGCTCCGTCAAAATCATTTCCTACAATATATGATCCGCTAATCAAAGAACGTGTTGTAGAAGATTTAATAGTTACGTTTGAAGTTCCGTTAAAAGGTACTCCGTTAATATTTCGACTAGTTTTTAATGCGTCAGCTGTTCCAGCATTACCTGTAACATTTCCATTTATTTTTGATGCTGATGATAAATTAATTCCAGCGGTTAAATTAGTTTCGAATCCATCTATTGCAGCATAAGGATTTATAGTAAACGCCGATGCTGTACATATTGCAAAAGGAACATCATCTGTTTCAAATATAAGAACAGGACGTTGATTTCCTACAGTATCATCTAGTGTAGTTGCTCGAACTTTAGTCGATCCAAATCCTCTAACCGCCTCTGGTCCTATTAATTGCCATTCGGAGCCAGTATACACTTTTAATTGATTAGCATTTGTGTCCAACCAAAAAGATCCGGCTATTGTGGTTGTTGGAGCATCTTGGCTTAAAATTGCTGATCCTACAGGAACCCATTCTTCTAAATTATATACTTTGACTAAATTGGCCGAAGTATCAAACCATAATTGCCCGGTTAACGGCCTTGCTGGTGGTTTATTATTAGCAAAATTTTCTAGCAACCACAGAAAATTTTCATTTTGTGCTTCACCATAGCCAACATAGTTTCTTCCAACTAAGTTGATGCTGGTACTGGTGTCTATAGTACCGTCGTCAAGTACTATTAGTTGTTCACCGTTAAATTTATTAATAACGTAAGACATTTATATCGCTCCGATTGATTATGGTGGTAATAACGTATCTGATTGCCAAATCCAAGCACCAATGTTTAAAACAAACTCTTTAATAATTCTAGTTGTTACAATTGGTTGGGCAGTTATCGAAGCAGTTGGAAAAGTTATTCCTGTAACAGCTTGGCCTGTGGCGCCTCCTAAATCTGTTAAGAAGGGGTTAGTATTAACTGTAGGAGGAAGTGAATTGATATCCAATGTAACTGCGTTATTAGTATTAATTGTACATAATATTCTTGCCACTGTACCAGACCTAAATTCCGCCGGCGGAGCAAGATTATTTAATATATTAATAATAATATAGGTGTTTGATTTAGCATCAGATAAATCCATACTGAAAACTAACGGCCTTGTTTCAATTGTATTATCTACATATTCTTTTGTGGCTGCATCTTGCGGATCAATAGGATCAACAAGATTTGTAATTCTAGCTGAATCATTTAAAACAACGTTACCAGTACCGTCAGGGAATATTTCAACGTCATAATTACTAGAAACCGTAGATATTCTATGGTTTTCTAATCTCATTTGAGCTACCGGAGGTGCTCCAGGACCAACGTTAATTACTGTTTGTGTACCAAAAGAACTAACACCCGGAATACTAGTAATACTAGAGCCTAAACTGTTTCCATCAATAACCTTGGTGCCGCCAATATAAAGAGCCTTGCCAGAATCTAAGTTAAGTGTTTCTGACACATCTAACCAGTTATCAGCGTTAGAATAGGAAATTGTTTTGTCTGTAGTTCCTTTGATTGTAATTCCAGCACCGTCGGCTGTTGAATTTGTTGGATTAGTGACACTCGCAATGATTATGTTTTTGTCTTCTACAACTAAATCATTGGTATTAAGTGTTGTGGTTGTTCCCTGAACTTCTAAATTTCCAACAATGGTTAAATCGCCACCTACTCTAACTTGGCTATCTTCATATCCATAATATAGATCGATTGTTCGTTGAGATGATCCTATAACAACTGCGTTTTCTTGGTTAATGCCTTTTCGAACGTTAAGAATTAAATTCTTATCGGTTGAAGCGTTTGACATAAAAATGTCACCGCTGGTAACATACAAGTTAGATTGACCGGCTGATCCAATAACTATACCCTGGTCTGTGGTAATTCGTAGTTGTCCATTAATCGCATTTGATGTATCTCTACGAACATAGGTCGTTGCTACTGCTCCGCCAAGTTGTTCTGAATTTGTTACAGTTACATTAAATTTTAATCCGTCTAATGTTCCTGCATTAAATCCTGGTTCGATACTACCAGAATATCCAATAATCTCTGCTTTAGGTGTAAAACTGTCTTTAGAAAAAATTCCTAATAAAATTCCGTTATTATACAAGTATGTAATAACTCGAGTTTGGTTAAGAGTATCGAGAATACTATCAACTTTTAAACCGCTTAATCCTTGTGAAGCTGAATATGCTGGGCCTAATAAAATAGGATTTGTACCGTCATAAAAATATAATTGGCCGCCAATGTTATCAAACCATAAATCTCCGCTAGCTAGTGTATCTGGTTGTGTATTTGAAATAGTTGCAGAACTTACCGGTACAAATGTCGATCCGTTGTAAACTTTTAATTTATTTTCAGAAGAATCGTACCATACTTGGCCTTTAATAGGATGCTCTGGAGCAGTAGTACTTGAAAAATTTTCTAATATTTTAATTAGGTTTTCATTTAATGCTTCGCCAAACCCGCTGTAATTTTTTCCAATAAGAGTTATGTCAGTTGATAATTCATCAATTTGACCGTCTGCTACTGTTGCTACGATTGTACCGTCTGTTTTATTAATTTGATATGCCATATTTTTTTAACCTAATTAGAATAACGGTGGACCTGATCTAATAATATAATTAATAGTCAAGTAGGGATTCATAATACCAACAGCCGTACCTAATGTTGTTCCAGTTGGTTTTTTAATTCCTCCGGAGTCTTTTAAATATTGTGCCTGACCTGGAGCGGTTGGACCTGGTCCAGTAACTGCATCCGGATCAATGGTAGTTGTGACTGCAATAACATTATAATCTTGTCTTGACGAACTTAAAGAGTGAGAGTGTTCTGGTAAATTTGATAATGTCAATGTCACAGAACTTTGACCGGCTGTACCTGCTAGAGTCTGGGCCTTAGTGTCAGTTACTCTGCCTGCTGTGCCGCCACCTGCATCAACATATCCACCTGTTGATATTGGAACTGTGCCTCCGTTGTCCATATTATCTTTACCTAACGGGAATCTTCCTCTTAGGTCCGGAATTCTAAATGTGTTGACTCCAGTTAACGAACCTGTACCATTATATGTTGTTCCAATTACATCGTATAGATCTGGAAATTTTGATCTTTCAACTTCTGATCCATCACAAAATAAAAAACCATAAGGTGCTGTTGCGCCTGCATATGGAATGATGCCACCGATTGGAATACCCATATCTCCAACAAATGTGTCTCTTGTTTGTTTTAATAAACCAGACGATATAGTTGTAGATTCGCTTGCTCTATATGTTAATACATAATCTGTCTTTTTAGATACTTTAGGAAATGGTTCGGACTTACTAGAAATAATGTTTGCAGTAAGAGTTGTGTTAAAAATCTTAGTGTAACTTCCTGTTTGCCCGTCGAACTGAATTGCAGGACTAACAACGTCTCCGGATAACTGAAATGTTGTAACATTTTTTAATGATGTCGCTGTGTTAGAATTACCACTAATATTTCCATCAAGGACGCCTTGAATGGTATCTGCAATAATTGTTTTAGCCTGTACTGTATTCCATCTCTTTAATCCGGTTCCTAGATTAAAGGTATCAGTTGTTTTTGGTTGTATTGTATTAGATTCTAATACTCCAGCAATACTAGCACCCTCGCCAACTAAAAGATTTTTAGAAATTGCTACACCGCCGGCGGTCCTGATGCTTCCGTTATTTAAATTTGTACTTGCTGTAATATCTGTTACAATAACAGAACCAGTAAGTTTAATGTTTCCGTCAACATCTAATGCTTCAGTAGGACTGGCTTGATTAATACCAACTGTATTATCAACTACTTTAAGAATAGTAGAAGGAATACCATTTCTGTTTGTCTGTATATCAATCGAACTGCCTGCTGCCGAATTATAAATCTTAGCGGTGGTAGCAGTAGTTCCGATATTAAATGTTCCGTCAATACCTACGGTTAAGCCGTTATTATTTCTAATATTAAACGCATAGTCAGTAGTATTAACTGTATTAGATCTTAAAAATTTTCCGGCAGCAACTTCAACGCCGCCAATGTTTAAGGCATTTGCATTTTTAGCTGTTCCATATAAAGTAGGAAGGTACCCTCCAACAAACTCATTTATTGCAGAGTCTGTTGTTGGCAATGAAATATTCATACCTGATCGAATAATATCAAATCCGGTAATTAAAACTTTTGGGGTAAAACTGTCTTTAGAAAAAATAATTACAGGAATATCTGCAATATAAAATGTTAAAATATATCGAGTGATGTTATCCGAATCGGAAATACTTTCAACTACTGGTCCGTATCTTAAACCGTCTACAGAACTTTCTGCAGGACCAACTAATAGCCAACGTGTGCCTGTAAAAATACGAAGCTGTTGATTAGTTGTATCTACCCATAATTCACCAACCTTGCTTTCTGCAACTGCTGGTTCTGTTGTTCCCTTTTGAATTCCCGATGCTGCTTTCCAACTTGTGTTGTCCCACATCATTAGAATTCCGTCATCGCTCTTATACCAAAGTTGTCCTTCTGTAGGATTCATTGGTTCGTCTGTTGAAGCAAAATTCTCTAATAATGCTAAAAAGTTTTCGGCTACAATCTGACCGTACCCAGTAACGTTTCTACCTGGAAATGTTAAACTAGTATCAGTGTTTGATGTATTATCAAATACTGTTATAGGAGTCTTATTTGCACTATCTGTAAAATTAACAATATATGGCATTTATTAAGCTCCTGTAAATCCAGTTAAACTTTGTATACGAATTGTGTAGTCAATTTGTAATAATCTGTTTAACGATTTTTGAACTGGGTGGAAAACTACGTGGGTTAACAATTTGCCTGTTCCGTTGGGGTTGTAGCTCATTAGTCCCAGTTCATCAAATACAAATTCTCCATTCATATCAACAGAGTTATCAAATGCTTCTTGATCTAAAGGCTCGCCGTAGTCTAATAAACAACTAATTAAAATGTCGCTATAAGTTGCTCCGCTGATATGTCTAATTTCCATTTTATTTCTCAACGGGTCAGTATTTGATGACGAATTCTGATCAACAATTTTTGAATAAGTTTGGTTATATAAGCTAGAATTAATACCAGTTGTATTTGGAGTTAGATATGTTATTAACCCTGTTGGATCTACTGTTGTTCCGCCTGTTCCAAACACCATTTGATATACTGTTCCTTGACCTTGATTTGACAACGATTGTACCATTGCAACTGACATATTTTCGTAATGGATAGCGTTGCGTTTATCAATAAACACCTCTTTGGTCTCGGGATCGAAGATTTTAATATGCCCTTCAAAATGGAATCCGCCCGTTTCGTTTGGGCGTTTTTCCTGCGGCTGTGTAGTTTTTTCTTGATTTTGCGACATTTTATTCTCGTTTGACTCCATCATCATATATTTATTCAGGTATAGAAGTGGTCTTCTGCGCTATGAATTTAGCTACAGGAGTGTTGTTATTCAACAAAGTAACACCCGAACTTGCCGATGTTTCGCTTCTATCGTACCAGGTTTTTCCTGTTCTTCTAATTAAAGTTATACGTGTTCCAGCTTTTAACGGGTTAGTTAAGCGTAGATAGTTTGATGACCCGTCAACTGAAAAATCAGCTTCAGTTACAATAAATCCATCTATACCGTTATTTTCACTCCAAACAACCTGCGGGTCTTTTACTAATCTTCGGCCCTCTGCAAACACTTCAATAGTATCACAAGGTCCGTAGTTAGTAGGAATTGTAATTAAATCCCAGTAAGTTTCCCAATCGTTAGATTCTAAAGGTTTAATATTAATACAAGGTCTGATATTTGTATAAAAACTATCATCAACCTGTATAACATTGCCGGTTACATACTTAATTTTTTCATCATAGATGCCCTTAGTTATGTAAAAATTAGAATTGTACCATCTATTTTTATTAGATTTAGTTGGAATAAATTCAAGAGGACCTATTAATAAACTACTTCCATCACTGTAAAAATCATATCTTTCTTGTGTGTCTTCGTAAGGAATAATATCATTATAACCAACGTCTGCTACCTTAGTATCAATTAAATATTTTTCTCCAATAGGTGTTCCTCGTGTACCACGTCTTAATTGTCCTAAAACATTTTCTGTTTTAGTCATATACTCTATTCTTTCACCGGAAATCCAAACAACTCCAGGAATATTTCTATTTCTAACAGGATCAGCCAATGACGATGCATCATTTAAAGTAATTGTAGTATCAAAATAATTTAGATCAGATGCTAATTTAATGTCATCTAAAGAGAATCTATTAAAGTGATATACGTTGAGCATATCTTTGTGAATTTCATATGCACTTGGTAATTTAAAAATAGATTTTGAAAAACTAATTGTTTTTATTTTATCTTCAGAGGTTGTATCTTCTTTTAGATAAATTGCTCCTCTTGGTAAAGAAACATAATAATCTTTATCTAACATTAGTCTATTTCCGTTTTTGTATACCCATACATAGCTAGACGAAATAGGAATTCTAGATAATTGAATATTAACTCTTCCTCCTGTCTTTTCATCCGAAACAATATCAAGAGTAGGATATTCATTGAACCAAGTAATGTCAATTTTAACATTATCTGTTTCGTCTGCCGATACCATCGAAACATCGTCTAATATCGTAACAGAATTTCCTGATATTGTATACTCTCGTCTTAGGTCATTTTCAACTTTAATAATATCACCAATGTTTAAAGAATCAGGATATATTGTTAATTCTTTTGTTGGACCATCAAATACATAATTAGTAATGAACTCTACTAATACATCATTAATAAAAACTTTTAAGTTGCTTGGCAAAATACTTCCAGGAGTTTCGTAAGGATCCTGGCCTAGAACAATAACGTTATTAGTTCCGTCGTATGTTCTATAAATTGTATCAGATCCTTTTAGGATTCGACCGTCAACTTCAACAATTACAGCATTACCCGAACTTCCTCTAGAATATTCAAAAAATCCATCTATATCAAATGTTCGTGTACTTCCTTCAAAATAAACTGTTTGTGTGTTGATATTAATTACAGATAAGTCACTAGGTGCTATATCTGTTGTTGCTGATAAACATACAATCTTAATTGTATCACCGGCTTCGGGATTAAATCCAAACTCAACTAAAGTTTTTCCGTTTGTATCAATTATCCCTGTGCTATTTTTAAATCCTGTATCAAATAATCTACCGTTTAATGTTACATAAACATTAGAAGTATTATCGTAATCTGCATTTGTTAAAAATAAATTTGTATTACCGTCAGCAATAAATTCTTGATAGTCGATAATTCCAAGACCGCCCAATCCAATTGATAATATTTCAACTAAGGAATCGGCTGGTGGACTTGATGCAAAATTAACTTTCTGATTTATCAGATCAAGTGTATAATCTATATTGATTACTTGTTTAATTTTATCAATATAAACAATCACTGAACTATTTTGCAACACTGGTTGACCAATATTAAAACTAGTATCAACTCCAGTGCTTCGAATTAATTTTGTGTGCAACGGAGCAGAGCCATTAATTATATTATTGTATACTTTGATAGATACGCTATCTAATACTTGGCCGGGAACATTTTCTTCTGGTGCTGGTACCTGTTCAGGGCTAATAAACGACCCACCATTAATAATAATTTCTTCAACCGTTGCTCCATTGGCTGTAACATATGCTCCGTCAATTGCAGAAAGTGTTCCTCCGCTAACCTTTGTATCTAGTAAGTTGTCATCTGTAATAGTTACAGAGCCGTCACTTTCAATTGGGCGGAAAATTAAAATGTCTCCGGCACTGGTAGAAATATACGTTCCAATTTCAATATTTGAAGTATTACCGTCGCCGACAAAAGATGGCATTTGTGCGTTAGGATTAATTGCAACCGACGAATCCCAAGCATCTGTATAGTTAGGATCGTCAATTCTAATAATTTCTCCTGTTACTGAATTTTTTATGTAGATGTTAATAATTTGACCGTTTGCAGGAACATACGGTAAAGTAACATATGTTGTGCTTCCATCACAGACATGGTAATAATCTGAATTTGCTTCAACACTATCCCAGTTGTCAGTGAACCAAGGCAGAGCGTCCCATCCACCAGTAACATCAAAGGTAGTACCTTGGATTTGAACACCTCCAAAGTCAATACCTGTCATTAACTGTCCTAGATCCTTTCCTATCATTCCCGCCTTAGGATTATACTTCTGTTCAATTCTATTAACAGCATCAAACAATTCAATATTTTTATCGTAGTTTACTACTATAATATCTCCTGCAGACGGTGCTATTGCAAAATTTAATTTTCCTTGTAGACTCTTAAATCCAGGAACTGTTGAATAATATAATGTAATTGTGTAATCAGAATTTAATAATAATTGATTATTTTTATAAACTGATATTTTATTTTTATCTCTGGAAGGTGCGTAAGATAAATTAAACACCGATGTTGTTCCTGTTGCAACAAATCTTTCAGATTGTGAAAAACTAGTATACAATCCAGAAGTTGTTAACCTATCAAATTTAACTGATACATGAAGTGATCTAATTAAACTGTTTCCAATGATTGCAACTGCTTTGGCCGATCTAGCTCCGGCTGAATTTCCTCCAACCAATGAAACAGTAGGAGCAGACAAGTATCCTTGGCCAGCATTAAGAACTACAATGCCGGATACTTTACCATTAGAAATATAAGCCTGTGCTGTTGCGCCAGTGCCAGATCCTTCAATTAATACTTTAGGTGGAGTTTTGTATAATTCTCCCGAATCGTATACTTGTATATCTGTAATCGAATATCCGTTATTATCAGACCACCACTTCCAAGGATAAACATTTAATAAATCATTATCAAGTTTGATCGGAATAACTTTTCCATCTTTAACAGAAAACGTTGGTTCTAAATCAAAGTCTGCTACAGATAAATCATATTTTTCAGGAGTTGTGTATTGGCTAACATACTCTCTAACAGTAGTTCTAAAAGGTTTTACTTCGTTAATATATTCTTGATAACTTGATAAATTATCATTTTTATAGTTAGTTGGCTGACTAAATGCTCCTACGTTGTGTGTTGCATTTACAAAACTTGTTTTAAACATCCAGTCAACATATTGTTGCTCAGACAACACATATCTCATAGATGCAAAAAATAAATTGTTCCATTCGATATTAAAATCGCCAACGAAAATATCTTCTTTAACAGCTTTTAAAATATTTCTTAATTCTAAAGATGTGTTAATATCGTAATTTGTATCATCATACGCCTGCGATCTATCAAATCCAATTCCAAAGATTGAAGCGTCGTATAATGAGTCACTTAATTTTATAGTTCCGTTTTCTCTCGAAATTAATTCAAATCTGTCTAAGAAAGTACTGCCTGTATCTGAGACCTTTTCAAATACTGCCCATCCACCTGATCCATATTCTTTAACTCTTATCAGGTCGCCGACGGAAATTTTATAAATTACTTCGTCGTGTATGCTTAATAGTTCTTTGGTAATTCTAGATTTGTTATTGTATCCAGATTTCCACCAATCAATATAACTCCAATATCTTGTAGTATCGTATGCTTGTGATTGAGTTCTAAAGAAAGTTTTTCTTACATCGTCCCAAGAATATATACTCCAGAAATTGTTAATAGTAGAATCAGAGTTTACTAATACAGAGAAATAACGAACAGACGCATTAATTGTACTGTATTTTTTTCCTCTAGTTAATACTGTTACTGTTCTAATTCTTCCTTGGTTGTCAAGAGTTACTTCTGCAGATGCACCTTTGCCATCCCCATTAATAACAACATTAGGAACTACTTTATAACCGAAACCAGGATCTATAATATCAATAGTGTCTAATTCACCGTTTACAATATTTGCAGACAGCACAGCTTTTTTGGTTCTTATGGTACCTACATTTTGCAAATCTATTTCAGTGTCAACTTGAACATCGTATAGATTTAAGATTTCAGCAGGGGCTGAATCTTTTAAGTTTAAATTTGTAAAATCAATAATAGTTGCAAACGGTTGTTTTAACAATACAGAATTTATTTTGTTAACAACAAGTTTTAATGCTGCATCTTTGTTAACAAACATACTTTGACGAGGTCTAAAATCTATTCCGTATTTTTGTTTTGCCGGAATGTTGATATCAGGAACTCTATTACCGATAATATCAAAACCAACTAAACTGTCTATCCATTTATTTTCAAGTTTAGGTGTTGGTAAGCTGCTAGCAATACCTTCAGTCATTAATTGATATTCTTTATGTACTGGGATTGATATACCTAATTCGTTCTTATATTTTATATTAAGCAATGCAGTATCTGATTGAATAATAGAATCAAAATTATAGGTTATAAATTTATCAGAATCAACAAATGCTATAAACGGTAGTCCAGTTCCTACTGGGTTTGATATCAAACTAGCTACTTCAGAGCAAGATTTTCTTCTAAAATTTAAATTAGAAGGAACTGTAGATTTATTCTTTACCCAGTAATAATAAAGAGTCTTGTTCACTTGACCACTGATAGAATTATAAAATTGTTTTGTGCTATAGGTATCATCATTAGGATATAATGGCTGGCCGGAAATTCCAACTGCTAGGCCTTCGTTTGTATCAGCTAAAGCAGCCCACTCGCTAGGCAACAACGGAGTTTCCACCCATTCGTAAACATCAATACTTGCGCCAGTTACTAGTTGTGTCCAATTACCTTGTCTGTAGGAAATGTCTCCAATTTCAGAATACATCCATTTTGCATTACCTACATTCCACCATAGCTGTCCAACATTTTTTTCTAGCCAGTTAATAGAACTATCAACTACTACGTCTTCAGTTCCTACAGTATAGACCGCAGGGTCGTATGGTGTTTTAAATTTAATTTCTTCTTCTGCTAAATTAAGGATTTTACCTTTAGCAGGATCTATAAAATCTATATCCTGTATTTTAACATTTTTAATATTGTCGTATAACTCAACACTATTAATTTTTCTTATGTCAACTAAAGGAGATTGTTGAGATATAATAGTCCAAGAATCAACAGAAGAATCTTTGCTGAATAATCTTATATTACCAATGTAATCTCCTGTATTATCTTTTCTATAATAAGGAGACCCTACTAATACTTTTGATCCAACACAATCAATACTATAACCAAAACTTTCATTTTCAACAAGTACAGATTCTAATTTTTCTGTTAAGAAAAATTCGTTGTCTTTTTTATCAAATATATAAACGCCGCCGGTGTATCCTTGGTCAACATAGAAACTAGTTCTTCCTTGATCAAAGAGTGTTCCGCTCATTGAATCAAATATTATAGGATAATGCGAATAAGTGTTTTTAGAACCGATGGCTATTTTATATCCGTCCGGGCTAATAGAAACGCCGTATCCAAAGTATTCACTTGGATACATTTCATAACTTTCTAATTTTTGTTTTACTTTAAATTCAGAAATATTGGAATCAAAATTAAGAACATATACTGATCCTTGATTTTGATAATTTATGTCTGATCGTGGGCTAGAAATAATCAATGTAGTACCGGATGAGTCAACATCTACAGAATATCCAAATTGATCTCCAACATTTATTTCCATGCTCACATCTGAATAAGATGATATGTTTGCAGATGTTAGTGTCTGGATTAACTGATATAAATCATAACTAGTTTTCTTGTATACAAAAACTTTTCCTGAAGGATTAGCAGCACTATCGCCTACTTCTTGCCAATTGGCACTGGACGACGGATCTTCTCCTTGACTTCTGTAAGTAGAATCTGGGTTTCCTGACGCATCTCCTAATCGATAATAGATATCTGAATATTTGACAACTTCTCCTTCTGCATATTCTACATCGGCTCTCCACAATCCTTTGTAGTTAGAAAAATATTGACCGTCGGCATACGGAGCGCCAACAACTAATATACTTCCGTCTCGGCTCATTGTTAAACTATAACCAAATTGTTCATCTTGTTTTATAATTTCTGTAAGTTGATCCACTGAAATTATTCCAGCTGCAACTGTTGAGCCGTCGTCTTCTATAGACACATTTGTTGGTAAAGAGCAGCTTGTAGAAACATCACTAACTTTTATCCAACCAGATGATTCTAGTGTTAATGTGCTGCCGTCACCTTGTTGTGTTTCAAGTGCCTGCCATAGGTTGCCCTTGACTTCTTCTACAATTGGATCTTGTGCAGGTTGCCATACAATATCGCCTTCACGATAAATTGTTGAAGGATTATAAATTCCTTTATAGTGAGAATTTTCTAAATGTTCCCAGTCGGTTCCTGTGTTTTTAAACAAATAAACTCTTCCGGAACTGTTTACTGATCCTACAGCACTAACTGCCATATAATAATTTGTACCGTCATAACTTACAGTTACATTAGATCCAAATTTTTCATTTTCAACAGGTCGAGGACTTACAAATGCTTTTGCATTTGTGTATCTTCCATTTGAAAATTCATATATTGCAATCATTCCTTGATTGTAAAAACCAGAAACTCTTCCTGATGTTAGTACTGGAATATTAGTTGCAATTTCCCAATCATCAGTGTTAACTGCTGCTACTGTACTTCCGTCAGTACCTAGATAGTTAGGATTCTTGGCTCTCCAGATTTGTCCGGAATAAAGCACAATATCGTTTGTTTGATATCTTACCTGAGACTCCCAAGGTCCTTGGTAATTTGTTTTTAATCCGCTGGCTTCAGGCGTTCCAATAATTAAAAATCTTCCGTCCGGTGACAACGCCATTGATTTACCAAACGATCCAACTGCATTACTATATGTGTTAACTGGAGGAGACAATATTTGTTTTATTTGTAGGCCGGTATCAGTTTCAACATAAACTACAACTATTCCCGATCCTGGAATACTTGAAATTATTTGTTTATTAATATTGTCGTACAGAACTGACGATCCGGCAAATAGCGGATTAGTTACACCGTAGTCAGAAATTGTTTTAGGAGAATACTGTTTATTTTTTTCAACAACTTCCCAATTTCCTGTATCATTAGAATCAACAAATAATCTAGATTTATTTTTTAATAACGCTGCTTGTTGGTTGTCTATAGATTGATAATCAGCAAATCTGCATTCAGTTATTAACTGAACTCGTGTAATTGTACTGTAATCAATTACAGGATCTTGAATCGTTGACGATACATTAACAGTGATTGTTGCAGTAGTTTTATTAGAAACTTTATAAAAGCCTACTAAATTTAATATGTTTCTAAAGCCCACATACTCGTCGATTTGAATAGAGTGCGGACGATTAAATGTAATAACAACTGTTGTATCCGATGGACGAGTGACGTCAGTTATTTCAAGAGTGGCAGATTCGTTAACTCTTAATACTGTCCAAGAATCTTTTTCAAACGTAACCCAAATGTGATCATTTTCTTTTATAGAATTTATATCTAAAGTTAATAAATCTTCTCTTGTCTTAATAGAATGATCAATAGTAGTCGAAGTAATATATCCTGCGGTATAAGGGCAAGATAAATCAGCAGTGGGTGATATATTAACATTAAATGGGGTTGGTACTATTGTAAAATCAGAAGAAGTTATTCTATACTTTTGATCTGTAGTTAAAGCAGACTTAGTAGTTTCTATTAAAAATTGTTGAGGGTTAACTTCTAATTTATTTTTTTCAATTTGTATTTCAACTTCAGTAAGCTGATCAACGCCTCCGACTTTTCCTACTAAAAATGCCCATTCTTCGTTGAGAGAAATACTATCAGTTTCTGAACGACTTAATTTTCCAAATATTTTTGTAATCGAATTTGCTGTTCCTTTTTCACGAACAAATCCTTGATATATTTGAAATTGTGTAACTGGATCTTCTGAAAGATTCTGTAGATAATTTCTAGTTTGATATCCTATTGTATGACGAGCTAAATCTCTGTGACTCTTGTCTAGGCCGTCTGACGTTACTTCAAAATAATCAGAGAACCCTTTAATTTTGTAATCGAAGTTAGGAACTAACTGTTTTTCTGGAGTTGTATCTAACTTGCTCCAATAGGCATCATTAAATGTTTGAGAGCCCGGCTGATTAATCAAGCTAGTCCAATTGTAAGATTTATAAGAAACAATATCGCCTAACTTGTAATCAGTATATGGTACCCAAGGTTGTATATTAACATTATCAAATAAGAATCCTGGGCTGGTATAATCTCCGTCCCAATCGGTTGTTCTATATCCGTGTACTTTTATTCTTCCTTGACGGTAACCGGTTGTCTTGTCATAGATAGTATCGTTAAAAACTGTTTTATCGTCAAAAATAGTTACGTGTTCTTTCAGAACATAAAATAACTTTAGATAGTAAATACCGTCAGTGGTATTTGTGGTAGTAACTGTGATATTTTGAAAATTTCTGCTAACATCAATATATTTTGGTTGCAGAGGTTTACCGTCACCTTTAAGAACTTGATAATTGTAAAATCCTTCTAATACGCTATCAGCAACGCCAACAGGAACTGTTATGTTAACTTTTTGTGCTGCAGGGCTTAGTGAGATCAACGATCCGACTTGCCAGCTGTGCTTGGTCCAGAACATAAATTCTTTTGCAGCAGATAGCCAGTCTTGCGATACTTTATTTTCAGGATCGTAATTATCAAATATAAATCCTACTGATTTGAGATAGGCTTCGTACCCCAATAGGAAATCAACAACCTGTTGAATAGTTGTAAATTGTGTTCCGTAACTTAGACGTTTAACTACCAGTGTGTTAAATGTTCTTCTACCGCTTGCTTCTACTGCTCCAGTTTTTGGAATTCCTGCTACTTTTTTCCATAGATCAATGTCAAATACATCTCCGCTGGTGTGAGATTTAAGTGCTCTATAAAATTCGTTGGCATATCTCACTAATATTCCATTAGAGTATAATTTATTAGCTTGCCAGTCTAAGAAATTCTCACTTGTGCCGCCAACAGATATAATAGGATCTCGTTGGTTTGGAAGTGCTTGGAAATAATTAAAATATGGTTGTATATCGTCATAGCCTTTTAACACCCACCCGCTTGAATTTTTTTCTATAATTACTCCGCTGTAAGACAAGCTAGCAATAGGAGAACTTACATTAAAAATAATATCGTAGTTCTCTGGAGGAACATATACGCTAGATGACGATGCTGCTGGACTCTTAGAGTCTAATAAAAATTTTTGTTGTTGCTGGTCAACAAATCCAGACATTCTATGCGATATTTGTACATCAATATTATTAATCTTATCCCATAAGGTAGTTTCATCGATACCTTTTGATTTTACATAATCGATAATATATTTTCCAAGACCAACTATATTGTCAGTTGATTGACCATAATTTTCTTTTGTAATAAATTTGCCAGTAGACGAATAAATTGTTTGTCCTAGGTTGTTTAAAGATACTCCGTCTTTGTTAAAATTATTCGAAATAAATTCAAACGGTCTCATTAATGCCATTGCTATTACAACAGCAAATGGCCATTCAGAACTTGATCTCCATGCGTATTCGACAGGAGCTATATCGCCTAATACGAACGATCCTTGATTGTTAATTAATGAAAAATCTCTAGCTAATCCAGAATCTAATGGGCTCAATAAACGACCTTCGTCGTCTACAGGAATATGAGATAGTAATGTATCCCTTGTATATCGAGCGTATCTGCCCTTTCTTGTACCTTGACGTATAATTCCGTTTGCTAAATCTTCCCAAAGAATTAAATTTCCTCTAGTATAAGGTGCAGGGCCGTATTCACTTTCCCACCAAGTTGGTTTTTCACTAAAGCCCAACATTTCCCAAGGACAACGATGTGGTCGATCAGTATCGTAGAAATATTGATACACACCTCTCCAATACCCTGGTAAATTTTCAGACCTTGTAGGATCTGTCATATTTGTGTAGGTATATGTAAAAGAATTTTGACTGTCAAAATAAGAATTTAATGTATAATTAATATTTGTATTTTGAATCCATTTTAAAAATTCTTGAGACACTATAATGTCCAATTGAGATTTTTTATATAATCCGACACCGTAGTAACCGCCAACAATATCGTCTATATTAAAAATGTCTTCATTGTATTCTTGTTTGATATTATTATAAATTCTATATTCTAATTCTAATAATAGATCATCTCTAAAATCGCCATATGTTGCTGAAATGCTACCGTCGTGACCTTGAATAACTTCTCTTGGTTCTACATAGGTATCATCAACAAATTTCATTGGAGTATATTTTTTATACAATCCCATTGACGTTGGAGTTGCTGGAATATAGTTCGAAGATGTAGAAACATATTCTCTAATTTCAATTACATCACCTTCGGTTAAATTAACTGATAACTGTACAAAACCAAAAGTAGAATTAAATGTGTAATCTTGAGAATTTAATAATTGGTTTCCGTTAAAATAAACGTAAACGGCTCTACTGCTAGGAGTAGATAAATCAAATTTCGTGCTAAGAGAAAATGTTTTTATTCCTGGATCATCAACTTCATATACTATTGAAGTGAATGCTCCGCTACCAATCATATCGGACTCTGAAAATTGATTTGTTGAATTTTTAGTTTTTGTTAAACTGTTTATAATCTCATCGACAAAATCTGGAATATTATCATTGTAATCTATTTCTAATGCTCTTGATAAGAAATTATTTTTAAATTCTGTATATGACTGCTTAGAATACTGTATTGATTTAACAATATTATGAGTTTTATCGCATAGCGACATCAACACTACTGGAGTTAAACCAGAATGTTTTAAAAATCGTTTTCCAAATTTTTGGAAATTAGATATATCACGCAAATTAGAATTTCCTGGAACTATGCCAGTAATATCAATATTAAACTCTAATGCAGTTGTTAAATGATCAATTGCTTGGCCAAGAGTAAATGTTATTAAATTATCGTTAAATGGATTCTTTTCAAGACCTACAGGAATTTCGTAATATCCTTGGTCTGGTTCAATGTCTGAAATTAATTTCAAAGAAACTGCATCATTTATTTCAAATGTTGTTGAGAATGTAAAAGTTCCTAGAGTTCGTGTCCAGTCTCCAAGATACTTTGTACCGTTAACATAAAAATTAATTTCGTTATCTTCTTTGAGATTTTCCCATCTTACAGTATTAAAAGTTAAAATGTTTGTAGATTCTTTTACAATTTGACTGTCAATGATAGGTTGAAAATATTTTGTATCTGCTAGCAACCAACCGTTTTGATAATCATCTCCGTTGATGTTGTTAAATTTATAGAAGCCGGTGGCTAGATCTTTAGAATATGTAACTCTATCGATCACATATTCAAATTTAGCAGAATCCCAAGACCAATTAAATTGTATGTCTCCGATATTATTGATGTTGAGATAACTTATACTAAATCCTAATTCTTTATCAACAACACTAGAGCCAACTTTATAACTTAAAATTTCAGTACCAACAAACGTATTAGTCGGATATGTATCTTCATTAGAAAAACTTATTCCGTTGTTGTCAAACCCGTCAAACATTGGACTTTGATTAACTGTAATTTTTTGCTGGCTTTCTTTCCAAGCTGTTCCTGTGAAATGGAACATCTTGCCAGAATTTTTATTGCCGCGTCTAATTAATAAACAACTACCAACAGCAGATTCGCTATCTAAGGCTTCTTTTAAATGTATTTGGCGTAGATTATTATGTGTTATAAATTGTACTTCATAAATTTTATTATTTGCAAGACTATCAGTATCAGCAACAAATAAAACTCTTGCGCCTTCAAATAAAAACTCACCGTCAATGTTGTAACCAGAACTACCTTCTATGATACTAAAAATATCAGTAGTATTTGTATCTAAATAATCAACTGTTTGTTTAGCTACAGAACCAAAGTTATATAACTGTAGATTTGGTTTAAATTCGATAATAGGTCTTTTTGCTCTTAAAGATTCAGTTGCTGGAAAATCTTCTCCTCTTAAGGAATATGATTTTTCTAAAACAGATCTATGAAACCATCTGTTATATCGACTCCAGGGATTTAAATCTCTACTATCTCTTCGAATTGTTGTATAATCTTTATATGTTGGATATGCGGTCGCATCGTCAAACGGTTGCGTATCAAATCCTTCATTGTCAAATAAAACTTCCGGTACATCTGTTGTCAATACAGGAACGACCAGACTATCGAATCTTGTTAGTGTAATAGCATCGCCTACTCCTTCGACTAACCAATTATTATGAGAGTACTCAGCAGGAGTTACGTTTCCTCTAAATTCGACAATCATTCCACTTGATAATTCTATTCCGTTGCTAGAAGTGTATTGAGATTTTCCAATAATATCTTTATTAATATTAATGAAAGAATTTGATTCTATGTCGGCAATTAAAAATTTTCCAAAGCGATCTGGAGTTATTAATCCTTGATAATATAAAGTGTCCGGAGCATCGTAGGGCACTTCAAATGTTAAAGTACCATTCTGAGTTCCGTTATTTGTTACACCGTTAGAATATTCTAACGCAGTAGTCGACGATGCTAGGTCGACAAACTCCCAGTCTTGACTATCTATACTAATAGAGCTGCCGTCACTTGGCGAAATATCTCTTTTAGCTTTCCATAGGTTTCCATCATAAACTGCAAGGCTTCCTGCTTTATAAGAGTGATAAGGTTGGAAAATTAATGAACCGGTATCATAGTTTGTTCTAATAGAAAATCCTTCTCCCGGAGCATTAACTTTAAACTTATATGTTTGTCCCCTGTACAAAGTAATTGTAGGATTGTTTGTATAAGAATCAGGAGTGAATACAAAAGAGTTTCCTGTTGTTCCTAAAACAACTTTATATGTACTTGTTACCTTGGCGGTTTGGCCGTATATAGGTAAACTTGGCGGACCGCTTGGTTGCCAGTAGTATTCTCTGTAATTAATAAACTTATCCCAATCAACAGGAGGATTCCAAGTATAATGTTCTTGTTCTGTTATCTTGTCGTCACGCTCATCAATGTTTCCAAAAAACTTTAACTGATTTTTAAAGTCAAGGTAGTCATAAAAATTTTCAATTTTATTAAGATTTTTATAAACAACACCGGGTTCTAATTGGTATCTGCTTCTTAAAGTATTGTCTGTATCTACATATACATCAGTGCCAGTGTAAGTTTTTTCGTATCTTCTTCCTACATATCCAACAACCTTATCTAATACGCCAGGCTGGACTAAAGGATCTAATACTCCTGATAAAAACTTATCGTTACTAGATGTTTGAAAAACAGAAGGCAATAGCTCAACTGTTCTTCTAATTGGTAAGTTGCTCTTAGGATAAAATTTATCTGCCATAATTATTAATAAGTTGTTGAAACAATAGTTGTAATACTTGCACCCAATTCAGCTGCTGTAATAGCCGAAACTATTTCAACATCATCAACAGTTGCACCACTAATTAAGATTTCGTCCGATCTACTTTGAATCTCAAAAAGACTTCCGAATACCTGATTTGTTTGTTTTGGAACAATAACAATATTTGCTAGGTCCGGAGCACAGGAATTTAAAATATAAGTTGTCAATTCGCTCATATAAAATCTATCTCCAAAGTCCCAATTGTTAATATCAAAGAAATTGTTAATTGCACCTATTACTCTCACTTTTAAATCATTGTCGTTAATAGTTTTATTTGGGTTTTTCACTACCTTAAATGTTGCTTGTAATTTTGGATCAGCTTTAGATCCAAACAATACTTTATATTTGGCTGAATGGTAAACTATTTCGTCGCTGAGAGATTTAATCGCAGACAATGTTCCGCCAAACGTAGTTCTTAATACTTCTGTATCTGGTGGAGTTGGTTCTGTAGATATTCCGCCCTGTAAATACATTCTGTAATCTTCGTCATATGATCTTACCAACATATATGTGTCAATAATGTTACTCGATGAAGGATCAATTCTACGATAAGTTGTAGCATTGTGAACATACTGGAATTTTAAATTTCGACGGCCTAAAACTGCTTTGTAGGATGTAACTAGATCTAATGTATTTGTTGTTCTATTAACTTGTTTAATCACGTCCTCGTCAACATCATAGAAATATATAAGTTGTCCGTCTGGATAAGTTGCAGTATCGTTAATATCAACAACTGATTCTTTTTCTAAAACTAACACAGAGTTAATTGAATTATCAATTAATGAGTAGTAAACTGTTCCGTACTGATCAACAGACTGTTTAAAAAACAAATAATTTAAAGACTGATCGTCGCCCACAATTGTTTCAAAAGATTCAGGATTATCAATTATTCCATCACTGTTAGAATCATAGAATGATAATTTAATTTCTGAAGTACTTTCATATCCATCATCAAATTTTATAGTATCACTAATTTCAAAAGAAACATCTTGTTTTAATTCAGTTATAAAATCACTCGATGTATTGATACCTAAAACTGTAACTGTATCTTTGACAACATTGCCTGTTTGATCATTGTAACGTTTTTCGTTGGCATCAAAATAAAATCTATTTTGTTGTAAACTTCCAAATATGTAATTTAACTTTCTTACTCTAACAGTATAGCTGTCAGCCTCTTTTACAAAAGCAACAATCCATGACGAGTCGACTCCGGTGTTTGAAATATCACCAGATTTGCCTAGAGTAAAATTATCAATTAAGTTTAAATTAGATGATGTTATAATCGACCATTGTAGTGTTTCAACATCGTATCTCAAGCCAAAATTTAAATTTTGATATGCTTGATTTACTATTTCGTTTTCTAAAGAAACATTTAAATCGTTTATAAATCTAGGAATAATTCTTGAAGCAATGGCTCCTGTTGGAACTGTTTTGTTTAATACAATAGGTCCCAATCCGTTAGTCAAAGCACCCCTTCCTGTGTTTGTGCCATCTCCAGTAATTTTAACAGCCTCTGCCCATATCATATTAGTCTGTAAAGGATCTGTAGGATCTGCTGCTACCATTTCTCCGTTTTTAAATGCTTTGCCTTCTTCTGGTACAAACTTGATAAGAGATCCTACATAAAAATATTTTAATAGGTTAGTAGAATAGCTACCAACTTTTGTTAAAGATGAATCTACTGTATTTTTAAAGTATCCAGTTGGTGTTATTGTGGTGACAGCTTCCCAAACGGTTTTATCGTCTGTGAATAAAATTTTATCAAATTTTGTAAAATAAAAATTATATACTTCGTTACTAGAAAACACAGGCTCGATGTAACCTCTTATAAAATTAATAATGTCTAGTCTATTATTAAATTTAAAAGTTAAAGTTTCTTCTGTTTCTTCTTTATAGATATAACCGTCATTAGCAAATACATTAACTGAACTGTATTTTCCAGACGCATCGATGATATCGTAGTTTCTAGATATTCCGCTAGAAGTTCTATTAATAGATTTTACTTTTAAAATATTTTGAGAACTAGTTAACGGTGCTAGATTATAATCTTCTGCGGTAATCATACGATTCTGTGTATAATATACAGCAGGAGCATTTGTTCTAATTGTATCGATATCTTCTGAAGCAGCAGAATTAGTGATAGTTGACTGTAGTGCCAACCCGATTGTTAGAGTATGAGCAACGCCAGAAGCATTTACATAATTAATGCTTATGTTGATTCCTCGCAAATCGTTTGGATAAATTGTATATCTATATCCGTTGCTGGTTCTATAATAAACTCTAAAAGGGCCTTGTGGCAAATTACCATAGACTCCGTCAGCAAACACTAAATCAATGTTATCATTTTCTTTTGTGTTGACTGCATAGATATTTCTAACGTTCTGATTAACACTATTATAAGCAATATTATTTCCAACAAGGCTTGAAACTTTTGTCCATTCTTCTAATTGGGCTCCGGCTGCATTTAAAGAAAATAACCAAACATCGTTGTTATTAATGTTATTTGCATCAACTGCAATTTTTTCATTAGTAGTAGGAGCATCTATGCTAAAATCAGCAAGTTGCATAGTGCCTTGTTTAAACATTAAAAAGAATCCAGTATTTGCTGAACCAGGTCCAGTGCTATCATTACGATAAACAAAACCTAACTGGTTGCCCGGCACTGGTGGTTCTTCGTAGATATTTTCACTGTTAGCAAATGCTGTAGAAACTATCTCAAAAGGCATTCCTCTAGAAGCAACAGATTTACTAAAAGAAAACAAAGGAACGTCAGCAGTGGTTGTTCTAAAACGATACTGTTCTGTTGGAATTCCTTGAATTGTAGCAGATCCTTGGCTTCGACCAAACTCTGTGTTATCTGCCATTGCAGAATTTAAAACTAGAATAAACTGTTCTAACCAGTTAGTGTTTGTTGGGTCATTCCAAGAAATAACCTGTTGCGAAAGATTTTTTCCGTTGCTGTCAACAATACTATCTGTAGTAGTCACTGATGTAAATTTTAACAGACCGCTAGCAGCTATATTTCTTTTAGCGTTATAGGAAAGCATACGAGCAATCCTTAACACGCTTTCTTTTGTTTCCGCAAGTTCAATAAAATTCTCACGGCTAGCAAGATCAATGCGGAAGGATAGGCTTTGACCTAAGAATGCAATAGCGTCAATAAGCGCCATATATTCGCTAGATTCGATATAATCGTTAAAATCTTCTGGGTAGTTTTCACGCAGATACGTGATGATAACGCGGCGTAGATTTTCAAAGTCGTAAGATTTGAAATCCGCATTTTTAAATGTCTGATATATTCTAGTCCAGTCTTGGTTTAGAATTAAATTATTTTGTCTGCTTGTAGTAGTCATTTCCTATCCCTATACCAATATTTACCATAAAAATTATGTGGGTATTTTATACTATGATAGAATTGTTTTTATCAAAATTAAACGTCATACGCTCACTAATATTAAATGGAACGTAAACGATATCTGCTTGAATTCTTATTCCTTGATCTGTAGTATCGATTTGAATCTCATTAACTGCTATTCTAGGATCGTAATTGATAATATCTTCGACGTCTTTTGCAATAATTTTTTTAACTTCTTCAGTGAACTGCTCAAATAACATATCCCAGATGACTGTACCAAACTCTGGGTTTTCTAATTTTTCTCCTTTGCGGATATAAAAATGATTTATTAGATCTTGTTTAACTAGATCAATGTCATAAAGTTTATAATTTTTTGCTCCGTTTGAAGAACTAAATCCCCTATAGGTAAAAGTTCCGTAATTAGTAGTAACTTGTGCATTTGATGTTGCAACTGTTTTTTGATTATAAATTTTTGTTCCCATAATTAGTCTGCATCCCTATCTGTTTTATCTGGAGTCAATTGTTCTGGTGCTTGATTCTCGTGCAAGGCCCAAGGTTCGTGCATCGGTATGCGTTTCATAAAGCTCTGAACAACCCCAGCTTGATACTTTTTAGTTTCCCAACTAGATGTTGTACTTGTTGCAGGGTTATCTCTTAGGTCGTATGGTTTAACAAAATCTGCAACTTCTGCAGGTGTTGCATTAGTTGTATCGTTTAAGTGGATTGTTGGAGCCGTTTCTATAATTTGTGCTCCAGAACCTATGCTTAAATCTCCGGTAGAACTAACTCTAAGTTCACCACCGGCAGCAATATCAAAGTTAGTGTTTGTAGAAAATTTTGTTGCAGCACCAATAAGAATATCTAGATTAGATCCTACGGTCAGTTTTGCATCCTTATTAATTAAAAACTCCATATCTGAGCCTATTTCAGCGTGCCACTTTCCTGTCTCTGTTCTAAAGTTCATATTGCGGCCACACTCAAAATTGATATCTCTATCAGCACGTAGATTTAAATCATTTTGTGTATGAATGCTGATGCTGTCTTGGGCATAGATATCAATTTTACCATTACTGGTCATTTCAATCCAAGCTGTTCCTCTTGCATTAGCAATATAAATGATATCTTCAGAATTATGCATTAACAACTGGTGACCAGTTCTGGTCCTAATTCTAAAATATTCTCCGTAAGGAACTTCCGGTTCATATTTTTCTTTGTCGTTTAATAAGTCAATATATTTTACAGGACCATCTGCTGCTGCTGTTGCTCGATGATATCTATCATCTCCATCATCCATTACAATTTGTGTTCCGCCTAAACGACTGACTGGTACAGGGTCCGACTGACTATCTGATTTTCCTACTTTTGCTTTCTTAGCATTAGTTCGTCTATCAACTGGTCCTGGTGTTGAAATACCAAATACCATAGATGGTGCTTCTCTTCGTGGAGACGAATTAACAACTCCTCTAACATCGTCTTCTAATAAACCTTGTTCTAAGAATCTATCGGCAATAGGATGTACAACTTTTTTAATTTTTTCCGGATTAATTTCTTGGTCTTTATCTGCATTTAGACGTTTGTTAATTTCTGCAACTGGCAACGGCAACGGTTTACCATCTAAGGATTTCATTGGACCGTATCGTGCTTTATCTGTAGCATCTAAAGAATTTTCAGTTGATCCAGCAATAGCTGGAACCATATTATTAATGTATCTACCAGGTGCGCAGGCAAACCAAAATCCTTGAGCAGGATCTCCGTTTAAAAATAATACTAAAACGTTAACACCAATGTCTGGAGGCACAAACCACATACCATAAGATTTTTGTGTGTCGTTATATCCGTCAATTGTTGAACTGGCGCCATCATTCTTACCCATAAACTCAAAAGGTGTATGGCCAAAGAACGGCGGAGCATATTTTACAATATACGTTTCGGCATCTTCGCCGGAGGTATTTGCTTGGTCTTTTAATAAATTAACTTCTAAAGATCCCATAAACGTAGGATCTAAATGACTAATAACCCTCGCAAGATATATTCCGTTACCAAGAGTACCGGAACGTCCTTCATTTTCTGCTGAGGGTCTTTGTAATTCTGCCATTATTGTTGTCCTAGGTCTCTATAATATCTGTAACCAGCAACAGGTTTTGTTTTGTTAGATGTTGTCACGGTTTGTGTAGTTTGCCCAGATTGTCCAGTATTTCCATTAGCGGTTGCTGTATCTGTTGTTGAATTTGACGATGATGCAGCATCGTCAACAACTGATGTATCTTTAGGCTCAGCATCACTAATCTCAGTAGCTTGGTTATCTGTTCTAGAAATTGGTCCAGGTGTATCACCTGTTACAGAATTAATCTCAGGTCCCTGTGGTCCTGGCATTCTTAAACATTTTAATTTCTGTTTCCAAAATCCATCTGAAAAGTAATTTTCTACCATATTAACACGATATATACCACCGAACGGACTTTCTTTTCCTGCAATTGAAAAATCGTATAAGCCTGTGGTTTCATTTACATCAGACGGTGTTCTAAATGTTAGATATACATAGACGTTTCCACTTTCGTAGTTCATTGTACCATCGTTTGTAATCTGAGAAGTTTCGCTGGGAGCTCCGGAAAAATATCCTCCCATACCGCTGTCAACCAACCAATACGGATCGCCAAGGATTTCCAAATCAACAGTAACTAAGTCTGCACTATTTCCAGAAAGGAAAGCATATTGAAAGTTTTCAGCAACATTCTGTTCAGTTGATTTAGATCCTGCACCACCTTTAAGTCCTTCAAGTAATTTAGGATCTCTTTTTTTCCTAGCTCTGCCCATTGGAGCTGCCTGTGCGCTGGCATCTTGACCTTGCCCGCTTTTTGTAGAACTGTTAGTTCTTTCAGCAGGCCCTTGTTGGTCTTGGTTGGCTGTTGTTGCAGCCTTGCTTTCAGGAGAAGGATTTGCCCCTGTAAAAAATAAATTGTTAATGTTTATGTCAAATTTTAATATATCAACGTTCTGACCTGTGTAGATATATTGATAATGTTTACATACACTCTTTTGTAGTTCAGCATAACCAACAGGTGCTGCTGACGGATTTGCAAATATAGATTGATGCACGAAATAAGGAACAACTCTATATGTTATTTTTTTTGCATAATCTCCAATTAAATCGTCATAGTTTAACAATTTCATTTGTACATCTAGTTTAAACCATTTAATATAACCTTCTGGGGTTAGATTAGCTTTTGATATTGCATCTGATGCATAATTAGAACTAAGCACAATTTGATTTATAATTGAAGTTAAAGTTTGATCCTGTGAAAAATGAAATGCTCTCAACTTAGGATCAATGGTCATATTATCTCGTTTAACAACACCAGTCTTTGGATCATACTGATCTTGAGCACGTTTAAAAATATGATTACCGCCTCTAGTTTGATCAAATCCTAAGCTAGCAAGCCCAATAGGATTAACTGGTTTACTATCTGCTTCTTCAAAGTCTGCTGTTTGTTCTGCTAACATCCTTTGCTGTTCAGTCATTGCAGGATTAACTGTTGCTCGATTTGTCTTAGGAGGATTGCCTGCGGTCGAATACAGGTCGCTGGCAAGTATAGGGAACTCAATATGGTATTCGTCTTGTTCCTTAATCTGCTGTTCTTTTTTTAATCTATATTCATTATCATTTAATACTGCTGCAAGACTTTTATCTCCTGTGCTTAGTACTTCAACTACATTACCTACACCATTTTGTTTTCCAAAGATTTTTATATCTTTGAAAGTTGTATTCATTGCGTCTGAAAAACCTTGATGGTTGTATGGAATACCTTCTACTTTATAGCTGCTTCCTCCCTCGTTTACACTAAATTTCATAGAAACCAATTTTAGTGTAAAATATTTCGATTTAACAGCTTTGATTGAAACTCCTAATTCGTCAAAACCTTGAATGTCCATTTTTAACAAATATGGAGTATTGTCTAGATAATTTGCATAGCCAGAGTTTACTGCGGCAACCTGCATACTTTGTAAAAGTAATCCCATACTGTAGGGTTCGTAGATGTCAAATTCAAATTTAATAGCATTACTGTTTCCTGTTTTTTCAGTTGAACCAATAATACATTTCATTTGAAAATTATTAACATAATATTCAGGTGTACCATAAAATGTTTTTACACGTTGTTCATCAAATCTTCCAGCTGAAGAAAATACAATGTTTTTTAAATCGGCTGGTGAATTTCTATATGACGACGGGTTATTAAATTGTGCAGGAGTTAAACAAGCCAATGTCCATAACACATTAACAGAAGCAAATTGTTCCATTGGGTTTGGTTTAACATTTGGCAAATTAGGAACTGCACTACCCGCTGTAGTTTTTGTATCAGGAAGTATTGATGATTGCCCGTTTCTTAAAAAGTTTGTTGCACCGCCTGCAACTAAATTTGTAATATTAGATACTGACCCTATGTTAATAGTAGAATTTACAGGGTTAGGAATAATAGGAGTACCGTCGGGCTTTTTTACTTCTAATGCTTTTCCAAGATAATCTAAAATAGATGCCATATTTAGACTCCTAAGAATTTTTCTAAGTTAGTTTTTTTAGGAAGATAGATTGTTGTTCCAGGAGTAAAATCGTAAATTGGATCTTTTAACACGCTCATATTTCTTTGAACGAAAACCCACCATAACTTAGCATCGCCGTATACATCGTATGCTAACAAATCAGGTCTGTGTTTATATTGATTTTCTATAATATAACGAAAATCATCTGCTTCTGCTGGAACAGGTCGAATGTTCAGCAATTCCATATATAAAGAATTCTGAGGAGTAGTTAACCAAGGACTTGTTTTAGAATATTTTGCCATATTATAGATATCCTACACCACCGCCACTGGCCTTCATAGACATTCCGCCACTGGCGTAATCTTGTAAACTGAATTGACGTAGACGCTGTCTGCTGTATATAGGAGCAACGGTTACTGTTATAGTGCTAACAACAGGAACCCACGTATTTGTTTTCCACTTGTCGCAGTGAATGTAGTTTACATCGTCTTTTAAGTCTACCGAAAAAGATTTTACAATTACAGGAATGTTATCAAAAACACTAGCACCGTAACCAGATAAATTACATACCAACGGTGGATTTCCTGCGTATGCTCCTTGACCAAAGAACATTTTAGTTGCTGTTTTAAAGAATGTAGTTGCTGCAATCCAATATGCTGCATCAGATTCTGTTTCGCAGGTAAAATCTCCACTAATCTGAATATCATCCACAACACTATTTTTGTAAGAGTGTACTTGGTAGTTACTGTGAATCATACTTTGAGAATTGTATTCTGCCTTTGTTGATACAGTTATATTTGGATTATAAGGCCAAACAACTCCTCCTGTATTTTTTAAAAGTTCAAACATCGGACTATTAAAAGTATTCCATTGGCAATTAATTCTTACACGCCAATCATTTCCAGGATTTGTGTTTAATTTTATAGCCGTGCCTTGTTTAACAAATGCATCTGCTCCCGATGGAATGTTTGCTCCTCGCTTTAGACTAAGTATATTGTTGAGCATTCCAGCTGTCTTACTAATTCCTGTTGCTAATGCCATTAGGCCGCCGCCAACAGAACCTCCAGCTAATTTGTTTAACCCCCCGGAGATGTCTGCTGCTATGTTACTAGTCGAACCTGCTACAGATTGCAAAGAATTAATTGCTCCTCCAACCTTACTCTGGACTTCAGACGAAATGTTTCCTAAACCAGAAATACCACCTAGTGATCCGGAAGCACTTCCTGCTAAACTTTTAATATTTCCTGTTAGCCCGTTAAGTCCTGACCCAATTTCTCCCGACAAGGAAGAAATTTTACTGTTTAAATCAATTTTCGATAGCTCAGAAAAAGAACTAGTCATTGCAGAGCCAGCTTCGTTTGAAGCCTGTGAAACGCTCTGCGATATGTTTGATACCAATTGAGCAAGAGGATTAATAGATAAAGACATTTTGAGCATATTTCCTTGTCATATAGTCTATTTATTCGACAAAAAATGTGCTATTATATTACTAATTGTGGAGAAATCTAGATAATGAACCAACCAAAAGTTAAGTACCTAACTAATAAGGACCTACTAAGAGAGATACATTTAAGCAAAGTTACATATAGCTCTTATACAAAACAAGAATATCATGAATATGATTTAATTGTTCCTAACTTAGAAAAAATAAACATTAGAACTATAGCAGAAGCAAAAAGAAATAGGGCTGCACGTTTAGCAAAACAAGCGCACGAAGCAGCTATGCTAGAACAGGGTAAAAAAATTCCTGCAAAAGGATTCGAAATAGATTATAAGAAAATTGACAAACACGATCTAGTATTTCGTGTTATGACATTTGATCATATTCCTCTAGCACCCGGTCGTAAAAAGACATTAAAGAATACAGCCGACAGTCACGAAAAAGTAAACTTTCCTCCTTATCAACACTGGAAGTTTGACGACAATGACGAATTGATCTGTGTAGGCAAAAGTCACTGGAAGGGTGGAATTAAAACAGGTAAATTTGATAAAGATCACGGACAAATGACTAATAACTTAGCTCGTATGTTTATTAAATTATGTGAGCGTTATGCAACTAGAGGAAATGTCCGTGGATATACTTACAACGATGAAATGCGTGGTCAAGCGATACTTCAGCTCACCCAAATTGGTTTACAATTTGATGAAAGCAAATCCGATAACCCGTTTGCTTATTATACCGCTGCTGTTACTAACAGTTTTGTTCGCATCATCAATATCGAGAAGCGTAATCAAAATATTCGAGATGATATTCTTGAAATGAATGGTATGAATCCGAGCTGGACCAGACAGAACAGTGGTAGCAGTGGAGCTAATACTGCACCTGTTACAATCACATCTGGCGAAGATTGGGATTGACCTTTAATTAAAAATACTGTAACATAAATCTATGAATCTATTTAAAAAAGCAGCTTGTTTCACAGATATTCATTTTGGTCTTAAAAGCGGTAGCAGAACACATAACATTGACTGCGAAGAATTTGTTAAGTGGTTTTGTGATACAGCCAAAGAAGAAGGTGCAGAGACGTGTATCTTTTTAGGTGACTGGCATCACAATCGTGCCAGCACAGACGTTAGTACTATGAATTATACTCTTTCAAACTTAGAAAGACTTAGTGCTTCGTTTGAAAAAGTTTACTTTATACTTGGCAACCACGATCTGTTCTACAAAGACAAACGTGAAATTAACTCTGTAGAGTTTATGCGCCTATTTCCTAATGTTGTTCCAATTAGAGAAATTTTTACAAACGGAGATGTTACTATCCTTCCGTGGTTAGTAGCAGATGAATGGCAAAAAGTTCCTAAGATCAAAAGCAAATATATCTTTGGGCACTTAGAACTTCCGCATTTCTATATGAACGCTATGGTGCAGATGCCCGATCACGGACAGTTGCAAAGCGATCACTTCCAACATCAGGACTATATCTTCTCAGGACACTTCCATAAGCGTCAACAAAAGGGTAAGATTGTGTATATTGGTAATGCTTTCCCTCACAACTATGCAGATGCGGGTGATGACGAACGTGGTATGATGTTATTAGACTGGGGAGGTACTCCAGAGTTTAAGACTTGGCCTGGACAACCTGTTTATAGAACATATAAACTAAGTCAAATTATTGATACTCCAGATAAGCTGCTTCGTGAAAAGATGCATTGCCGTGTAACTATTGACCTGCCTATTACTTTTGAAGAGGCAAACTTTATTAAAGAACAGTTTATGCCGCAGTATAATCTGCGTGAGCTGATGCTGATTCCAGAAAAAGTAGAAGTTGAATCTAATGTTACTCCTATTGATTTAGAATTTGAAAGTGTTGACACAATTGTTATGAATCAGATCAATGCAATTGAAAGCGACACCTACAATAAAAAACTGTTATTGGAAATTTATAGCGAACTATGATTAAAATTAAAAATTTAACAGTCAAGAATTTTATGAGCGTGGGTAATCAAACCCAAGCCATCGACTTTGACCGCGGACAGTTAACCTTAGTACTTGGTGAAAATCTAGATCTAGGAGGTGATGATTCTGGGGCTCGCAACGGTACGGGCAAAACAACAATCATCAATGGACTAAGCTATGCTATCTACGGTCAAGCCCTAACTAATATCAAGCGTGATAACTTGATTAACAAAATTAACAGTAAAGGAATGTTAGTTACTGTTACTTTTGACAAAGATGGGCAGGAATTCCACATTGAACGTGGACGCAAACCTAATCTATTAAAGTTTAGTATTAACGGTCAAGAACAAGAACTTAAGGATTTAGACGAAAGTCAAGGCGATAGCCGGGAAACTCAAAAAGCAATTGAAGAAGTATTTGGTATGAGTCACGAAATGTTTAAACATCTTGTTGCTCTAAACACTTATACAGAACCTTTCTTATCAATGAAAGCTGCCGATCAACGTGCTATCATTGAACAGTTGTTGGGTATTACTATACTTTCTGAAAAAGCAGAAGCACTTAAAGAAGCTATCAAAGCATCTAAAGATGCTATTGCTACAGAAAATACTAGAATCGAAACTATCAAAGCCAGCAACGAGCGCATTCAGCAGAGTATTGAATCTCTAGAGCGTAAACAAAAGCTATGGGCAGACAATAAAGAAACTGCTATGGAAAATTTGCTCAAGAGTATTGATCGCTTGATGCAAATTGACATTGAAGAAGAGATAGCTAATCAGCGTTCTTTAATCGAATGGACTAAAACTAAAAAAGAACGAGACAATCTTACTTCTTTAATCGCAAAACAAACAGCAGCATTAGAAAAAGAACAGAAAGTATTATCTAAATTAGAAAAAGAATTAGTAAGTCTAGCTGATCATAAGTGTCACGCTTGTGGACAAGAAGTACACGACAGTAAACACGATGAAATGTTAGGTGCTAAAGCTCAGCAGGTTGAAGAAAGCAAGGGTGCTATTAACGAACATCTTGAAGAACTGGCGACACTTAACGAAGCTATGTCGCTTTTAGGTGAGCAAGGTGATTGTCCAACTGTTACCTATGACAGTTTAGAACAAGCTCTTAATCATAAAAATACTTTAGATGGATTAGAGCGCGACGTTACAATCAAAGATGCTGAAGAAAATCCCTACGACGAACAAATATTAGAACTTAAGAATACCGCAGTTCAGGAAATTAACTGGGATGCTGTCAACGAACTAGTAAAAATTAAAGATCATCAAGAGTTCTTACATAAACTGTTAACTAACAAAGACAGTTTTGTTCGTAAACGCATCATCGATCAGAACCTAGCTTTCTTAAATCAACGCTTAACCTACTATCTTGATAAGATTGGATTACCGCATACTGTTGAATTCCAAAATGATTTATCAGTTATCATCACTCAATTAGGTCAAGACCTCGACTTTGATAACTTATCACGAGGTGAACGTAACAGATTAATCCTGTCATTATCGTGGGCGTTCCGAGATGTGTGGGAAAACTTATATCAAAGTATTAACTTGTTGTTTATTGACGAGTTAGTAGACTCTGGTATGGATGCGTCTGGTGTGGAGTCAAGTATTGCTGTTCTAAAGCGTATGACTCGAGAGCGTGACAAGAATGTATTCTTGATTTCGCACAGAGACGATCTAACCAGTCGTGTAAATCACGTATTAAAAGTTATTAAAGAGAATGGATTTACTTCATACTCTACAGATATTGAGATTATGAACTAATGGCAACAGACAGTCATGATAAGATGATAGAAGCGTTTCAGCAATATTTCAAATATCAGGATCGCTTTGAATACAAAGGCTCAGACGAAGCAGGCATTAAGGCACGGTATTGGCTATCAGAAATTAGAAACGAAGCAAGTAAAAGGCGAGTAGAAATACAAGAAAAACGACAGGCACGAAAAAAAGCCAGAAAAGGCGTATTAGGCAGACCCCCCAAGCTAACTAAGTGAGTGCAATGGACGTATCAAAATCAAATAGTTGAAGAAATTCCAGAAGGCTATATTGGCTTTGTTTATCTCATCACGAATCTAACTACCGGGCAAAAGTACATAGGCAAGAAACTAGCACAGTTTAAACGCACGAAACCACCTCTCAAAGGCAAAAAACTTAAAAGAAGGTCTGTAGTTGAAAGCGATTGGCGCGACTACTGGGGATCATCTGATAGGTTAAACGCAGACGTCCAAGCATTAGGTCCCGGAAATTTCACAAGAGAAATACTTTATCTTTGCAAATCCAAGGCAGAAATGTCGTATCTAGAAGCAAGAGAACAGTTTGAACGCAGAGTTTTAGAAACAGATGACTATTATAATGGCATTATAAACGTCAGAGTTGGCGGATCAAACATACTTAGACAGCGTCTAGAAGAACATAAAAAGGCAAAATAAAAGCGGTTTTTTGGCTCGCGCAGGCCTAAGTTCGTGCGCTCTAAACCTGGTCATAGGTGTACACAGGGACGGAATTCCACGCCGCAGTGGTACTCAGCAACTACCCATTTGGATGAAGATCGCTACCTAAGCCCTGCGATTTTGCTGTTTGAAAAGGAAATAAAAGGCGAAATGAGCAGGGAGATCCTGCACGTTAGTAGGTGTGATAGCGTACATTTACTAACCGCCGTTGTAATAAGACGTGGCTCGAGGTACCGGACAACCGCCTCTGTAACTGCCATAACGCTGTGTGACTTGCCAGACTCGGATAATGTTATCTTTGCCCGGAAACGGGCTTAGTGTGACCATTAAGATCTGGATAATATTTAAATTGCGCTTCGCGCAAATATATCATCTCGCACAACTTCGATATAATTAAAAGAAAACAAAGTGCGTTGAGCGCAAGCGAAAACGCAAACGAGCGTTAGCTCGTTATTAAAATAAATAATATATCATTCGAGAATGCCCTATGAGACTGAACGATTTAGACAATACAACTATTAAACATTACCTTAGCGAAGATCTTCGAAGAGATCCCTTATACACACAACATTGGGATCGTATTGACGAAGAATTCTTCAAACCTTGGCAGAAATATCTATCTGAAGCAGCACTGACACAGGATCAAATATCTCAGATCTTTGCGGCTGCTGAAAAAGAAGCTGGCGCCAGTGGAGAAAACAATACGGCTCTGGGCAAGATTGTAGATAAGATTATTCCTGATTCATTTTTAGGCAAGCTAGAAAAGTCATTGCCTGAACCCAATCCTCAGGCACAACCAGATCCTCAGTTTGAACAAAAAGCATCTGCGGCCGTACAGCAATTAGACGTTCCAGCAGATACTAAGAGCGGTCTAATGAAAATAGTATCAGCAGCAGTTCAAAATCCCGCAGCACAGGGCATCGTTCTGAGTCTAGTTGGTGGTGTCCTAGGTGGACTAATGAGCAAAGCGGGTCCGCTGATTGCTACATTTTTTCCCGGCGGCGGCACAGCCGCAGTGGCCATAACTGGTGCTATTGTTGCAGGCGGTGTTGCTATAGCATCGGCAAAGCTACAGGGCAAAGGTTGGAAAGAAGCATTTAAAGGCGCAATTAAACCTGCACTAGCAGGCGCTGCTGGTGCTGTAGTTGGTCAGATGGCTGCAAACTTTGCCTCTGGCGCAGTGGATGCTGTAGCAGGTGCTGTCAAAGGCAAAAGTGCAGATGCCGCTCAGACAGCAGGAGGAGAGTTTGCAGCAGACCCTGCATTGAAAAAATTAACTGCACAACAACAAGACACACTATCTAAATTAAATCCTGACAAGTACACAGTTCAACAAGGAGAAAGCGGTCTTGTTGTTATGGACAAAGCCACGGGAGAAGTAGCTGCAACTATTCAGGCTCCTCCGGGTGTGCGTCCTGGGGATATGTATGCTGCCTTAGAAAAGGTTAATCCAGGATTTGCTCCAGGCGCTCCTAAGGCATTCAGTGGTGGCGGTAGCGTTGCTAGAGATACTGATATGCCTCCAGGTGCTACAACAACTACATCAGAACTACCAGGCGGTGGAACTAGAACAGTTACACAAGGTCAAGGTATTAAAGTTGGTGGTGACTATGTACGAGATGGAGAACCATTGACTGCTAGACAAATGGCTGCGGTGGATATGGCACAGGCCAACGGCAATCCTGTTGATCCAAAAGTTCAGGCCGCTTACGACCTAGCCAAACAACAGGGTCCAAGAGGACCTGCACCAAATCAAGTACCAGCCGGAACATCGTCTAGATTAGCTATGAGCTATGTGCCTGGTGGTAAGAAACTGTCAGAAGGACAGATCTATATGTTGTTCAAGAGAATAACAGCCAAGAATGATCATTATCTTGCCGAAGGACGTCTAGTAGAAGGGCCGATGGATTGGATTAAGACCAAGGCTAAGAACCTGACAACCAAAGTTACAGCAGACAAATTAAACTCAGCCTGGCAAAAAGCAGGATCGCCAATGGATTCTGATCAAGTGGCAAAATTCTTACAGGATCAAGGTGTTGACAAAGGTGTTGTCGACAAGGTGTTTGCAGATTTAAAATTGCCCGCAGCCGGGCAGGCAGCTCAAGGTGCTGAACAAGGAGCTCAAGGTGCTGAACAAGGAGCTCAGCCAGCAGCAGCTAAAGTAGATTATAAAGCAGTTGAGAAAGCTATTTTATCGTTAAATAAGAAAGATAAGACCAGAATGCTACAGTATGTAACCAAACAATTAGGAACCGTTTAACATGAGAATCAACGAATTATTAACTGAAAGTCAACAAGTAGAGCTACAAGAAGGTCCACTATTAAACAAAATTGGATCAGCAGTAGGCAAAGGTGTTGGTACACTAGCCAAAGGTGTTGGCGCAGTAGCGGGTGGAGTAGCAGGTCTTGGATCTGCGCTTAAGAAAGGTTACCAAGCAGGTAAGTCTAATGTAGCAAGCGGCGGCGACGAAGCTCCGGCAGTAGCACCAGCCGCAGGCGGTGCGCAACAAGCAGCACCAGCACAAGGCGGAGCACAGCCCGCAGCTCAACAAGCAGCACCAGCACAAGGCGGAGCACAGCCCGCAGCTCAACAAGCAGCACCAGCACAAGGCGGAGCACAACCAGCAGCACCAGCACAAGGTGGAGCACAACCAGCAGCTGAACCAGCCGCACAACCAGCAGCCCCTGGAGGCACAGCAAGTCCTGATGCAAAATATCCTGGCGGCAAAGCCGGAGGAGCGGCAGCCGCAGCAGGAAAACCAGGAGCTCAACAAGCAGCGGCTGAAAAACCTAATCAAACAGCATATGCTCAAGTTAAATCACAAATTGATCAACTTGACAAAAAAGGCAAACAGCGTATTTTACAATTGCTACAAAAATCAGTAGGTCAGCCAGCAGCGCAACCAGCAGCTAAAGGTGCAGCACCTGCACAACAACCAGCAGCTGAACCTCAAGCAGCACCAGCACAACAACCAGCAGCGGCACCAGCGGCTGAACCTGCTCAACAAGTAGCACCTGCGGCTGCTCCTGCGGCTGCTCCTGCAGCTGAACCAGCTCCTAAGAAGAAAGGTGGCCGTAAAAAAGCAGCAGCTCCTACTCAAGCTGAGATTGATGCAGACCGAGATCGTTTAATGGGTAATTTCACTGATTCAATTGAACGCCATAAACAACGTATGGTAGCTGAATCCATTGCCAACGGTACTTTTAAAATTTTTAAAAAATGAAATTAGCTGATCTTGTTAGACCCGTTGATGAAGGTTTTATTGACGGGTTTAAAAAAGGCTACGGAGAACCAACCTCTAAAGCTAGACCAGAAAAAAAAGCAGCACCTGCGGCTGCTTCTCCTTTTAGTATATTATCAAACAGTGAAGCTAAAGAAATTTTATATAATATTCTTAACGGTAAAGAACTTGACTACAGACAAAAAAGTCAATTAGCAAAAATTTATCAAAAAATTTAAAAGAAACTTAATCCTGTCTTTTTGGTAGTTTCTAAATTTTCTTTAATTATTTCACCAATAATTTCTCTTTCGTCCCAACTCATATTCATTATTTCAGCATAGCTTAAACCTCTCATATACCAACAGAGTTTCAAGCAATCTTTTTTAATTATCTTTGCCTCAGTATCTAATTTTTCGGACTCGCGTAAAATCTCCGGCAAAGACATTGTTAAGATTTTACGCCGAAAAAATTTGCCTGATCCATAGTAATTGGCAAACTAAATTCTTTAGTGCATTCACCGCACTGAACATCTTGTGCTTTGAATTCAATCTGATCTTTCATTGATGTAATATGCACAGCAATTTTATCAAAGATATCTTTGGTACAGTTATTGATAAAATCTTTAATTATTGTTTTGTCTGTAACAGGACCTTCCGGTGCATCAATTTGAGTAATGCAGTCTGCAATTAAATCAACAGTTAGTTCAGTTAACTTAACAAAACTCTTGCCAAACTTTTCTAATTTTTCTTCGTCACTCATACTTTCATCGTTGACAATATTAAAAATTCTTTGTTGTTCTAATGTTTTAATACTAGTTTTAGTGATTTCTCTATAAGAGTACGGTCTAATATGTACTGTTAACGGATCTATATTAATATTATCTTCGTAGTTAAAACTGCTAAAGACCTGGAACCAAGAAGTAAGATCTATTTCATAAGAGTTTTCAGCATTACAATGAGGACAGTTACAGCCTACTTCCATTTTTTCTCCGTAGGTAGCAATACGAATAGCAATTAGAGCAAAATCTAAATCAATGCTAGGCATTGACCAAGGATCTAATATTGCAGGAATACAACTTTTAATTAATTCTACAGTTGATTGTCCTGACAATAGAGCATCCGGTGTTTTAAACATTAGTTCGTCTTTGGCAGTCATAGCATAGACGGCATATTGTTCATTAGCACTTACATCTAATGCACCTTTTGGATAAAACTTTCCTTTAGAAGGTAATGTTACATAAATTTTTGGCTGTCTATAAAAACTTGCCAAAGGATTTCGTTTAGACTGCATAGGGTTTGTGATCTCACTCATTTTGTCTCCAATAAATACAATAGTGCTCTAATCTATTTATATGCGCATTTTACCCAGGAAAAATAACTAATGGCAGGTGTATTCATTGATATCCCAGGAATTGGCAACGTTGAAGCCAAAAATGCCGCGACTGAAGCTACCTTAAAAGAAATCCTTAAAGCAATAAAAGGCGGTGGATTAGGAGGTCGAGGTGGTGGCGGTGGTCCTGGTGGTGGAGGATCTCCTGGTGGAGGAGGAGGTCTCGGTGGCGGTACTCCAGCCGGAGGCGGTGGCGGGTTTTTTAGCAAAGCCGCAGGCGCAGCAGGAAAGACAATGTTTGGCCTTGGTAAAGCTGCAGGAGGAGTTGTAGGAGGTCTTGGAAAATTAGCCACTGGTGCAGGATTTGTTGTTGGAAAAATGGCAAAACTTGCAGAATCGGGTGTAGACACCGCAGAAAAATTATCTAAAATAGACGGATCAGCAGCTTCCGCAGCAGAAGTATTATCAATGATTCCAGGTGTTGGCGGATTATTAGCTAAAGTGTTTGGAGCAGTGGCAGGTGCAGCTGATAAAATGGTCAAAGCCTACGGTGAAGCTACAGCATCTGGTGCTACCTTTGGTGGAAGCATAGGTCAATTTTCTGCAGCGGCATCAGCAGCTGGAATGAATCTTGCAGAATTTGGTGCTTTAATTTCTAAGAATGGTGAAGCTATGGGGGCGTTCGGTGTTACTACTGAAGACGGCTCAAAGAGATTTGCACAGGTATCTAAAACATTAAGAACAACAAGTTCAGACCTTTATGCTCTAGGATATAATACACAGGAAATAAATCAAGGTCTTGCAAATTATGGTAAGTTGTTAAGAGCCCAAGGCGCTCAAGGAACAAAGTCCAATGCAGAGTTAGCAGCAGGTGCTAAGAGCTATCTTAAAGAAATGGATATGCTGGCCAAGGTAACTGGAGAAGAACGTGCTGCAAAAGAAAAAGAAAGAGAAGCATTAGCAGCAGACGGACAGTTTAGAGCGGCTATGGCAGGTCTTGGACCAGAGGTTGAAGCTTCGGCAATGACATTAATTCAAAGTATGCCTAGCAAAGAAATGCAGGACTTTGCCAAAGATTTAATTGCCAACGGAACTGCTACTACAGATGCTAACCGAGCATTGCTAGCTCAAATGCCTCAACTAGGTGCTCAGTTTGCCAACCTACACGCTCAAACACAACGAGGTGTTAAGGTTTCTCAAGAGCAAATGAATCAAAGTTTGAATATTGGTAGAGCCGAAGCAACATCATCGTTGAAAAATATCAAATACGCAGCAGCAGCCAGCGAAGAAATGCGAGGAACAGCCGCAGCCTTAGGAAGTTGGAATAAGGTCAATAAGGACGCTATTAAAACCGCGGGCGAACAACAAGAGTCAACTAAGAAAAACACAGACGGCTTTAACGAAAAAATGCAAAAGATGTCTCAGGTGCTTAATAGCATCAGTAATACTTTTACAGAACTACTAGCATCTAGTGGATTTTTAGATTTAATGATTTCTGGAGTTGAACTAGTTGCACAGATATTTACAGGAGTACTGGCTCCTGCTCTCAAAGCATTAGATGCAGGATTTAGACCAATAATTGATATTCTAACAAGAGTGTTACCTCCGGTATTTGCAGTCGTAGGCGCACTATTTGAAAAAATAGGCTTTGGTCTTAAAATAATATTTGAACCAATTATTCAAAAAATAAGCAAAACATTAGAAGGTGTTAGCCTTCAATTTGAAAGTTTTAAAGGTGCTATAGATCTTGTAGACGAAGGATTAAACTGGTTATTTGGTATTTTGAGTAGTGTGGTCAAAGCTACAGAAACAGCTTTTGGCGGCCTATGGGAAGCTGTCACAGGACTAATGCAACCTTTAGATAATCTTTGGAAAGCTGTAACTGATATTTTTACCAGCGGCAACGAGTTAGTAGGGAGTCTTGATTGGTTAGAAAGAACTATACTCGAAGTTGGACAGGTAGTAGGAGATGCATTTAAAATCCTAGGCGCAGTACTCGGGTGGGTAATAGATACTGCCACAGATGTTTATAAATGGTTCAATGAAGTTGTTATGAAATCGGAAACGGTTTCTAAGTATTTTAAAACACTAGGTGAAGTTATATCTGATGTTTGGCAAACATTTAGAAAATATTTTAGTGTAGAAGGAATTAAGGCAATATTTGCAAACCTAAATGATGGGTTTGAAGCAATGATAGACAAAATCTTAAACTTAATTCCAAATAGATTTGGCGGAATGAGTGACGAAGTTTACGAACAGCGTAAAAAAGACAGAGAAGCTAGAGCCAAAGCCAGAGACGAAGCATTGGTAGCTGCCAAAGAAGAGAAAGATGCAAAAATCCAAACTCAACTTGCAGAAGTCAAAGCTGAAAAGAAAAAATTTGCTGAAAAACAACTTTTCACTGAAGCTAACAATAAGTTATCCAAAAAAGAACTTGCAGGTAGAGAAGCCGCTGCTAAGGCCGCTGAACAAGCATCTGTAGATTATACAGCCGGTCCAGAAGAACTATTAAAACAATACGCTACAAGAGAAGGTAGTGCCCTAGTGCCAAAAGCAGATGCTGCTAAAACCGCTAGTCCTACTACAAGAGAACAACAAGCATCCGCAAAAGCAGATGCTGCCAAAACTGCAATAGAAGCTGATAAAGAATCTCAACGTGCAGCAGCCGCTAAGAAAGCAGAGGAAGAAGCCGCTGCTAAAGCCAAACAAGAAGAAGAAAAGAAAAGAGCTGAAGAACGAGGACCTACTCAAGAATCAGCAGAAACCCTGCTTGCGGAATTAAATACTAAGATGGGACAATTACTTAAACTAAGTGCTCAGACTACAACAAACACATATGAACAAATCAATGCTACTAAGAGTTTGTCTGGAAACTTATATCGAGCATAAACTATGAGTTGGAAAAAATACTTTACACCTGTTAATGTTAGCAACAACGGAGGTTCAATGAGCCCAATTTCGGGCCGTGGCCGTCCGGGTCCTGCTAGAGCAAATTATTCTAGCTTTTTACCGGATGTTTATGCAGGTAGTCCAAACCGTGTTGAAAAATATATGCAATACGATACAATGGATATGGACAGTGAAGTTAATGCTGCACTTGATATTCTTGCAGAATTTTGCACACAAAAAGATAAAGAAAATCGCACACCATTCCAGACATTTTTTAAAGGTGCGCCTACTTCAACCGAAGTTAAAATTTTAAAAGACGCACTACAAAAGTGGGTTAAAGAACAGCAGTTTGAAACTAGAATTTTCCGTATTTTCCGTAACACATTAAAATACGGAGATTGTTTCTTTGTTAGAGATCCACAAACTCAAAAATGGTTATATGTTGATCCTTCTAAGGTTAATAAAATTATTGTTAACGAAAGCGAAGGTAAAGTTCCTGAGCAGTACGGAATTAAAGATATTAACTTTAATTTTGTAAATTTAATTGCTACAACACCACACAATACAACTAACACATCACCTAGTGGTTCAAGCTCTTACACATCCGGCGGAGGCTTTGGCCGAGGGATGGTTGGTGCAGCAGCACAGCCTCCTGGCACACGTTTTAGTAATGCACAAAACGAAATCACAGTTGATGCAAAACACGTAGTCCATATTTCATTATCAGAAGGTTTAGATACAAATTATCCTTTTGGTAATAGTATTCTAGAATCAGTATTTAAAGTCTACAAGCAGAAAGAATTGCTTGAAGATGCTATTATTATCTATCGTATACAACGTGCTCCAGAAAGACGTATTTTCTATGTAGACGTTGGAAATATGCCAGCGCATATGGCTATGAGCTTTGTTGAACGGGTTAAAAATGAAATTCAACAACGACGTATTCCTAGTTCAACCGGCGGTGGAAATAACGTTATAGACGCTAGTTATAATCCACTAAGTGTAAACGAAGATTACTTCTTCCCACAAACTGCTGAAGGTCGTGGTTCTAAAGTTGAAACACTACCTGGAGGTACCAACCTTGGCGAAATTACTGACCTACGTTATTTTACTAACAAGCTCTTTAGGGCTTTGCGTATACCTGCTTCATACCTTCCTACTGCCATTGATGAACAGCCTAACAACATCTCTGATGGTAAAGTAGGCACAGCGTATATTCAAGAATTACGTTTTAACGAGTACTGCAAACGTTTACAATCTATGATTGTAGAAACATTTGATCTAGAATTTAAACTTTGGTTAAACAACAACGGTATTAACATTGATAATAGTTTATTTGAGCTAAAATTTAATTCACCACAAAACTTTGCTGCTTATCGTCAATCAGAACTTGACACAGCAAGAGCAGCAACATTCAGTCAAGTTGTTCAAATTCCTCATCTAAGTAAACGTTTTGCTATGAAGCGATTCTTAGGAATGACCGAGGAAGAGATCAAAGAAAACGAAAAACTTTGGAGAGAAGAAAACGGCGATACTCTACAGGCAACACCGGATTCTCAGAGTCAATTAAGATCTGCAGGCATTACTCCCGGAGGAATGGCAGCAGACCTAGCTGGACAATCAGCAGAAGCTAGTCCTGATATGGCTGCTGAAGCCGAACCAGGAGCCGAAGGTGAAGCTGCTCCAGCAGAAGCACCAGTTCAGTAATAAATACATTATGCTTCTAAACGAATTTTTTTATTTTAACGAAAAAAACAACGACTTTGCTAATGATCGTAGATACGACTCTAGCAGAGATAAGTCTATTCTTAAGTTAACAGATAATAGAAAAATTCGCTTGACACTACGTCAAATTAATCAATTGCGACTTCAATCAGAAGCGCATCAAATGGAAGAAGAGTCTGAACTGGGTTTTATTAGACAAATGTATGGAACACCAGTTGGCGAAGAAGCAGCTCCACCACAATAATCCGGCCTTTGTTCTAGGTAACGGTACAAGTCGATTAACAATAAATCCAGAATCCTTACTTACTAAAGGAGTTGTCTACGGCTGTAATGCACAGTATAGAGAGTATGAACCTCACTATCTAATAGCTGTTGATGTTAAAATGGTCAATGAAATTATATCATCGGGCTATCACAAAACTCATCAAGTATGGACAAATCCTAACAAAGGTGTACAAACTAAACATCATATTAACTTTTTTAACCCTCATAAAGGCTGGAGTTCAGGGCCTACCGCATTATGGTTAGCCTGTACACAAGGACACAAAGATATATACATTTTTGGGTTCGATTATCAAGGATTAGAGGGAAAATTTAATAATGTGTACGCAGATACATACAATTATAAAAAGTCAACAGACGCACCTACGTACTTTGGAAATTGGCTTAGTCAAACAGAAAAAGTTATAAAGGAGTTTAGACACATTAATTTTTTTAGGGTAATACAAGATGGTGCATTTATTCCAGATAAATTGGGACCTGCACTAACTAATTTAACCCATATAAATTTTAAAGATTTTGAAAAAACGTTCCCGGGAACTATATATTCAAATGAAAACGATCAAAAAACTATCATTTAACGTAGTTTTTTAATCTACGTAGTAAATAAAAACACAGCCTAAAACCATCTTGAGGAGATTTTAACATGGCAGATAAAACATTATTGCAACAGATGTTGTCACATCTTGTTGAAGGCGATCAAGCCAAAGCAGAAGAATTATTTCACGATTACGTTGTACAACAATCACGTGAAATTTATGAATCAATGATCGACAGCGAAATTGCTGAAGAAGAAGAAAAAGACGAAGACGACGAAGATATGGAAGAAGCAGCTTCTGATGAAGATGCTGAAGAAGACAAAGTCGACGAAAACTTTGAAGACATCGCAATTGAAGGCGGTGACGATATGCCAGAATTTGGTGGCGACCCAACAGACGACCTAGAAGGCGAAATGGACGGGGAAGAAGAGCCAGCAGAAAAGGGCGAAGAAGAATTGTTTCAAGACCTAGAATCTATTGTTGACGAGCTACAAGCTAAGTTTGACGAGCTAAAAGGTATTGAAGGTAAAGAACACGGCGACGATTTCGGTGACGAAATGGGCGGTGACGACGAAGAAATGAAAGACGATATCAACGATCTAGAAACAGTTCGTGAATACGTAGAAAAAGTTGCTCCAGCAAAAATGGGTGATAACGGTGCAAATACCAAGTCAATCGTAGCTGGTAAGAATGATATGGGCGGTACAGCTTCTAACATCGCTCAAAGCAAAACAGAAAGCGGCGTTGAAGCAAACAAAGGCCAATTGCAAGGTTCTAGCTTAATCAAGCAAAAGCCAACAGAAGACAACGCTGGTAATATTAACGTGCCAGGCGGCAAAGCAGGAAATGCTTTTAGCAAGAAAGAGCCAGGACACGGTGCTGAGAAAGCTGGTGCAAAAGAATCAGCTGACAACAAGCAAAGCCTTTTCCGTGGTCGTAGATAATAGGACACTAACGTGAGATCTACCCTAGCAGAAAATTTGAGTTTCGACCAGGCTAAGATTGTCCTTGAGAGTGAAGGTGAAGGCTCGAGTAAGAGCCTTTATCTAAACGGGATTTGCATTCAGGGCGACATTCGCAATGCAAATCAACGTGTTTATTCTTCTCAAGAAATTGGCAGGGCTGTCAAGACTCTCAACGAACAGATCGCTGGCGGATATTCAGTGCTAGGCGAAGTTGATCACCCGCAGGATTTAAGAATCAATCTAGATCGTGTTAGTCATATGATTACCAAGATGTGGATGGATGGTCCTAACGGCTACGGAAAACTTAAAATCCTCCCAACTCCAATGGGTCAATTAGTACAGACAATGTTGGAGTCAGGAGTTAAACTTGGCGTTTCCTCTCGTGGATCAGGTGAAGTTGATAACGAAGGAAAAGTTAACGGGTTTGAAATTATTACAGTTGACGTTGTTGCTCAACCTAGCGCACCAGGCGCTTATCCAACACCAGTTTATGAACACCTAATGAATAACACAGGTGGCTATCAGGCTTATAGAATTGCACAAGAAGTTAAAGGCGACCCACAGGCACAAAAATACTTAGCAGAGGGTCTTAAGCGAATAATCGCTGGACTCAAATAACAGTAGGAGAATCACAATGCTAGACATCGTAAAACAATTGTTCGAAAACAATGTGATTTCCGAAGAAATCAAATCGGAAATTGAAACTGCTTGGGAAAGCAGAATTCAAGAAAACCGTGAGCAAGTCACTGCTACACTACGTGAAGAATTTGCACAAAAATACGAACACGATAAATCAGCAATGGTAGAAGCTGTTGAAGCTATGCTAACTGATCGTTTACAAGCAGAATTAGGCGAACTTGCAGAAGATCGCCAAGGTCTAATTGAAGCTCGTGCTCGTTATGTTCAAAAGATGAAAGACGATTCCGCAGCAATGGAATCATTTGTTCTTTCAAATCTTAAGAAAGAACTTGCAGAACTACACGAAGATCGTAAGCAAGTTGCCAACAATGTTGCTAAACTAGAATCTTTTATTGTGGATGCTCTAGCGAAAGAAATCGCAGAATTCCACACAGATAAGAAAGACCTAGCTGAAACTAAAGTACGTTTAGTACGTGAGTCTAAGGCTAAGTTCGAATCTCTCAAGAAAGAATTTATTAGCAAAGCTTCTACAATGGTTGCAGAAACAGTTCAGGGCGGTCTACGCACTGAAATGTCTCAACTACGTGAAGACATTGATGCAGCTCGTAGAAATGACTTTGGTCGCAGAATTTTTGAATCTTTCGCAAGCGAGTATGCTGCATCTCACCTAAATGAGAAATCTGAAACAGCAAAACTTCTAAAGGTAGTTGCTACCAAAGAAGCAGAGCTAGAAGAAGCAGCAAAAGTTGTTGCAGAAGCACAATCACTAGTAGAAAGCAAAGAACGTGAACTACGTATTATCAAAGAAAACAACCAACGCAAGGAAGTTATGAGCGAATTGCTAGGCCCGTTGACTGGAGATAAGCGTGAAGTAATGAGCAGTCTATTAGAATCAGTTCAAACTGAAAAGCTACGTACAGCTTTCGACAAGTATATGCCAGCAGTAATGAATGGCGGTACACCGGCGAAGAAAGTACTCTCAGAGGCTAAAGAAATTACAGGCGATAAACAGGCACCACAATCTAGCGGTAAAGAAGAAAAAACCGCAGAAATTTTTGACATCCGCAGGCTTGCGGGACTTAAAGTTTAAGGAGAACAAATATGTCACAACTACTCGAGTCACGCTGGTCGGAAACTAAAGAGGCTCTATTAGAAGGCCTACAAGGTAACAAGCGTACAGTTATGGCAACTACTCTAGAGAATACCCGCAAGTATTTGGCAGAGAGTGCTACAGCTGGTGCTACTTCCGCCGGTAACGTTGCAACCCTAAATCGTGTGATCCTACCTGTGATCAGACGTGTAATGCCAACAGTCATTGCTAATGAACTAGTTGGTGTACAACCAATGACAGGCCCAGTTGGTCAGATCCATACTCTACGTGTTCGCTACAGCGACACATTCAGTGGTTCTGCTGGTGGTAACACTACAGCTGGCGATGAGGCACTAAGCCCATTCAAGATTGCTGAAGGCTATTCTGGTGTATCTGGTTCTGATAAGGCAGCTTCTACAGCAGCTTTAGAAGGCGTAGCAGGTAACAGACTAAGCATTCAAATCTTGAAACAAACAGTCGAAGCTAAGACACGTAAGTTGTCTGCTCGCTGGACATTTGAAGCTGCTCAAGATGCACAAGCCCAACAAGGTATTGACATCGAAGCAGAAATCATGGCTGCTCTTGCACAAGAGATCACAGCTGAGATTGATCAAGAAGTTCTACGTAGCTTGAAGACACTAGCTGGTACAGCCGTATTAACATACGACCAAGCAGCAGTTTCTGGTACAGCTACATTCGTTGGTGACGAACACGCTGCTCTAGCTGTTCAAATCAACCGTGCTTCTAACTTGATCGCACAACGTACACGTCGTGGCGCAGGTAACTGGGCTGTTGTATCACCAACTGTATTAACACTATTACAGTCTGCTACAACTTCTGCTTTTGCTCGCACTACAGAAGGCACTTTCGAAGCTCCAACAAACACCAAGTTCGTTGGTACATTGAACAGCGCAATGAAAGTGTATGTAAACACATACGCAGAAGACGACAAAGTATTGATTGGTTACAAAGGTACTTCCGAGTCTGACGCAGCAGCATTCTACTGCCCATACATTCCATTGATGAGCAGCGGTGTTGTATTAGATCCATCTACATTTGAACCAGTAGTTTCTTTCATGACCAGATACGGTTATGTTGAGTTAACAAACACAGCATCATCTCTAGGTAATGCTGCTGACTACTTGGCTCTTGTTGATGTTACATCTGCAAACCTACGTTTTGCTTAATCTTTAAAAAGATTATACAACGTATTCAAAAAGCCCCGAAAGGGGCTTTTTGTTTGGCTGGATAAATAAAGTATCTAAGTGATTTATGCGGCACCCACCGCGTAGGCCTAGAACGTCAACACAAGGAGAAAACAAATGGGACGTCCAGTAAAATCAGATAAGAATGGTGTTAAGGTATTTGGCACCTACACAGGCGATGCAGGTATTCGCTGCGAAGCATACATTGGTTCTAATCAAACTGATGTGTTTATTGTTAAGCAAAAAGGTTCTAAGAGATACCTAGTTCAAGATACTTCATCTAGCACACAAGCAATTTGCAAATTAGTCAGCGGAACACCTAGTGCTGCTGGAGAAATGCGCCTAACAGGTTATTTAGAAACAGGCGCTGATGCAAGTGCTGTTAGAATTGCTAAACTACAAAAGCGTACAGCTATTGACTTTAACGGTGTAAGATATACTTGGAGATTAGGCAACTATGCAGACTCTACAGGCGATCAAATTTTCTTAACACCAACTTAATTTAGGAATTAACAATGGGACAGTTTCTCCGTGTAAACGGTGATTATAACATTAAAACTGCCGACGGTGCCAAAATAAAGTTTGACACCGGTCCAGCCTCTGCTGGTGGTAGTGTAATAGTTACAGGGGACTTAGTTGTAGAAGGTCAAACAGTTTCTGTTGCTGCTACAAATTTAGATATCAATGACAATATTATAACACTAAATGCTGGAGAAACAGGATCAGGAGTAACTTTAGGTTATTCGGGAGTAAAAATTGATAGGGGTGATTTAACTCCTGCAATGTTGTTATTTGAGGAATCATCAAAGACTTGGTTGTTTGCAGCCAATGATTCTCCAGGCCCATTCAACTACAGTGAAGTTGGTATTAAAGTTAATACAATTTTAACAGATAATGAAACTGAAAATTTAAATTTTTCAGGTCAAGGTCGATACGGAGACTTAACATTGATTGGTTCTGGAACTGGAGTAATATCCGTTTTTGGAACAGATACATATGAGGAACACGTTATACACGACGATGATATTCCAAATAAGTTATATGTTGATAATGCAATTTTAAATAACCCAACCTTCCAGATTGTTGCTCCTCAAAGTCAAGATACCAGTGTTATTATTTCTGACAAAGACATTACACCTAATATATCAACTCAGGCAGGTTCGTTAGAATATTTTACAAACACTACTGGATATTCGACGTTTGGAGAAAGTGCAGTTTCTATTGTTGTAGATTCTTATCTAGTAAGCCAGTTTTTTACTAATCGAGTTGAATTAGGAAATTTAGAATTAGGTAGTGGCCCTTCTCGAACAGAAATTACTTCCAAAGCAGGTATTACCAACGAGAATATATATGTTAGAACACAAGGAACTGGTAAATTACAAACTAACTACGCTGTTCAATTAGATAAAATTGCTGTAACACCTGCGTATGTTTCAGACAGCAATTTAATTTACGCTGCTAGTCCGGGCGTAGGTTCTTCTGGAATTTGGTTTGTCAACGACAGTACACAAACTTCGAAAAGAAATGGCGAGTTAATAAGTAAAAATAAAGCACTTGTGTTCAGTATGTTATTTTAAGAGAAAAATATGATTAGAAATTACGAAACTCCGGAAGGCACAATAGCATTAATTGATTCTATTAGTGTAACTTCTCCCGTAAAAGTCTTTACTAGTTCAACAACTGGTGCAGCAATTGGTGTCGGCGGAGCTACTGGAAGAATTAATGCAATTACTACTATTGCATTTTGTAACACAGCAGCACCTAGCGCAGCCGACGAAACTACAAATGCAGTTAATGTAAATGTTTATTTGGTTCGAAATGGTAAATCTGCAACTAACGGAAATTTAATTGTAAACAACCTAACCGTTCCAGCAGGCGAAACTGTATTTTTTAGTGAAGAAAGAGTTGTATTAGAAAGTGGCGACGAAATTTGGGTAGGTACTAGTTCTGCAAGCAAATTGTCTGTAACAGTGAGCGCATTAGAAGTATGAAATTCTTAAAGACTAAAAACATTTCTAAGTTTAGTATCAACGATAGAACATTAATAGCCTATCCAGATGCTAACGGTCCTGGCGGCCGCGTAGTAATGAATAGCCACGGTGGCCTAATGTTACCTAAGGGCACACAATCTCAGCGTCCTCAGCTAACAGGAGTTCGTCAGCCTACAGATGCTAACGGTACAATTAGATATAACACAACAACAAATTCAATAGAAGGCTACGTAGGCAATGCCTGGGAAGTTATTAGAGCTCCGGGCGCATCTTCAATTTATAAACAAACTTTAGGCCCAGGTGACGATATACAGACAGACTTTGGCCCATTATATGCTGTTCCTAGTTCAGCAGATAATATTATTGTATTGGTAGAAAATGTATTTCAAATTTCTACAACTAACTTTACATTAAATTCAAACTACGGTGGTAGCGGAAACGCATATCTTATTTTTACAAGCCCAGTTCCTACAGGAAAATACGTAACAGTATACTTTGGATTCGCTAACTAAAACCAAAAACGGGTAAATATACATATCGATTTGGAGATATGTAATGGCCCTGGTTGTTGCTGATAAGGTTAAAGTTAGAACATATAGTACCGGCACAGGTACAATAACATTAGAAACTGTAATTCCCGGTTTTCAATCGTTTTCGGCAGTTGGTTCTGGAAATGAATGTTATTACGGAATTGAAGATGCTGCCGGCAATTGGGAAGTAGGAAGAGGCACATATACTAATTCTAGCGGAACAGAATCTTTATCAAGAGACGTTATATACAGTTCTTCAAACGGCAATTTCCCAGTTAATTTTCTAGAAGGCGGCAAAACAGTATTTTGTACTATTCCTTCTAACCTATTAAACAATATAGTTTCTGGAGCAGTATCAGATTCATTTAAAACTATTGTTGTTGCAGGACAATCAAACGTTATTGCAGATAGCTCGAGTGATACGCTGACATTAGTAGAAGGTCCTGGAATAACAATTACAACTGATTCATCAACGGATACTATTACTTTTGCAGCTTCGGGTGCAATTCCTGCTGCAATTTCTCAAGATGGATATGAAGTTAGTATTGATACATTAGGTAATGTAAATTATCCTGGAGATGTTAAACAGAGTCACCAGGATTCAACATCTTGTCTAGCAGGTGTTGATACAGTTATCTACACTTCAACAGGTCAATATCAACACGCTATTAAATTATTTGTTATGGTAGAAGGCTATGAAGATGGTGGACTTAGTTGGCAAACACAGGCCTGCGATATCATTGCTATAAGAGGATATGTAAATGACGTTGTTTACGTTACTGCATACGGTGTTACATATTCAAGTGCCACTCCTCTTGCTACTTTTGACGGACAGTGGAATTCTACAACAAACAGAATAGAAATTACTTGTCGACCAACAAGTTTAACTAATAGCGTAGTAACAAGTGTACACGCTATTGAAATGGCTAGTAACGATTAAGGACTAAATTATGGGTATATTGGGCGATGATGACGGTCTATTAGGTTCAAACACCTACGGTAGTGAACCTAATTATTCGTCTCAGCTTGGCCGAATTAGTGGAAAATTATTAACCGCTAACCTACAAAGAAACGGCATTGACATCGCTGTTGAAACTGATTTATTATACCTTGACGTTACAAATAAACGAGTTAGTATAAAAAAATCTCCGCCTGCCTACGACTTAGATGTAGACGGAGATATTCATAGCCATAATTTAACTGTTGATACACAGTTAATTGCTGGAAATCTTAAAATTAATAACGGAAATACATTTACAACTTCAGTTGGCGGCATACAGGTTATGATAGCCGGAAGTGATATTTTTCACGATAGATTAACTACCAGCAGTTTAATATTCAACGATAATCAAATTAGCAGTATTAGCAATTCAAATATTGTATTTGATCCTAACGGAACAGGCAAAGTTAATTTTATTGCAGACACAAACATTACAGGAAATTTAACTGTAACAGGGAACATAACGTTACAGGGAGATTTAACAGGAATTGGTACTCTAACTATCGGTGACCAAACTACTGATACTGCTAGTATTAATACCGATTTTACTCAAACAATTGTCTTAGGTAACAATGAAGTTTATGATCTAGGGAAACCTACAAAGCGTTGGGATAAAGTTTATCAATCTGATTGGACTTCGATAGGAAATTCAGGATTAGGTATCCATACGTCTTATGCTTATATCAGTGATCAAGTAGAAATTAACGGTGTTACAACTACAATTACAACAACACAGTCCAATGAAGATTTAATAATAACCGCCGATTCAGCAGACACATACTTAGAAAAAATTGCATTTAACGAAAATGCTATAATAAATCCAGAAAACAATCCTTTATTATTACAGTCTACAGGAATAGGATACATTCAGTTTACCGGTACAAACGGTATGGTTGTTCCTAACGGATCCGATAGCGAACGTCCTTTAAGTCCAGAAGTAGGTGAAACTAGATACAACACAGAAAGAGGGTACCTGGAATGTTTTGATGGTACTGTATGGTCAGTGGCAACAGGTGGTGGTATCGAAGTTACACAAGAACTTATGTACGATATTGGAAACATTTGGACCCTAGTCCTCGGCTAATTCTCCATTTGGTATAAATACTACTAATTGCAAAGGTAGACCAAAACTTTTGCAAGATCCGACTGTGGTAAACCAGCAAAGAGCCATAAGGCTGCGGACGTTAGTCCAAATTAGGTTAACCGTGAAACACGGGGTCTGTTAAGGAGAGCTAATGGCTATTGGTCGTATTTCCGGTCAGCTCTTAAAGTCAAATCTCATCAGAGATGGTGTGGATTTAGCTTTTGAGACTGATCTTCTCTATTTGGATGTTGTTAACTCTCGTATCGGGATACGTACAGCAGCCCCCACTACAGACCTAGATGTCAACGGTAATATACACGGTATAAATCATACTGTTGACACACAAATTAATGTCGGTAATTTACACTTTACTGGCAATACAATTACCAGCGATACCAGCACAATAGTATTTCAAGCCGCTGCCGGCGAAGCAACTGTTTATCACAGCAGACTTCAAATTGATGATCTTCAATTACAAGGAAATACTATTTCTACTACTGTTTCTAACAGTTCAATTGATCTAGCACCAAACGGTACCGGCACAGTTAATATTTCAGCAAGTACAAATATTACAGGAAATCTTGATGTTTCTGGAAATATTAATACTTCTGGAAATGTAGTGATCGGCGGCAACATTCAAATTGGTGACGCACTAACCGATAACATTGTTTTTAATGCCAGCGTTACTAGTGATATTATTCCTCAAACTGATGCTACATATGATATTGGTTCTAGTTCAGTAAGATGGAGAGCTGTTTACACTAAAGATTTATATACTACTTCAATGAACCTTCCTTATTTTGAAGTAGGAAGTGTTATTTTTCAAGATAACATAATTACTACCACAACTGGTACAGATTTGCGATTAGAAGGAAATGCTGCGGGAGGTATACGAACTGGTAATATTAAAATTATTGATAGTTCTATTACTAACGTAGTATCCGGTGCTGTTACAACAATTACCCATACAGGTAATGGTTATCTTAAAATTGTTGGTACCAATGGGTTTGTTCCGCCAAGAGGAAATGATGCGCAGCGTCCAACATCTTATGCGGTTGTCGGAATGACACGATATAATACTAATTCAAAGGCTTTGGAAATTTGGGACGGAGTTTCTTGGGCTAGTCCTGCAGGTGCATCTGGAGCTGTGTCAGAAACACAGGCTAATGATATTTCTGTTGCATTTGCATTAACTCTAGGATAAAAAATGCCAACACTATTTAAAAATGTTACACACAATTCGTTAGGGACCGAACCAAACGATGTTTTAACTATTGACGCAGGTATTCGAGCAACTGTAATCGGCTGCAATATTGCAAATATTACTGATTATGATACAGTTAATGTTGATGTGTTTGTAACAGGTTCAGACAGCGTACCAGCTTATTACATAAAAGGTTTAACTATACCGCCAAATACTTCTGCAAAAATAATAACCAACGGTGAAAAATTAATATTGCCGGAATTTTGCGGATTACGAATTACCAGCAGTCAGGCTGATAGTATTTCAGTGGTTGTAAGTTACGTGGAGATATCATAATGTCTAATTCAAATTATTATTTAGGTACAGACCCGTTAACAAGATTAGGCGATACTCCTAGATTTTTTTACGGTATTAGAAAAAACGAAAACGGTAGTTTATTTTTACAACGAAATGATCAAATGAGATCTAACGATTCAATTGAAATTAACAGAGTCGGCGACGAAACAGAAAATTTTAATGGTTTTGAAATTGGAGTGGACTTTTACGAAGGCATTGATGTAAACCACAATGTTGAGTATCAAAATTTAAAATATCAACAATATCGTTGGGACGATAGAGCAATATTTTATTATATTGATGATGAGGGGCAATTAGTTGCTAGAATAAACAATGGTTATACATATGACGAAGGTTCATCAGAGGAATAATTAAATGGCAGATTTTAAAATAAGCAGATTTAAATATACCTGGAGAGGTGTATGGAGTGCTCACAGCAAATATAACCCAGATGATGTTGTAAGTTTTGGCGGCAAAGTTTATAACTGTATTGAATCTCATGCATCAAACGCAGATTTTTATTACGATTTAAATTATTATAACAGCGATATACCTCCTGTTTTATCTCCAAAGTGGGAATTAGTAGCAGACGGCACAAGTTGGCTAGGAGCGTGGACTAATGATGTATATTATAAAGTTGGTGATATTGTTTCCGTTGGCGGCGTAACCTACGTTTGTACAGAAGCCCATACCTCAAAATTTCCAGAACTTGAAACTGCAAATTTAGAATCTGGTTTTGAAATTGATTCTGGAAAATGGACAACATACATTTCGTCTACGAACTGGAGAACTAATTGGTCTATTGGTACATATTATAGAATAAATGATATTGTAATATATGGGGCAAAAGTTTATAGATGTGTACTGTCTCATACTTCAGCAGGAACAATAGTTGAAGGATTAGAAGCAAGTCAATCATCTTGGGAAGAGGTAGTTATTTCTCAGTCATGGAGAGATAGTTGGTCAACAAATACCAGATATAGATTTGGGGATATTTTAAAGTACGGCGGAAATGTTTACATTTGTCAAATTCCTCACGTTTCTGCAGAAACTGACACATTAGGATTACCTAAAGATCAAGGAAAGTGGACTTTATTACATCAGTCAACAGAGTACAAAGGTGATTGGCAATCTTCTACAATTTATAAAGTTAATGATGTTGTAAAATACGGTGCATATCTTTATATTGCAAACACATTCCACACATCGGAATCTGTGTTTGGGTCAGAACAGTTTGACATATACTGTCCAGGTAACGAGTATGACCTTCAGTGGGATGAAACTACATTATATCAAATAGGTGATATTGTAAGTTATGGTGGTCATTTATATAAATCTCTAAGAATTCACACCAATCAAGAACCTCCGTTCTCACCATTTAACTGGGAATTATTATATACTGGTTTAAAAATGAGAGGCGATTGGAACCAGGCAACTCAATATCTATTAGGAGATGTTGTTAGACGTGGAGGAAATGTTTATTCTTGTTTGTTAGATAATACAAATCAAGACCCAGACTTTTTAGACGACAACAGCACAACTAATTCTGTATACTGGGATTTATTAACCACAGGAATAAAGTGGAGAGGAGTATGGGCTCCTGATACCACTTATATTGCTGGAGATACTGTTGTATGGGTATCCAGTACATATACCTGTTTAGATAAACACATTTCTGATAATGGGAATAGACCCGATGATGATGGCTTAGTTGATAGTTCTTTGCTAGGAAGATATTGGAAAAAAGTTACCGACGGTAATAGAATTAATAGATTAAAAAATGTAGGCGATGTTCGAACATTTGGCGACACTGGTGATGGAAGTACAATTGGTTATAAAGCATTACCAGTAGACCAAGAAGGTCAAGCACTTACAGCATATAACAGCGAAGTAGCTTGGAAATATCTATTAAATTCAGAGAATGTATTCTTTGTTTCACCAGAAGGGATAGACGGCCCTAACAGAGGAACAAGTCCTCAAAGCGCATGGAGATCCATCAGATACGCTACAGAAAATGTTCCTATTCATTCTACAATTTTTATTAGAACAGGCGACTATCCAGAAATATTACCAATTAGAGTACAGCCTTATGTAGCACTAGTTGGTGATGACATTAGATCTGTGACAGTATTTCCAGCAGACACACCGTTTAGTTCAGATTATATTAGTTTAATCTTGTCAGCATTAGATTATCTACAACCTTTAATTTCTAGAATTGTATTAGGTGTAGCAGTAGGTGAAACTATTGTTGATCAACCCGATGTTCTTTTATACAATACAGATATATTTCAAGATTTTACAGCATCAGCAGCAGAAAATTTACAGATTGTTTCTTTAACAACATTGATTGAAATGTTGAAAAATAGAATTGAAACGCAGTATAATGTATCGATAAGCAGTACAAATACACCATCTGCTGCGGCAGGAAATATAAACGCAAATGCGCAGATTGAAAACAATTATGAATTTATAAAAGCCCAGGTTGCAGGATATGTTCAAGAAACTAATCCACTATTAATGCCATTGCCTGATAGATGGGATTTTGACATTGAAAGAATTATTGATGCTCTTGCATACGACATTTTGTATGTTGGAAATTATAAAACAGTAGAAGCTTCAACATTCTTTATTAACGGTTCAGATTTTACAGCCAATAAAGCCAGCAATATGTTCTATTGCAGAGACGCTGCCGGTATTAGAAATATGACCATGAGAGGATTAGAGGGAACTCTAAGTGCTCCTAACGTATACGGAACCAGCAGACCAACTGCTGGTGCATTTGTTAGTTTAGATCCTGGATACGGTCCTTCAGACGAATCGGCCTGGGTAGGAACAAGATCTCCGTATATTCAA